CGGAAAGCTTCGATTGCTCCCGGTGTGGTTCCGGGGGGATAGTTGTAGGCCAATGGTTTAGTCATTGCGGTATGTGAATATGGGTGATGAATCATTTTGTAGTTGGGTGTCGGATGTTTTAGTGAATGGTTGTGGATGTCTGGGGGAGAACAATGGTGGGGGCATTAGTGTTCTATGAGCCTAGGAAGGATGTTTATTGAGAGTTTCGGCCCCCATCATTGGCCACTTGTTTGGTACGTCCGCAAACATAACCTTTTAGAAAGGCCACAAAGGATGAACCAATTGGCGTGTCTCCCATGACCACTGTTGCAATACGCCCCGTCGATACAGAATGTGTCCCCTCGATAGATGCTGTAAGATGAGCGGTATCATCCTCAGTCATTGGCCAAATGGCCAGGAAGTCTCTTAAGGCGCCATTCCAGTATATCTTGTCGGTTGCTGTTAACGGGGGCATTAAGTGGTCTGGTTTGTCTTTTTCCATGGAAGGGTCAATAGTAGCGAATGGGGCGGTGGACATATAAGGTGTTAGCAAGGCCAAGGATACCAAGTATGATGGCAACAACTGATGGAAAACCTGCAGATTTTCTAACTCCGATGGAAATTGCGAGCCAACTTACCAGACACTGCAAGGCGAAGATTACCGCCAGGATAGCCACATGGGTTTGTTTCCTATAATTACGAATTACCAAATTGTATGTTCTAAAAGCTTTGGCCAGATGGCTAATGGGACAGTGAATGTAGCAGGTAACGGCAAGGAGTGTGATAGCGTAGGATACCAGAACGGAATTCACAGGAGTAGCCATGACCCCCAGAAACAAAGTGACAAAAGCAATTAAACAGTGGAAAGCAAAAATAATTGTTAGTTCCAGAGTGGAATTTCTTTGCCTATAGCGGCGAATGTGCCAATTTGCGTAACGGATTAGGGGGAGCATTTTATTTCAGGGGTAAACTTTTGGGCATCAGCCACCGGGTCCTTTGGGCACTGGCATCAGCCACTCTTCTTCCCCTTGGATAAGAGCCATTCATTACTAATGGCCTTGAAGGAAAACTCAGAATCATTGGACTTAAATACTAGGCCTTCGCGTTTAACTTTGGGGTTCATGGACGGGCCATCGGCGTACGCCAGTAGCTCATCAAGGTTGGCAAAACTATCAGTTACACACATTGCGGGGTGTAGGACGGGGGCATGAGTCAAATCGGCACCCAATGGAACTAAGTGCTCATTTAAAATGTTCATTCTGGCCCCTGGCTTCATGTAGGTCTGGTTGTCGATATCGAAAATATCAAACAGGAAAAGCCGTTGTCCCTTGATTCCTTCCTGATTGCCCTGGATGCCTTCTCCAAGGGTTTCCGACTGCAAGGCAATACTGTGACCAGTCTTCCCATTGTATGCAAGCATAGCATCGATGATACCCTGGGTCCTAGCAGCCTTCCAGAAACTATTGCCTTCGGTTTCCTTGAGATCAAGGTTACGGCTGCACACCCCAATGTCACCGTCTTTGACGTAGATAGTACATGAGGACCCGTCCAGCTTCACGGTAACTTCGTAAGTTTCCCCCTTGTGGCGCTCAAAGATTTCGTCCACAATATTTTGGGCCCTAGACTGATCAGTCCTAGGAATCCAGCTAGGGAAGTTGCCTCTTACAGTGCCAGCCAAACAAGCCGGTACAGGAGCCTCCCATTTCTGAATGCCGAGAATTTCGGTTACGTCATCACCCTCCTTTATAAAACGTAAGCAACCTTCATCATCCCTAACTTGGAAGAATCCCCCATTCAGTGTCTCCGCAAATGGCAACAGTAGACCTTGTGACAGGGTTCCCTTCAGCCGGATAGTCCGCAGCTTCTCCCCTTTAACTCCATTATACTCACGGGGTTCTTTCCCATTAGAAAGGAAGGGCGCCAACTCGTGAGGAATAAATGAGTCGGGTTCTGCGTAAATTACTAAATCCCCAACCTCATATTTCCCCACAGAGTCAACTACCCACCAGCCATTCACACGGTAGGCACAGATTCTATCGGCTTTAGGGATGGGGCGAATTTCCGCGATGCGTTGGACAGATGCAAGTTTGCGTTCGATGTTTGCCATGTTGACTTCGGGGGTTTGACTCTGGGGGGGGTTTGTAGCCCGGTATTTGACTTCGGTGTTAATCTAGTAGGTACTTACGAATTGGAAGGGAAAATTCAAGTTAAGGGTTTCTCAGACTTTGCGGCATTGATTCTCTCCACTTGGGCCTTGGCGTAATGACATACGGCTTTTCGGATAAGGTCAGATCTAGCGATTCCCTCTTCCTCCGCAAGAATTTTCACTGCCTCATAAAAGGTTTTAGATACGCGAAGATCAATATTTATAAGTTTTTGGGGTTCATCTTCGGTGGTTCCAATACCTGTATCAAAACATTCGCTTTGTTTCACTTCCGTAGAAGCTCCCTCAAGCTCATTCCATTGTGTCACGGCCTTCGGTTTCTGAATCCAATCAGCTGGATTGCCGACGGTAGAAGCCGCAAAGTCAATGTCCAAAGTCATGTTATCTTTGTTGACGCGGGGGACCCCATAACGGACCACAGAGCCCCGGGGAACAGCGTAATGCTCATTGCCAACCCAGTTCCAAAACTCAACGAGATCAATTTCGATTGTTCCTTCAGATGTGAATGTGGCCATTTGTGGTTTGGTGGTTGTTGAGAGGTAAAGGGATGCTAACGAGATCAGTGTAGCACGCTTTTGGATCGGTGACTGGAATCAGGATGTTGCAATCATCATAGCGCGTTATGGATGTTGCTGCTAAACGGCATTAGGCTTGGGCGGGCCCTAGCCCACCGTAAATGGGGTCAATAAATGCACCCAAGTTGCCATCCGGCTGGACTACATCCGCTACCATCATAAGTGCCCTATGACAGTCCCGTCTTTGACGAATTCCGCCTAGTTTGTATGCAGATAGAGCGTAAGATTGGGCTAATTCTAGGAACGAATCGCGGATGCCTGGCGGTAACTTTTCGATTTTGTTTCGGGTTTCCTCGGGAATACCCAACCAAAGTGCTTCTAGGTCGGCTTCCGTTTTATAGTCGGGGATGGAAATCAGGATGTTGGTCATTGGGCGATGGTGATGTGGTGGGATGATGCAGTCATCATAGCACGTTTTCTCAGGGTTTATGCCTGGCTAGCCTTAGCAGCTTCCACAACCTGACGCAACCGGAACACTGTTGCACGGTCTGGCAAGCGCCTACTGTGCCAATCGTAATTGAGGTCGAAATTAATATCCTCCCAAGTGTAACCATAGGCGAACGGAAAAGTACCAACCCAAAGCCTTAAGTCCCCTAACAGGATTGTGTAGACCACTCTACCATTATAACCCCGCTCCAAAATAAGGCCCGTATCAGGATCATCCAGAAGTTGATTTATTTTTTGAGAGTGAGTTTTAGAAGTCCTATAGTTGCGTATGTATGTTCCAAAATGTGTCCAATAGAGAATTTTATCCCTAATACTAGATTCGATAGCAATGTCAGAGATTTTCATTGTTTGTCCTTCAGTGTTTGTTTTGGTGGGGTTTACGCGGTAAACCTAGCATTTTCGCCATGTAAAAACAAGGGTGCGAACCGAACCGGCTAGGCCGGTTAACCGCTCTCACGCCAATAGTTCCTGGCGGACTTCTTCCCTTAACGCTGCGATTTTGCCAAGAGCAGAAGTGTAAGCAGAACGAGAAGTTTTCACAGGTGAAATACCCGACACCGCCCTATAAATATCATCCAGGTCACTAAGCACTTCTCCAGCATTTTTCAGATTTGGCTTAGTCCGGTGCTTTGCGATAAACAGTTTTACTTCGGTTTCAACTCGCTTTTGAATCCGTTCTTTTTCTTGCTTGCACTGCTCTAACGTACCGATGAAAGCATAGGCACGAGAATAATCCATGTCATTAAACCCCAGGTAAATACCATCGATTTGTGCAAATCGAATTCCTGATGAGGTAGCTCCACCCAGTGTGTAGGTTAACCCGTGGGTTTCACAATAAGCCTTAAATTCTCGAACCGAAATTGCAAGGCGATCTAGAGAGTATAGGTGTGCCTTAGAGACCATTCCGGGTGCGTTCCATAGGGACCGGATGTCGGGGTCACCAGAGTTCGTTCTAACTTCGGTCAGTTCAAGTGTTACAGATTCTCTATCGAATTTGTCCTCAGTATAAACTGGAGTCCAGGTTTTGAGGAAACGTCTATAGGAGAACTCCTGGTCAAGATCCGAGAAAGAATAACAATCGCTGTATTCGCTGTCTTCTGTAGCTCCGACTAAAAGCGAACTCTTTTCCGACGTATAGGATTCAACAGATTTGATCTCCCCCTGTTCATCCACGTAATGTGAGATTACGCCAGGGATTTTTCGGACGCTTTTGATGCTTAATGGGTCTGAAACAACGAAAGTATTTGCACTTACTGGGACCCCGTCTACTTCCAGGCTGTGATAGTCCCTAGTAACAAGGTAGCTCCCCTCATTAACAAGGTGAATGGCTTTTAGATTTACGGTCATTGGTTTGGGTTGGTGTTGTCGGGAGCCCTTGTCCACGATAATCGGGGCTTTTTCTTCGGAGTCCCCCCAAGTATAGGGCTTTTTCTTTGCTAAGAAAAGGGCGGTTAACCGCCCCACATCGCAACGAGAAGAGTTGGGGTATTTATTCAACGTCTAATTTGTATATATCGTCTAAAATAACGCTAACATCAATTTCGTCTTCTGGCTCATCTTCCCCCTTCAACCCGAAAGTAATCATAGTAATTCTCTAGATATGTGGCCAAGTCTTCCAGTGCCTCTTCCATCGTATGGAATCCAAACCATTTCGACTCATGGTGTTTTCTCGCAAGGTTCGAAGAAGGATTCAACTGCCAAGTCCACCGATCCCACCATTCACCCTCATCTCTTTTCGGAGCGTGGGAAATTGTTTGCCTTTAGTTACCTTACGAGTCAATTACAGGATACAGCAGTTTCAAGGTATTTTCCGCGCCCCAACTTTGTATTAGGGGTCCACTCTTATGGCTTGACAGTTTCTGTTTGTCCCTCCTGTAGACTTTAAAGCATTGCACCATAGCGTAACCTGGTGCGTCGGGATGAGGGAAGTACTCCTTAACAATTTCAAAAAGTTCAAATTCTAGGCCGTCACTTTTAGTAAAGTAGCATATATGTTTCGTCTTTAGTGGAGGGTCATCGGTGTTTACAAAGTAAACATGTGTTTGCTCTTCGTTATTTTCTGTAACTTGTTTACGGTCAGTCATTGTTAGCGATCAGAAAAGTCGGGAGTATCCAAATAAGTATAGCGGTATTGTAGACCTATGGCAAGGTCGGTTAACCGCCCTGCCCCCTCTTTTACTTTCTGGGGCCGACCGCAGACCCAAACTTATTGCAAGTCTTGACATCGACCCAAGGTCTTCACGACCTCTTTTAGTTCTAAAAATTTCCAGTGAATCTACCCGTGTGCCACCCCATTCATCAATGTAAACTTTGTGGTGATCCCGTCATTGTAACAACGGATCGTGGACCCCCCCTGTCTTTAGCCAATGGGCAGTGTCTTCGAGCCACTCGCTGAATTTTTGTTTTAATTTTTCAAACATGTTGGTAACTAGAAAGAGTCCAAGTCTATGCGATCCCCTAAAATCAGTTCCTCAGGCAACAACCCTTTGGCCACAACTTCCTGATGGTCTGTGCAACGATCAAAAGCCAAGGGCCTTGCTTTGTAACAATTCCATAACAACAGATTCCGAAACCATCCACCCGGTCGCATGTCTAGTTTGGATGCGATTTCAGGCGTTATCTTTTGTATTGGTATCACAATGACTGGTTCAAGTTTCGGCAACATCACCATTGGTAACATTCCCGATGTCATTAACTTTAAGGCAATCGCCTTGGCATGGGCACCCGTAGATTTCATTTTCCAGGGGTCGCCCAGCTTTGAGGTCACCTATGTAACAACAAGCTTCTTCCATTATGGTTGCCATATCTGGCATTACTTCCGAATAGTAATCCCCTAAGCAACCTTGAGCGGCTTTACAGGAAGGTAGCCACGTCCAAAGATCGTAGGCTTTGTCTTGTCTTTCCTCCAATTGTTTGGAGAACCTAATTAAATCTCCTTCGAGTGACATTTTGATTGAGTGTAGGGTAGCTGAGGGGGTATGGACTCACACCTAGTATAGGAGACCCTAAGGCAAATGACTAGTGGTGAAAACCGAACATGCCACCCTGGCCAAACTCCCCCTAGCCACTTCTATTTGGGATGAACAAGGTTCGTCAAATCCGCAGGCTGTAGTTCTACCATGTAGATTGAATTCCGGAGGATAAACGGATTCAGCACAATTGCATTACCTTTTTCATCCTGTAAGGTATAGGAATTATCTTCCTTATGGCATCCATCCCCTAGCTCTTCCAGCTCTGTGGTTAAGACTTCGTACCTCTCCCTGGAATAAGGCTCGTGTCTTGTTGCGATGATTCCGAAATCTTTTGTAATAATTTTTACTCTCATTTTGCTTTCGGGTATGTGAATTCAGTAGTTGTCAATCTTCGTCATTATCGTCGTCATCGTCGTCATCGTTGCCATCGGTATCATCCTCGATGTCATCATCATCGTCATCATCATCATCATCATCATCACCACCGGTACCGAACCAGCCATCGTCCCCATCGGTATCTTCCTCGATATCGTCATCATCACTACCGGCATCATCATCATCATCATCATCCCTAAGTCTCAAAACTCTGGCTGACCTATAATTAAAGGTCTTGTTGGGGTCCCCGCCTAATTTTTTCATCCTGTTATATTGAGCTTCAATCTCGCCAAACTCTACCATTTTAGCCAACAAGTATAGCCTCTCACAAGAGGAAATAAAAGTAGTAGCCGACCCGCAGAGATAAGTCAAACGGGCTTCTTCCATAATTTTTTCTTTATCGTCAGGGTTATCATCGAGCCAAACAAGCATCTTTTTATATGCGTCTTTGCTATTCTTGTGCCAGATCTTGCTAGATGTTTTTTCTTTTCCTTTCCAAGACGGTGATGGAACTTCTAGCCAATCTGGATATTCCCCTATGAAGCGACTTCGGACGATTCTGGTGATACTTTGAGTGTGCCTGGCCCCGGAAATTACCCTAATCTCTTCAATCAGGTCCTTGGCATCTTGAAATTCTTTGAATAGCTTTTTAAGACTCCTCATTGCATTAGGGTAGTTATCACTCCCCATTGCTTCGGTGAAGGCATCAAGCTTCTCTTTGTACTGGGCAAGGAGTTTAAATCTGGATTGTATTACCCTAATAGCATTAATTAGAAGCTTAGTGTCGGTTAGCTTCATTAGTTCGTCTTGAACTTCAAGGAGATAAGTCCTTGAGTATTTCATATTTTGTATCGTCATTTTGTTTCGTAGTAGTTTTGGTTTAAGGGGATTTTACTGCTTAGATTTTACCCCTTGCTATTGGGTTAATTGCTGTTGGGACGAATGGGGTATAGGCTAACTCTCGCCTGAGTAAGATGTTCGTCTTGTGTCCAAATAGTTCAATCCCCGTGCCTATCACCCAATCGACCCTTAAGTAGACGCTTTATGGTATCTCCATGACAACGCTTCGGGGCGCAATGGCAGATTAGCTCTAGTGTTTGAACTTCGGGATTTCTAGCAATTGCAAGCAACTGCTGGAATTGGGCTAATTCTGCCTCTTTCTGTAACAATTTAGGTGGCAACCATTGCTCATAAGCATCACACACCCGGTCCCTTTCTGCTTGGCTATAGTCGGCCATTACGAAAGGGTTCCCCAAAGATGTGCTGCGATTTATTGCCGCTCTAACGGTACCTTTAGGTGGTGCTAAGGGTCTTCCGCTAATGCTTTTCTTATTGACTACTTTGATTTCAGCCATTTATGCTATGTGTTGAAAAGAACTAGGAGTGGCTACCAACAATCCCTTAAACTCACGATTGGGTGGGCAATATCGTTTTGTCAAGTCTTTGGGGTCTCCCTCATCGTAGATTACCTCTTTACCATCTTCATCCATCAATTTCTCAACGAATACGTGACCATTATGGACACTCTGAATAAGGTAAACAGAGTGGGTTTGAATGAATACCGATTTAAGATTGGGGAAACATACTACCATTCGCTCAGGAATAGCCCTCAGTTCTAGCAAGTTTGCCCATCGCTCGGGGTACTCAAGGTCGAATTCTTCTACGGTGAGATCCACTTCGCATTTGTCAAACATCTGCTTAAGGATGTTCATTCCACGGTATTGAAACATGTATGAAATACTGTCTCGAAGGTTCGGACGAGTAGCCACTTGAACTGTGAAGTCAATTTCTTGACCCTGGGCGTTAACATAATGTGGAGACTTTGCCATTTTATTGAGGGTTAGAAATCGGGGAGTCAATCCAAGGGGAACAACTCGATTGTCACGGTGATGTTTGCCTCCATCTTGAACTTCGTAAAGCCAATATTCCAATGTGCATCACCGACACGATAGTGTTTTTGATCCAGAGTTAACGTGCTTCCTTTTGCAGGGATGGCGCCCATCACTACCCGGTAGTCACATTCGATGACTTTATTTCCGAGGTGGGCGTTTGTGAATGTGATTTCGTACATTTTTTTGGGGGGTAGAGTAGAGTAATTTTCAGACTGATTCAGTGGGGCCATAGCCGTAGACGTATGTTGGCATTGACATTTTGTAGGGGGTTGTTAGTGAGATTAGAAACCGGTGAGTCAACCCAAAGGCTTCCTAATCTCAAATCCAGCTACGCTCTGGAAAAGCATTAAACCCTTTGGGCAAGGTTCACCAGAAACTTTCTCTCTAAGGGACATAAACCTGACGTAATCATTATTTCGTTCATAGAAGTCCATCCAAGAATTAAATTGACCTTCACTGATTGCGAAAATTGCTCCGTCCTTATATGCCTTCATTAAGGCCCACCCATACCACAATCGGATGACCCCAAAAAGTCTAAGATCAGGGTGTGCGTTCCTTAAGAAGGCTTTTATGGCGGTTTTCAAGTCAATGCTTTTAACTTCAGGCTTTATATTATATAAGTCAAAGTCCCCATCATTGCTTAAAGTTGAATCATCAAACTGGTCTTTGAGGCTGAGGTATTGCTCTAATTGTGCTTGGGATAGAAATTTCCCTTGGCTGAGTGCAAAAACGGCCCCCGACTCAAAGGATTCTTTTAGGGCCCATTTCCCCCAAAGATAATAAGGAACCTCCCTGCTTCTTCTATCACAGCGAGTTTCCATGGCTCCCTTAAACTCCCTTGAAGCCCGGTTAAGCCCCCAGGATTGGATATTGGTGATTTTATCAAAGAGTTGGGGGTTCATCGGGCTTATGCTGTTCGTAAAAGAAGGAAGGAATTTACCAACTATGTTGAAATCGAATTTTATGAACACCTTGGGGAATCTCCGAAAGGATGATCTCATAGCCTTTGGAACCAGGGTAAGGGACAACTTCATGGACCGGGATTTTTACTTCCAGGGTACTATCTGGGTCGATACACTCGGGTCTGATACCGTCGAAATAATCCGAAGTTTCTTCCGGCAAGGACACCCCCGACTTCGCGGCAAACTTTTAGAACTTTGAGGTGTTTTTGATGCTCTGCATCGTCAGGGGAACGGTAGCCTTTGACGTAGGTTGACATTGACATTTTGTTGGGGGGTTGTTTTTGTAGTGGGGTTGGGGAATCTGGGCATCAATCCGGAGTCATCAACCCGAAGTCACCAATCCAGGGCCATCCTACCGGATCCCAAGCAGTTTGTCAAGTTGTTGGGGTCGTAGGTCTGCTAGCCACTGCCGGAAGGTAGGGTACCTGCCGGAGCGTATCGCGAAACAAGCTGCCGATACTGAGGGGGCATCTTTGAGAATTGCAATGGCGAATTCCTTTTGCGTTAAGGCTCCATACTTAAGAAGCATCAACTCACATAAAGATTGCATCGCAGGGATAGCAGAGTCTAGATAAATCGAAAACTTGTCTCTATATTCCGGGAAGTGCAATAGGAACTCATCTAGATCGTCATTAAGAAACAATTCCGAAAAGTCAGGCTCGCCATTGTTCCATGCCCGGTGTAGTTGGCAGTATAACCTAGACTTAATCTTAACCCTTCCAACCCCGTCAAACAATACATAACCTTCATGATTTGAATCTCGCTTTTCAACTTTGGTAAGTACAGAGTCAAGGTCACTGAATTCGTAAGATGGGGCCACCACATAGCCATACCACCCAAACTCTTCCAGATCACACTCTTCGAAGTCCCGATCTCGGTCTCGTACTGCTAGTAAGGGAAGTTTGGACGCATCGTAGTTAATAACATCTTTATTATCTAGGTGGCACAATTCAAAGATGTAGCAAATTGACGGGTCTAGGCATTCCTTTAAGTACCCTACTTTCTCGAATACATCCCAGAATAACTCATCAAAGGTTTTTTCAGTTTTTCCTACTAGGCCATCCCCTGCTACTGAACCAGAAGTTGAAACGAGCCATTGCCCCCTATACTCAAACAATTTAATTAAGGAGCCGGAAAATTTCTCATAAACCTTGGTGCGAGACCAATCTAGTTCGTGACAGTGTCCCTCACCAATGTTAAAGAAGCGATCGAACGCATATGCAACCAGGCGATAGTACGGCGAGTGGTCACCATCGTTATCAACACGCTCGACAACCGCACCACGGCAGGCACATACTAGGGGGTTCGCCTTGTCAGCCATAATCGTGCCGTACTTCAGGTTGAAGAGGTTCGGATACCTTTCATCGCGAGTAACACGAATGTCATACTCGGCCAGCTCGTCCAGGGCATTGTAACCCCGCTCGTTAAGCCAGTCAATCAAGTAGTGGCGCAAGTTTTCCATGGTTGTAGTATAGGTGGTTTTTACTGGCAGGGTAAGGCGGTTTACCGAACTCATTTCCAAGAAATGGTTGTCGTACAATCATAATCATCAACTTTTACTTCAAAACCTTTATTTCGTACGTTCATTGTGCCACCTCATTTTCTTGATTCCATTTCCACTGATAATACTTATCTAGGGCAATTTTCTCTGCGTGTTCTTTGTCCCGTGCCCAACAGTATACTAAAAAGCAAGAATACACAACATTATCATAATACTTTTCATTTGGTTCAAAATAAACACCAAGGGAAATTTGTTGAGCCGTGAAATTAATGGTATTAGTTTTTGCGTTGATGTTCACAAGCCATGCAAAATGACCCGGGGGATGCTCGGGAATTTCTAGTGCGTCCAATTCGTATTCCTCGATCTCAGAACAAAGACATAGCCTCTGCGCTTCTTCTGCAAGTTCACGAGTAGAATATGTTGCGATAATGTGATAGTCGCTATATTCGCCTTGAGTTAAAATGTAGATGGTTTTCATTTTGTTATAGGTTGATTGAGTGAGGGGTGAATTGAATAGTCACTATAACACAAATTGCCCTACCCACGTAGAACAGTGTGCCAGTTGGCCAAGCGTCCACAGAAAAGTCAGTCTTGTGGTTGTTTTGCCATGTTCAGTTGTGCAATATGGAGAAGTTTTTCCTTCTTTGATTTTTTCTTTAGGTAGATAACAAAAGAAATATTCATTTTGCCACCTCCGAATTTATGCAAGGGCGATGAGTTTGGTTATACCAATCTGCGTACTCTTGTTTTGCAACATCGGTATCATAAGCGACACCGCGATAGACTGCTTTAGACATTTTTTTTTTTTCCTCTAGGGTGAAATCATGAGTCCCGTTCCTTCGGGCGGCGATTGCGTTTCTCGTCGTCCTACTTGCGTCCACTGTGTAAATAGTGGATGAACGATGGTAGTTTAGGTTCTTGCCATCTTATGTGGCATATAATTACCTATCTATTTTGAATCAGGCTCACTCATTACCCCGTTATCCAAACTCCTTCTTAAGTTGCTCATAAGCCATCCTGCGACTCTCTTTCCACTCATTTTCTTTGTCGATGCGGGCGTTATATTCGGAGTCAGTTTCTGGGCGGGTTTTAGTTACCCTGACGGTATAATAATCACGATCATGGCCCCTTTCCTCTTCTAGTTCAATTCTTTCCCACCCTTCTGATTGAAGGTTCCGGAGATCTTCGATAAAAACGGAAATGTCATAGGAGTGATATTCCCCCATAACGGTTCTAAATTCATTAACTTGTTTACGATCAGTCATTTTATTGGGGGGGGGTCAATTACGGGGCAGATGCTCACGACGAGCTAGTTGATTTCAAGAATATGCCGAATCTGGAAGTTTGTCTACAACATTTAATCACCCTTAAAAACGAATGGAACCACTGGCATTTCATAATTCCAATTGAACTTTTCTACAAGTTTGGTCATCAAATACTCAGCATCTAAAGTTTTTTTACTGAAAGTAACACCACAAGAGGTAATTTTATACTCAATTACGTCTTTATCTCTCTCCAAAAGACTGCAAAAAGATATTAAATCGTCCATACTTGTGCATACTACTTGGGGTGGTGCATCATAACAAACTACACCAACTCGGTATTCGACTGTAAAAACTTTAAATGTCATTGCTGCTATGATTGTTTACGATCAGTTATTCGTTTTTATTGAAAGAGAAGGTCAATTTCGGATAAGGTGCTCACGCCGAGCCAGTTCCTCCCTCATTGGGGCTAATCTTTTTTCTACTTCTTGCCTGTGTGCGCGAATATTCACACATTTCGAACAATCACAAGACCAGACCCAATCTTCCACGTAGAAGTGGTTTTGGCTTCTTTCGGACCTGTATGCCGCAAGTAGGCGAGGAGTAGGTAGGGCAAGGATAGTTTCGAGTGAGTTACGGTTGGGGTCCATGCTAGATTTGTAGTTGCTTAGCTAGTGTAGCACCTTTCGTGGTGGAGACAAGGGTAGAAAACCGCCCTGTAAAAGTCATAGGAACTACCGGTAAACTACCGGTAAACTACCAGAAAGGCAACCAGAAAGGCAACCGGAAAGGTCTCTCGAAAACTTGACGTATTAAGGGAGAGGGCCCTGTGCGAACCATTCGGGGCGAAAAAGCCTTAAGGGGCATCCAGGAAAACAGTGTAAGGCACCCTGACGAAAAAGCTTCATCGGAATAAGTCAATTGGGATAGATCGTCCCGGATTAGCGTAACCCAACTTGCCTCATTCTCGTTTTCTACCCGGATGTTGCGTCCAAGATTCCACTAACTTTGGAGTTTCATAATTGCTTGATTATCAGGAAAGATGAGAAACTAAAAGGAATCTCAATAGATGAGTTTCGTCAGCTTGTCTGCGAGTAGCATTGAGTGCTTCGGTCCAAAGACTGCAGGTTGAACCCGGTGGTTTAATATAGCACTCCCGGTCCCATTTACCCTGCCGTTTGCTAATCCAGCATTGGGCTTCGACTTCGTCTTCCGTTTCGTAGCAAGCTATTAGGGGGATACCCCTTTTGTTCCAATAAGCAGGGCAATTCCAGCTACTGTCGTCCCATTCTTTGAATAGTTGATGGTAGAAAAGGGATGGCATGAAGTAGAAGTCTGGACAGTGGGGGACCAACCATGCAAATTCGTTCACGACCCGGGAAACCCCCTAGTGTCATTCACCCATTCAAGGATTGCGGCTTGCTCTTCCATGGAGAGTTTGGCCATAGCGGCATCTCTGAGGCGAGTCTTTCTCTCTTCCTGCTCACGCCGCGCTGCCGTCTGTTTGAGCCATTCACCGCAACTATGATCCGCCCACTCCTTAGTTTTGGCAACCATGGGGTTCCATAAGTAACCCTGCTGCTTGGGGGGCATCTCAGTGATTTCGGTAACAGTTTCGTCGAACTCCAACCTGAGTAGTGGTACAACAGACTCAGCTTCGTCAACGCTCTCAGCTAGTACAAAATCAAATGTGTAACGCTCTACTTTGTAGAGCCGGGGTAGGTTCTGAGTCATTGGGGGGTCTTTCCATGAACTAAGTATAGCATTTCTGCGAGGCAGAAACAAGGGTCTAAACCGGGGGTTTAGGTTCGGTTAACCGCCTTTCAGACTAGGTTTCTAATTACATCTTCTAAATTGCCATGGGTCATCCTAATAAACTCATAACCATGCTGTGGTTTTTCCACTTCCTTCATCCAATTATCCCAATTGTCAGAAACAAGTTGAATAAATCTATCAGGGTTCCCCCCTATTACGGTAACGCTCTAGGAATTCTTCTTTTCTTGTTGAGTCTGGGTACACCAAGTAAAAGAAAATTTTATTATCCAACAGTGCTTCGCGTACTTCTGCATGTGAAGACACCAAAATTACATCATATCTACCCATATTCTCTTTAATGTGACTAATGTAATTCTGGGGGAAGTCCGGGTGCCTGACACGATTGGTGCCTTCATGAGTCCAACTCCAATTAGATGAATCACTATCTAATGTTTTTTGTGGGTTCTTCTGAAAATAAACACTTTTTCCAGTTCCTGGAAAAGCTGAAATGATTTTTGTATTCATTGGTGGGGGTCGAAGGTCAAGATACTGGAATTTACTTCTATCAGAGGTAGGGGTGATCTAAACCGAAGGTTTAGGTTCGGTTAACCGCCCTCACCACAAATAGCTTCTTGAACTTCTGTAGGAAACATGGCGATTCTTTGTTGGTTAATTTCATCAAAGTCATATCCAGCAACTTTCGTGTCCCCGTAGTGGAGCAACCAAAGGAAAGGTTGTCTGATCCATTTTTTCATGAAAATCCCCGTATCCCTGTAGTTGTCAAGACGGTGTTTAAAACCCTCCCTAGCATCAAAGTCTCCGCACCAGACGTTTTTACCGTTCGGCCCTTCAACTGCAGTACCACTAAAGCCACCCCTATATGAATTGTCACTAGCTGGCAAATAGTTAAAGAATGCTTTGGCACCATTTAGAGATCCTCTAAAAGAATCATAAACCACCAAAATACCGTCCTTCCAGTCAATAAACCATTCGTCTTCACTATTTGGAATGAATCCACTGGCAACCGATTTGAACCCCATACTATCCATTAAAACAACAAATTCAGCAAACTCCATCCCATAATAAGAGTCTTCGTTAGCCTTCAGTAGTTCTTTTTTCTTTTGATTGTTGTCAACTGCCAAAAGAAGTCCAATACTGGAAGTTGCTATATCATGTTTGTAGCTGCGGCCTGTCATGATTTCAGCTTCTTGGAGGGGGTCAAATCCCAGAAGCTCGTCTAGGTTGTCGTTGGGGAACTGTTGGGTCATTGACTTTTGGGGTACTGGTTTGTAAAAAAAAAAGGGGGGGGTCAAATCCAAGGTCATCCTACACTGACTGTCTCCTGGAGTCTATGGCGGTCAACCGCCCGTTTAGTTTTGGTAATCAGCTAAAATAGAAACCATTGCTTTTAAACTTTACTTTGCCACCTTTCAAGGTCACAATCCACTCTTTCTTTGTATAAGCTAGGTATTTACCATCGAATTTAAAAGACTTGATGGCAGTCAGGATGATGGTATGGTTAGGGTTCTTGAGGAGGAGGCTCTTGGCATAAGAATGGGCTCGTTTCGAAGTGTCGAAAGTTTTGCCTATACTGAAATTTAATTCTTCAACTAGTTCTTCATTGAGATGTAAATCACCTACACTCCACCGCCCGCGTGATAGTATGTCCTTGTGTTTAATACGCATGTTAAGTCAGGAGTAATTTTCTGCCAAGTATTCCGGGTCAAAGTCCCCTAGAGCATCATCAAAGGGTTCTTTGCACCCTGTATAGGCGTAGAGTTTGTCATTCATCACATACCAACTCACATTCAACATGTACCAAAAAGTCGCTTTGTGGCCATCATACCAGAAAAGACCCTCAGTATCACAATCGAGAGCCCAACGGGTGGTTTCATGCGGGACCGAATACCAGGTCAACCAATGGTCGAAAATCATTCGAGTTAGTTGAATGGGGTTTGGCATGGTTCGGTCATTGTTGGTCATTTTACTTTCACCCATAGTCATTCTATAAGTAAGTGGATAGTTGCAGTTTATGTGACAGAAAAAGTCCCAGGAGGGTTGTTCGTCTTCATCGTAATAGCCAATAATTACAGCGTCATGCCACTCTTTTAAGCAAACATGGAACCAGTATAACCCGTAGGAGAGTTTATCAAAGAAGTTCATAGTTCCTCGTCAAATATCTTATCAGAAAAGTTTAGTGAACGCCAAAACCAATATCCATCCCATGGCTCAGAAATAGTAGCTGGTAGTTTTTCATAGAGATGTGGAAACATTAAACATTCCCAATAAAAGTAAGAATATGACCAAGTCAGTCTAGATTTCCAAAGTATTTTAAGTCCGGTAACAGTTTTTCAAGTTCCCTAATAAGGTCCAAAATCTCGTCAACATAAACTACACTTTCTATAGAACCATACACCATGGCGTAAAACTCGTCCATGTTAGAATCAGGGGGAAGTGAAGAAGAGTATTGGTCGATAAGTTTATTGAGTATATGAATTAAGACTTTCGGTTGTTGCAAATCCTTCTCCACATCCATATAGGAATAGAGAAATTGTTGTGCTTGTTTGGTTTTGGTGTTATGCATTTTCTTGTAAATTAATTTTATGGAAGGTTGACTCAAAGATTATGTCCTCAGACATCTCCTTCGGTGAAGCGTACTCCAGAAAAACTAAGTAGCTATCTGTGGTGAAATCCTCGGATGGTATAATCTGATTATAAGAGCAAACCTTTTTACGGGCTCGCATAAGTAGGATTTCATGCTTAGTTTCTTCATGCAACCAGAAATCATCCATATTGACATCAAGAGTCATATAAATCCCAGAGATTTTCCCGAAGGGTGCGTTCGAAATCAGGGTCCAGTTTCTTTTGGTTTTCGAGCAAGTTTAGTACCAGTGCCTCAACCACTTCACTACCTAATCCTGAGGTGGTTCCATGTTCTATGACCCTTTCTTGGGCCATCAATTCGCAATCTTCCAGCAGACCGTCATCACTAAGGAAATCATCAAAGTTTCCACCCATATGGCAAGTCATGGCTGCACCCTCCGAAACCCAATAACCCACACCCAAGGATTCGCGTCCCATGACCCTTCACCATTTATGGATTCCCAGAGCCTGGCATACACACTAGCCAAGCAATCGCCGGACAACATGCTACCGGATGAGCAACCCTCAGCTAAGGCATCCGCATCGCTAATTGCATTCAGTCGCTCCACCCGAATATCAGTAACCTCCAACAAGATGCGGCTGGCCCAGCGGGGCATAAAGATAGATTGGCGGCAACGAAAGACACCTACACCGAAAGGACTTTTGAGATCGGCGCGATACAGCACTGGGGGCGCTTGCGACGGCCGGCCCCGGTGGTAGGTCCATTCGTCGCAGTGTCCGTCAGCCTGGCCCCATGTTTCTCGCACCCATAGTCGCTGCCTTACTCGGAATGGGCAATTGAGTACACGGACGACTGAGAGAGACCGAGAATCCGCGCTGCCGACCGTTGACTGCACAGCCCTTTCAACAGCGCCCATTTGAGATGCGCACGTTCCTCGTCCGTCAGCTTGGCGCTGTGATGCTTCTCGCCGAGCGCCACGCGACCATGGTCCCGCCTGTCCTGCCAGTTCTCCTCTTGGGTCCCCCAAGCAAGATTTGTTGGCACGTTGTTCTGTGGGTTCCCGTCGAGGTGGCGCACCTGATGGGTCTTGCTTGGCGCCTCCCCGTGGAATGCCGAGCAGATCAGACGGTGGACACTCCGAGTCACCTTGACGTTGTTGTGACTCATTGAAATTGAGCGATATCCCTTTATTGTCACATGCCCAGACAACGGATACCAATCCACGCGTTCCTTTCTGCCAAAGCCTGCGTACTTTGTGCAGGAGTAGATCATCCCATCCGAACCTGCTCGGTAATCCTCGTTCGGCGATTCGGGGATCAATCGCAACTCTATGCCACTGGCCAGCATGATTAATTTCATAGATAGTCCTGCTATGGTCATCCTCTAGTTTATCGTCTCGGATGCGGCAGGGCAAACCCTTCACCACCCTCCGCGTCTGCGTTTTCCGGCCCTCAAGAATGGCGCGAACCATTTCGCCCTTGAATAGGATGGGCCTTTCTTTTGTTTTAATTTGGGTTGTCATAGCGGGTTGGTTGGTTGGTCGTATTTGGTACCATAGGGTCAATTATTGCAGATGGAATCTACCCGCCCCCAAACAACAAAGCTTCACATACTGGCATGGTTCGGTACCCAGTTATGAATCCTTTTGTCGTGTACTTTTTGACGTATTCAAGCATCCAACTCATGGCTTCTTCCTGAGAGTTGAAGGGCCCAAAATTCCTATAAAAGCGTTTAGGTGACCCAACATAAGATGTAATTATGTACCGGTGAGAGTGCTTCGGGTAGCTATCATTTTCTGAGACCCATTGAAGGTAGTCATTTTTTCCTGTACGATGGTCAATGTGCGTCATCATTTTTGTTGTTTGTACTCGCAGCATCCAGCAATGACTCCACCCGAATCAATCGATTAGAAATGTTAAGCAGAATGTCCGTCAAACCTTCAATCTCCTCATGAATGTCTTGGTGGTGGAATCGTAATGGCTTTTGAATTAGCTTGTTGAATTTGGATTTTTTCATCGTGGCGTAGTAATAAGGATTGTGACAATCATGCGTAGATATACTCACGCCATTCCTCAACTTCAGCCATGCTGATAGTCACTGTGATTTTATTGAAGGGGGCTTTAGGGTTCCCTGCCAAGGTGGTCCCACGGCTATTTACTCTGGCATCCATCATACCGACTTGAAAACTATCCCAAGTGAATGGCAATGGCGCAACATTCGTGGTTTCCTTAGCAAATACCTTCTTCAAGGCCATAGCCCATTCTTCTGGGGTACGATTATCCTTGCAATTGTTGCATTCCAGGCAGCTAGTAACGAGATTTTGCCAAGTATCTTGGCCACCTCGGGACTTTGGAATTACGTGGTCGATTGTAAGGTTTGGACCGGAATACCCACAATATTGGCAAACATGCCTATCTCTCTTCAGGATCAAGGAACGGGAGGGTTTCCCGGCAAAGAGTTTAGATTGGGGGACTTTGACATAGTGCTTTAGGCGGATAGTACGCTTGGACACAACGTGCGCTTTATTTTTCAGCACCAAAATAGTCGCCCTCTTCCAACTCAACATCGTTAAAGGTTGGTAAGTAGCATTGAGTAATAAAATAGTCGAACCAACTTTGACAGGGATTTCTTTAGGCATTCTTCGAGGTCTTTTTCAAATAGTGAGCATATGGTTCTATTGCGCCATTAGTCCCATGTTCTTAAGGCTATACAACAGGGCCCTTAGCTTCCCCAATGTCAAGGTCTACCAGTCGCGTAAAATCATTGGCTTCCATTTGGGTAAATGGATTGAACCGAATTTCCCTACGGTTACCAACCTCATCAATGCTGAAATGCCTGTAGTATTCAACAGAGTCCTCATACTCAACATCGAACTGATACCCATACATTGAGCCATTGCGCCCAGTAATTACGAATTTGCAATTTGCGTAACGAAAGTTGGATACGTCTGGGATTTCCATTTGGTTGTTGGTTGGTTGTTATTGGTAGTCGGTTGTTGGTAGGTGTCTAATAGCAATGAGTCAAAAAACCGGTAGCAATCTATTGGCGGCCACTCCCAAGGTTCCTGAGGTTCTTCAAAGCCATGGCGGCCAATGGCAAGACCATAACCCCCACAAGCAGGAAATTGACGACCGGGTCTGGCAAGTTGATAGGGTCGTTGATTGTTGTAGGTTGGATTTGGGTGGGTTGGATTTGGGCGGTTTGTTTGGTGGCCATAAGGGGTGGCTTGGGGGTTGTTTGGTGATTGCTGGAGGGGGAAGTTGCCCAGTTATGGACCCACTCTAGCCTGATGCCTTGGCAATGTCAACCCCCCCCCCGAATCGCGCCTGAATTTGCGCCAAAATGGCGGGACAGGCCACCCCAATCAAGAAAGCAACCGACTGCGAATGTTCGGTAAACTGTTGGTATCTTCGCCGTAAATCACACTATTTAGAAATACGGTTTGGAGCGCACCTTGCTGTTCTTGCTCACGAGTCTGCTGTTGATAGAGGACAAAGTCATCTCCTTCTTTTTCAACACGGAGTAAACCCTTGGCCGACTTTTTGGTGCCACGGTCGGTAACCGGATCCTTCATGGTTTCAATAGGGACGCCATTAATTTGACCCCAAGTTGTTTTGTAGGCGATTCCAAAGGTGTCGCGAGTGTGATACTGGTATGTGTACGAACCGATCCCAAACACAATATTTTCGGATGCCCAACCTTGTTGTCTCATGTGCTCCAAAATAGCTCTGGCACGGGGTAGAGTGATCGAGTCGCCGTAGATGAGACCGACACGGGGATTCAAAACCTTGAACCCTCTTTCATTTACAGTCCCACCGAAGACTTCCCACAGGAGTTGAAGGGAGCCCTTGAACTCACGGCTACCTGGCTCAGTGTCGTTGTCACCGCAAATGATTTTCTCAGGGTCGCCACTATTCCCCGATACCAACGTGGCCCCATTTCTTCTAACTAAGACTCTACCGCTAGGAACTTGAACACAACCCACATAACCATCATAGTCCACTTCTTTCTTTTTGATGGATGATCCACCAAGTCTGTTATCTTTAAGGATGTGGAGAGTATGGACATCAGAGAATATTTCTTTCCTGTCATCCACAGTAACCGAGTGTTTGCATCCGTAACCTGCAAATAAAGATACCCTTTGAATAACTTTTACTACATCCCCATTAGTGGAATCAACCTTAAACCTGGAGTCAGATCTACGGGTGGCATCCCAATACGAAACTTCTTCAATAAACTCCCTAGCCCAAGAAGATGAAACAACATCAGAGACCCAATTAAAGTCTTTCTGAAAATGACTTCCATTAGTTTTAACATTTATTTCCACCCTTTTGCTATGGTCGGGGTGCTTTGGATTGGGAGATAAAGAGTAAATTTTAAACTCTAAATTGCAATCCTCTAAAATTGAGATAAGTCTGTCAATTTTTCTTTTTTTAGAGAAAGAGAATCTGATAGAGCTTTTAGACCCCGTCACATAAGAGCCATCTGCTTGAAAAGCAATTGCTAACCTTTCCATGGGAGTTAAGCTACCGTCACCTTGACCGCCGTATGGGACACTCCGTAAAAAATCTCTCCCCCAGTGGCCTACTTTAGAGTTAGAAGCTTCTTCAATTTTTAGTCTTCCATTTTGCTTATAAACCATCCTATGATTAGGAGTGACCAATAGGTCTAATTTTCCCTTAAAGTCATGGAAATGAACCATTTTTCCACTATACTTTTCGTAAACTAGCTTGGTAGGCTTTACAAAATTAAAAGTCTCATCGTCAGTTACTTGGGCTACAAGGGAATCTTCATTCAGCTCATTAAAGAATTTCCACCCATCTGAAGTAAAAATTTGTGTGTCACTGTCATAGCAGTCCGGTCTGACGGTTACCTTGGCTAGTCCCAATTCATTAGGCTGACGGTTTAGGATTTCATCTTTAAGGGCAGGGAGAATTACCGTCAGTGTATCCCAGTAATTCCAAGTGTCACTGACTACGCTAACAATCCCTTTTGGGTACACCTTCGTGATGATCCGTCGAATAGTCTCCAATTCATTTTCCCGTCCCCCTAGGCAGGTAACACTATGCTCCGTAGCGGGGACACTACCCCCAATGAACTCGGAACCGCAATCATAATAATCGTCAAGGTAATCAATCGAAAGGATAGTGTCAGTACCCTTAAAACTATACAAGTGCCCAATCTGGTGAGCTGCCGCATCATGAATGCCCCCTACTCCGCGAGCAGAGAAGTCGTGCCCCTGGATGTCAACGAACTGGGGACTACTACCTGTGAGTTCAGCATAGTGGTCAAACAAACGACGAAACTCATAGGCAATGGTAGCTACGTTAACCGCTTTCCAAATTTCCGAAGATTTAGCAGTTTCAATATAGTTAGTGGCCCATGGCGCCATCCACTTGAAATCTTTATGGGTGTTTTGTGCGGTCAGGAAGGGGACCCCGATGTTCACACGGCTACCTTCCGGGAGAGCTTTAATGTGAAGGGGTAGGTACCCAAGGTCGTGTAATTCCGCAAAGTGGTCAGTTCCCACTACACCTTCCCCTAGCGAAGAATCCATCCGCCGCTTATACTTATCTAGGACCTTAGCCTTAGGTTGGTGAAAGAAGGAGTCATTCCAAAGATCCCTCAACATCCATTTCATGGTACCCTGGATATTAGCCACAACAACCTTATGGTCGAAGCTCTCAGGCATATTTGCTAGACGATCGGACCTTGCCGTCATGTTGGCATAGATAATCTCGGTGCCTTCCGGGTTTTGAAAGGGGTGTCCGGTCTTGTAGAAGTCGGTTGCGTGGGGAGCGAAAAGTTTCATTGTTTGTTGGGATTTGGTTTGGTTGCGTTTGGTTGCGTTTGGCGGTAGTTGCGTCCGGGTTAATAAGGCCTAGTTCACCCTGAGACAAGTCAAGTTGGCGGGTAGTTCCCGATAAAAGTCTCGATTCGGCAACATGTTCGCCACATAGAAGTGATCGATAAGGCCATCAAAAACCTCAAAACCCTTCGAGAAGATTCCATGAGTGACATACAAGTCGATGCGGGATGGCTCGTATTTTTTCAGAACCTTGGCAAGTTCAATAAAGGTCCGACCACCATCGCAAATATCGTCAACAATAAGAAGGTTCTTTCCTTTGTAATCACCGTCCTGGATTTCCGTTCGCAGGATTTCCCCATTTTCAGGGTTACGGACCTTAGTGGCATACTTGACTTCAGTAGACCCTATAAACCTAGCAGCTACTTCTGCCCGTGGCACTGCGCCTTTATCAGGGGCAATGATTACGGTCGTGGGGTCCCACTCCATGCCTGAAGGTATCGATTCAAACATACTCAAAAGGGAATCAACCCGCTCGCTATCAAAGTTGGTAAATTCCCCAAAGATGCTCTCAGCTACGGGGCTATGAACATCCCATGTTACCAAGCAGTCGCCCTTGCCCAAATACGGCCTGAGGGAATTAGCAAACACAGACAAGGAAAAAGCTTCGCCTTCAGCACAAACTCTATCCTGGCGGCTATAGGGCAAGTAGGGGATAAAAAGTTCCAACCCCCAGGGCTTATTGAGGCCACTTCTTGCCCTTTTAATCGCATCCAAAATAAGCAAAAGTTTCACCCATTCTTCGCCTTTGCCGTCGATGTCAGCAGTGACGAAGATTTCGGAGTATTCAGGACTATCAAGGTTAACTCCGTCTAAGATTCTAACTTGATGCTCTCCAGCCGAGAAAGTGAAGGTTGAGTAATTGATCTCTGCAGGAGGTTTCCCCTCGATTAGATCCCTCGTTAGATTGGTTGCAGTTATGTTGATTGTCATTTTGTTAGTGATTTTAGTTGGTTTAGTTGCAATGATGTCTCAACTGGAGCAACTATAGCGTTTTTGCCCTACAGAAACAAGGGTGGAAGCCGAAGGATTAGGTTCGGTTCCCCCCATACCTCTAGTTCCTATTGGTTTGAATGATATATGAAAAGAAAGAGGGGGGTGAGGCACCCCCGGCCGCAATCAGAACTTAAAGCCGAGGCCGACAGTACCAACTGGGGCGTAAGCCGTTCCAGCAACACCGTTTTCCTGGGTGGGGAACTTCAGATCGGCGAAACCAACTAGGGACGATGTAAAGGAACGCTCCACACCGGCAACGAATACAAACTGGGAACCTTGACCAATGCTGGTCTGGTAGTTGGCTTCCCCATCGTTCGTCAAAGCCCATTGGCCACCGGCACCGAGATAAAGGTTTGTGCTGCTAACGTAGGTGCCGCCGATGGTACGACCAGCCAGGGAAACGTCTACGGTCCCCAGAACACCGAGAGCAGAACCAATTTGGCTATCAGGGCCCGCAGCGAAGTTCACATAGGGGCGAGCTGAGATGGTAGTACCGTAGACTTCAGCCACTGGGAAACGTCCCTGAAGGGTACCACCAGCGATAGTACGATTGTTGCTATAGGTATCGCTGCTAACGCCTTGACGATTCAGGTTGATACCTGCACCAACATAACTGCTGACTCCAACTGCTTTACGGGTTGCCGTATCCTCAAGGGCAGAAACACGGGCGTTGGTAACTGCGATAGCCGCACGAGCCTCGTCTGCAATGCGACGATCGGCTTGGCTCAAGGTGTCATAAACCCTGTCAATGCAAGCACTCATAAGAGCTACGCTTTCGTAGCGGGCGGTGGGATTGCTACCACGGAAAGTGCCATCGGGATACCCCACGGCACAACCATACTTTTCAGAGAGATTCTGAAGTGCGCCGTAGGCCCAATTTGTCGGAGAAGAGTCCGTAAACCGTGGTGCGGCGAGCGCAGGAGTGGTAAAGGAAGCGATGGCTACTGAGGCAGCGATAATTCGATTTTTCATTTTCATTTTGTTTGTGTTTTGTCTGTACAGATCCGGGTTACAAATCCCGGAATGTGATTGTGGGGTTATGAACCCCGGTGCAAATAGCACTTTGCCCTCTCAGGGTTACAATCACCTTGCTATTGGGACGATTATTTTCTAGGCTCATTGCCAATTTGAAAAATTTCTAACCATGTCATACTGTCAGAAAGATAACAACACAGTCGAAAATAAACAGCTTTTCATCGGGAGTGAAATTCATTCTAGTTTATATTGTTGAACTTATTTACCGGAGTCATAGGTGCAAAGTGCGGTGTGATTCCCGAGTTCATAACCCTTAGTCCAACTTCCCCCGGACCGAACACAGTCACTCATTCTGTACGGACTTTTACCAGAGAGCACCCCTGCAACAATTGATGTAAGGATCCCAAAAATAGCCCCACAAATTAAAAGTTCAATCAGGGTGAAGCCGTTAGGGGTTTGAAATTTTAATCGTGTCATTTTTAAATAGTTTAGGAGAGAAGGGTGGATACCAACAGGCTACCACCCATAGCAATCAGAGGCGAGAAATGCAAACGTTGGCCACACCGCTAACCCCAAGGCTCCTTGCAGCACCGTGGCCGAGATCGATAATTCGACCACCATAGTAAGGGCCACGGTCATTAATGCGAACATAAGCAACGAGTCCATTATCGCGGTTGATGACACGAACCTGACTGCCGAAGGGTAGATAAGGATGTGCAGCAGTCATTGTCCCAGGGCGATAGGTTTCGCCATTTGCTGTAGTTCTTCCGTAAAAGCCCGGACCATACCAACTGGCTTGGCCACACTGCTTGGCTTGAGCAGGTACTCCAGAAAGAAGTCCGGCAGCGAGAAGGAAAGAGGCTAATTTGAAACGCATGGAAACATTAGGGTTCGACATTCGTGTTTGTTGCTTTTGGCAACCATGGTCCAGTGCCTGATTACTCGGGCTAGATACCATTGTGGTTTGTTGCAGCTGGCAAGTAAAGTTCGGGAAACCGCCCATCAGCTTGCCTCCTGGCGGAGTAGCGCCAAGTTACTCTCGTAGAAGCGGCGAAGGTCCTCATACCTTTTGACAGGCTGACCGTAATAACTGTTGCCGCTATAGGTTGGTAACGATGCCCATTCCGGAGCAAGCTTTGCAATTAGCGTAGGAGTAATCTTTCCGGAATCAGCGAGACGCAAAGCATTACGCCTTTCGACAAGGTACAAGGCTGCTTGGTCTTGGTTTCCAGGGCCAAAGTCCGAAAGGTTAAGTTTCTTGGAGGCTTCATCCCAGGTTCCTGGCAAGAACTGATAAGCCCCAGCAGCTGCACTTGTATAGCGAGGCGAGTATTGGATTTGATTTGGATGTTTTTCTAATGGGGATACCATGCGCCCCCCAAACAGAATCCGGTAGCCATCTCGGCTATTTTCAGTCCAGGTTCCTTCGGCGAAGCGAATGGTATTTAAAAGGGCTCTGCGTTCTGGCGTAAGCTCATAGGCAGGGGCCGGTAAAAACTTTGTAGGATCGCAGCCTGTGCAAATGGGGTCGAGTCCTAGTGGTAGACCTGGGGAGAGACCCCTGATTGCGACTTTCTGAGGTACAGGGTATTCCAGTCTGTTAAACTCAGTAAGTCCGTTCAGCGGGGTTGCAACAGTTCCAACCAGGGAAACAGCCACAAGTGTAGTGAGGTTAAGCATTTAATTAGTTAGATACAACATCCGATTAGGATAAGGAGAAGTTCCCCGTCTCAGGGGCGAATCCCTCGGCACATTTTGTTTAAGACGCTCTATCGGCATCCGATACCCACTTTGCGATTTGCAAAGAACCCCCTCATAAAGGGCGACGTTTTAGGTTCCGTCATGGGTCATGCCCATTATAGCACCCTAGATCAGAAAGTCAATGGGTAAGGGCGGATGGACAAGTGGTGACGACCCTTACAGGAAGTCGGAGTCCGGTGTATTACCAAAGTCTAAACAATATTCTCTAAACATCTTCTTAACTAATTGCCAATTTTCCCCGCTGGCATCTAACCCAAGTTTCTCAGTGGCTTGGGGGACGTTCCATTTTGCCCCATATAATTTTCCCATCGCAATTTCATAGTCTCCCTTTGAAAAAGTCATTACTTGTTGCCAGGATTTTTATTGTTATTTTTCCGTTTATTGTCATTTAACAAATTATTTACCATCTTAGTGAGAATCTTATTGACAGGCTCTGGGACCCGGTAAACGGGTATTTTTGGTTTTTTGCCAGGGGTTTTAACTGCTGGGGCTTTCGTTTCGGGTTTTGTCACCGAGGGCTTTGCCACTGGGGTCTTTGCTGCGGGTAACTTACGTTGGGCCAATATCTGATTAGCAACTTTGGTGATCGCTGGATTTAAAGCCCAAGGAATATCAACCATGCAAACATGGTAGCCCGGGATGCAAGAAGCCCCGCAAGATTTACCCCTTTTGCATTTCTTTCTTTTTAGTTTGGGTAAATTGAGACCACCTAACCTAGATATTTGACCGCGTTTAGCGGCATTAATCTGGCCCTCAGTTCTTTTCTCAATTAAAGGCATCTAGGGTGGATCGCTTGGTCTTATTTTACCCCGTTACCCTTTCTTTCCTTACCCTGATAATTACCCCTAAGGGCCCTGTGAATCCCATCAAACCACCCTGCCTTACGGGGATCCCCACACTTCCACAACGGTAAATGAGATAACAAATATCGTTTTTCCTCATTAACCAAACAAGCGATTGCGCTAGGGTCATAACCTTCATAGTCGGGGTCATAGAACTTAACTACCGGTATAGAGTGGTACTCTAATGATAAGAGTAAATCTATCAGGTGCCATCTCCCCTCAACTGTTAGCCAAACGAAAGAGGGATGCTCGCCCTCAGGAACTCCCCGTAAACGGCAATACTCCAGCTGAGCATGAGCTGACTGGATAGCTTGCTGATGGGTAGGTAGATCACGCCTAGAAATGGCGTAGAAGTGTGGAGTATCCATGTTGATTTCGGTAGACATAGCTATTGACAATAATGGCATTTACTTAGGGGGCTTCCCACGGAAAGAAATCTTAGCATCAAACCCCCTCTGTGTCAACCGGTCCTTGTCTGAAATGTCTACTGGTGGCAAACTGTCGGGGTTATCTCTGAGGGATGTCAAAAACATAGCAATCTCCTGGTACATTTGCTCAGCAGTGAACAAGGATGCAAACCCCAGTTCCCCCAAGTTTGGCACCGTTCGATTTAGGGTTATGTGGGATGGTTCGAGACCCCTGTAATTATCCCCTAGAGTGAAAACAGGAATTTGTAACTTTTTGGATACTTCCACACAGGCTGAGTTTGGAACTCCAATTAGGTCTTTGATGTCTGGCTCTTTGAACCATACTCCAGGGGATCTGCTGTAGACTAGGGCCAAGGATGGGTGAGCCTCGGTAATTAGTTTATATTTGGGGAGATACACTCCAGGTTCATAAGACACCAGTAGGTACAACTTTCCACATACCGAGCACCATTTGTATGCCCAGGGAAATGGGTCCGGTTTTCTGCCCCAGTATCCGTCGGCTTTTGGTAACGGTTTAGCTGGTATCCCTCCTTTCACCCCAATGGAAAAATAACCACAACTGTATTCGTCCTTACTCTCTAAATCTCTACGAACATAAGTGTTAGCCGGATCCCCACCTTCTTGGCTATATAGGTATTCTACATAGTCATAGTAGTCTTTGAATTTTGAAAGGATTTTCATTGTTTTAATGGCGGGTTTTTCTGTAAACCAGGGTAATTCAATTATTGATGCACTCTTTGTTTAAGGGTCCATCTGAATGTGATGCCAAAATAGTGAACTTATCGAGGTTATCATAGGTCTGGCTTCTACCCCATTGGTTCACCGATTCTTCAATCCACCAATCTGTGGGCGGGTTAGTACCGTGGTTAAATTCTGTGACCAACCAGCTTTCCCTATCGTATGCCCATGGAACATTTGAAAGCTCTGCTTTCCTGGCAATGTAAGTTCGACCGTCAGGCCCCTCAAGAAGTAGGTGCGTCACTTTTATTCAGTCCCAGTCCCCATCCAAACGTCTGCTAACCCTATTAGCAGTTTCGACAGCGTCTTCAATTTGGTTTTTTAAACTGATTATAATGTTGGCAATGTTCGTGTAGATTATTCCATCGTTATAACTAAGGTCAAAACCGCAATTGTATTCATCATTCTCTTCAACTCCTGAACCGTTAAAAATTTCCCTAAGAACCTTGTGGGTATTCCACTTATCCCGGAACTTGTAGTAATCTTCTCCCTTTTGGAAATCACTCCAAGCTAGACCACTGTAGTCTGGGGGACCGCACTCTGATAGGATTTTCTTAAGTTTTTTCTTACCGGTAGCAGTCAATAATTTAGGGTCGATTTCCATTTTTCTATTAGTGTTTGGGGCAGCAAGGGGACCGAAGCCCCCCGCAATGAGTCAGAATGCTATAGCTCAAACGGCTACGGCAGTCCTCTCGAATTTGACGATTTTGTTAGCGTCTATGTTGTGCTTATGCAAGCGGCTTTCGGTAATTGGCTTGCTGTCGGTCGATTCCAGAGCGGACCCTCGAAAGGGAAATGGATCCGGGGCGATTCGAACGCCCGTGTCGCGCAGTAGTGACAACTACCTACACCCAGTTTTGAGCCGTATGGTAGGGCTTTAACAATTATTACCCGTTACAGTTAAAAGTCGATGTAATCTCATACTGCCTAAGTAAGTTAAACAACTCAGTTTGAAGGTCTTCGAAGCCGCCCACAAGTTGACCCTGAGTGACCGCATAGCAAGGGCCCACTTTAGAGCCCGCCCAAGGTATGACTTGTTTGTGCTCTAGAATCTTGTTCCTGTACTTAAGAAGTAGGGAGTTAATCCCGGAGGCGAGCTGAACTTTATCGGATAGATCTACTTGTTTTAACATGGTTGGTAAAGGTGTTGGTAACGGTGGATTGATAACAAAAGGTGATGTTACCGGATGGGCTGGGTCCGGGCATAGCCTGCGGCGCCCGTCCCTGGTCGGGGGCTACGCCCCCTCCCGAAATTTTCGGGCCATACCCCTATTGTAGCGCGTTTACTAGGGGAGGCAAGGCGGCTAACCCCCCACAACCCAGCAAGCTGCCTGGAGTCCACCCATTTAACATATATGGCTAGGCAGGTTCACCCTTGCGGGACCATCCGCCGCCTATTTCGAGTCGATGGAACTTCGATATAAGTCAAATGCTCTTTGGCTCTTGTCACCTGGACATAACATAAGTTGTTTTCTTGAATAATTTCCCAATCTTTTCTCGCCCACTTACTTGGGTTATAAGCATTCATACCTAGCGCATAAACGTGATCCCATTCTTTACCTTTAGAGCGATGCACTGTGGATAGGGTCAAAATGGACTGGCCCTTTGACGAATCACTATCTCCAAACAACCCTTTAATTTTATCGATCAATACACTGATTGGATCATCCAATTTACACTGTTCCATCAAAACCCTTAAGGTTTCTGCTTGGTCTTCAATATCATCACATTTTGTATAATCTTCGTCATCCCTAGCCTTAGCCATGGCTTTTATGTACCAGTTGGCTACTTTGGACTCTAGTTCGGACACCTCTTCACAATCCCAACGGTTTATTAACTTAATTAGACCATCTCCAATAGCCCGACCCTCTACCCTGCATGAAATACCCTTCTTGATAAGCTTAAAAGCCAACTCAACCAAGGGCTTCGTTACTCTGCACAAGATGGTATCGCTCGGGTTAAGGTTGGGATTCTTCAGTAGATCTTCCAACTTTAGGGAATCTACAATGCCGTCAGGCGCACCATCAAATGCTTTAATGTGGGGCACCCACCTTTGGGCCTCCTTGACAATGAGCTTTGGACAACGAAAAGTTGTTGTCAGCGGGAGATTGATGGTGTTGAATTCTTTAGCAATCAAATCCATTGCATTGTGGTCAGCACCAGTATACGCATTGATCGACTGATGGCTATCCCCAACAGCAATTAGACGCCCATTAGGGGCAAGCATCATCTTAATGAGCTTACGTCTTACGGGGTTAGTATCCTGTGCTTCATCTAGGAGGACCCAGTCGTATTGCTTAGATTTTAACCCCAAAAGGACCGGCCCATACACCATGTCATCGAAGTCAATTATTTTAGGGATGGCCCTATTACTTTCTTTTAGGACAGCACGAGCTTCTTTGATTCCGTCACTTAGTGATGCAAACTTAGGGAGAGCCAAATCCAGGGAAAAGTGATCAACCATATGGCCCCAAGCCAGGTTATCATCAATATTTGAAAAAATACCGATCCCAATTTGTTTGGCTTTTGATGCAGCATTTATGGCAAATGTGCGCAGATAAGGGTTTTTAACGACAGAGTCTGCAATTTTTTTGAGTTTTTTGTACCCGTCTAGCTCTACCCTTGGGTAAGCAGAACGTAAAATTTTATACCCGAAACTATGAACGGTGCCAATATTGAGTCGATCTCCGATTTGCATTGGGCTAGATCTTACTTCAAGTTCTTTGACAATGGCTTTGTTATAGGCGCAAAAACCTACATCGCCCTTAGTTCGAGGGAGAACCCCAAGTAAAACCTTAGTTTTTCCTGACCCTGCTACAGCTTCAACAAGTGCAGATCCTTCACCTTTGACGGCCCATTCTGCTACTGCATACTGCTCAGGGGATGGGGTTGGCCCTTTGGTTGAGGTTGAATCGTCAGTAGGTTGGGGTATTAGCATCTTGGTTGCGGTTTGGTTGCGGTTTAGTAGTTGGTTGATAATTGGTTTATAGCTGGGTGTGTCAAATTAACTTATGGCAATATGGCAATGTCCCAGTGGGGATCCCCTGAAAGATCCACCCATGCGCAGTATTTGCCGTTAACTGAAACGAAGAATATTTTATTGCCTTTCCGCTGTTCGATGTTGATATTGGGGTTTCCACCCATTGAATTTATCAGGCGGTTCCTGGCTTTGTTTGAGATTGGAATTGCTCGGGCCATTTTTCGACTTTGGAACTTACTTCTATTATAGTACATGCTTGCTGTAAAGTCAATGGCCCCGAGGTTAACCACCATTAGTTAAAACTAGGCTCTAGCAGCAGTGCCAGCATTTCCTGAATGGTTTTATAGACGGGATCTCCGGGTGAGAAGGAAAACTTTTGAGTTGCTTTATTGTCGATCCATTCGCGGATGCCGGTTCCAAACTCAGTTGACCTAGCATACCAATCGCAGACCATCTCAGCAACGTAGACTTTCGGCATGTCGTGGATGCTACCCCAGTATTCGGGGTGATGTGGGTTCACGGACTGATGATGTTTGATGACTTCAGAAAGTAAAGGGTCTGAATGAAAAAGGTGAGCAAACTCTATACCTTTGAATTTAGAATTATCATGGATTTGCCCGTTGGCAATTAGGTTGCGACCAAGCTCAATTTCGCCACGCTTCATTAGTTTGAGTCCCAGCTTATAGCAGCCCCTTTGAACATTTTGAATGTGGTTAAAAACAAGTTCGATTTTATCGATGGATTCAGTTTCGATTGTCATTTGGGGAGTGCCTGGCATTCATCCATACGTTATTACCCTGCTTTACCGGGCTCTAGCAATGATAGTGATAGAATTTTTCTATGGTTTCACCACACAAAGAGTTGATTAATTCGTCATCAATTGTGCTTTGTAAAACGCACTCATTTTTCATTACGTGGTCGGCTTCGTTAAATAACTGGTTCACAGTGGAAGTCAGTTCATCATAGGAAATTCTACCGTACTTAATGTCAAGAAGGAACTCTGCGTCACCGACCAATTTCCTATCTACGAATAGCTTACCGGTCCGCATCCCTTCAATAACCATTTTCATAAGCCTCACGCAATGACTAGCATTCTTACCATCATACCCACAAGCCCGTTCAATTTCAGATCGTTTGACATTTCTATTCGTCAACCAATCTTGATAGTTGCTCCATCTTCTCAGGTCTGCCCGGTATTGCTGACTGGAGTGGAGTAATGCCATGTACTCATCACTTGCCCTTGTGATTTTCTGTGTCTCGTCAAAGCATTGCGTTGGCAGGACACTCTGTTTCAGAATACCTTTCCAACCAACCTGTCCATTAAGGATGTCGTAAAGCTCAGTGGAGGCCTGGTAATATTCGATTCTATCTTTAATCAACAGGTACAAATACTCAATAAACGACTCGATCTGCGAGGGTGTTAAGCTCGGTGAGGGTACCCCGTAGTCTTCCCACTCTGGTTTCCTTGTTGGTGGATTCCGCAGCCATTTGCGGTGGGTTTCCATCTTTTTGATTTGAGACTTTGCATACTGGACAAATGTGCCAGAGATTCTTTTGGAGATTAGTTTTGTTCGGTTGTCGATCAGGGACTGCCCAAGGTAATCAAGGTAGATATAGCTATCGAGGGTTTGCCAAAGCATCTCCAGGATGTTGGGGTTTTGCGATCGTAATAGGCTGAGATATCGCCTGATGCCATAAACTACTGAGTCGGAATTGTCTAATTCAGGAAATCTTGTCCTAAAAGTTGGTTCCCCGGTATGCTCCCACCCCTTGTCCTTTTGTTCAAATGTTTCTAATGTAGTGTAAAATCTCCGTGGTGCAACACAGATACCTTTAAAGTCAAGGTCTGACATTTCGGTGTTTAAACCATAGGCGTGACTACCTGATTTACAAAATAGGATCATCCCGTCTTCGATTTCTTTTCGTGTAATTGTCATTTTTTTGGGAGGGGGAAGTCTCGTTAAGTAGGGTCGTTGGCCTCTAGGAGGTACTCCGATCGGATCAAGTGCTCGTCTACTTCGTAGTAAGAAGGGATATCAATTTTATCGTGAGGCCCATCAATGCGAAACTCCTCTCGTACTGCAACCATCAAAGCATTTACAAAGGAGTCTAAACAATCTAAATTACCGCAAACTCCGGTATTTGTCCTGAGACACTGGATTTCGATGGTAGCCCTATAACGTTTGATTCTCGATGCTTCTACTGAAGCAATGTCAGCTTTTAGTTTCCGAATTTGAAGGTCGGTCAGTTGAGCTAGGTCAATCAATTCCATTGGGTTTTCACTTTTTTATGTAAATCATTGGGTCCATTCTCTCAAGTCAACAATTTCATACCAAGCGCATTGCCGGGACCCGTACTCTCCGCCTTTAACCTTGAAATTATACGGAGCTACCGACTCTACTTGCTCTTTAGCTTCTTCGTATGTTGAGAAACAACCAATCCAGTCTCCAGTATCACATGACGGGTAATAATAGTCTCCAGCAATTAACAAGTATGGCTTATTCATAGTAGCACCAGATCTTCAGGGCTACAAGATTGGGATGTGGTCCCAGCCCAGCCCAGCCTCGATACTGCTTTGTTAAACTTTACAAATACGTTTTTGCCATTGTTAGATGATACGGTGCCATGTTCAACGTCCGGGTGGTTGATTTCCCCGTGGGCGTGCCCCGGAATATAAGCCACTTTGACTCCGGGTGTTGCAAGTTTGATGTCAATCATTGGTTTTAGTGTTATTTAATTTGATTTCTAATGATAGGACTCTCAGGGTAATTTCCTCGGTCTTGAGCGCCATTTCCTCAGCTCTGAGAGCCATGCGTTCGGCTTTGTAAGCCATCTCCTCAGCCTTGAGCGCCATCTCTTCGGCCTTGAAAGCCATTTCCTCAGCCTTGAGAGCCATCTCCTCAGCCTTGATCGCCTGAGTGCGTTTGTTTATGGGTGGCAATGGTTGTCTCATCCACAATGGCAGAAATGCTGGGCTCCACATGGGTTTAAGGTAAATTACAATTAGTTTGAACCTAGGACAAATCGAGCGAACCGCTTCATAACGATGTTTTCACCTACCGTGGCGGCAAAGTTTTTGACGTAAGTCTCAATAGTCATTGTGCTATCCTTAATGTAAGGTTGGTCCATCAGGGATAGCTCCTTGAAGCGCTTGGCCACACGGCCTTCAACGATTTTACCACGGATTGCCTCTGGCTTCTTCGCAAGGTCTTCTTTGCCCATTTCGATTCGAGTCTCGTCTAGCAGGACTGATTCTGGAATTTCTGAAATGGAGACATAACTTACAGAAGGGCACGCCGCAACTTGCATTGCCAAAGTGCGAACGAACTCTTGGAATGGCCCAGATTTTGCCACAAAATCAGTTTCGCAATTGACTTCGATGAGCACACCAATGTTGCCACCTGTATGGATATAGCTGGAGATGGTACCTTCTTTGGCAGCCCTGCCAATTTTACCATCAGCTAAGACGATACCTTTTTGGCGCAGCCAAGTGATTGCTCCGGCTTCGTCGCCTTTGGAGTTAATAAGCGCATCCTTACAAAGGATCATGCCTGCTCCGGTCTTTTCTCGTAGAGCTTTAATTTGTGGGATTGTGGGTGGGTTGTTGGTCATTTTGATTTTAGGTATTTGGTTGGGAGGCAATGACTGAGTAGGCAATGGTTAGATGCCTGGGTCATGATAAAAGATGGGGATTTTCCGGTCCCTTGCAAAGGAAATTTCATCTTGAACTCCAGGAGATTCCATCCACCCTGGAAGTTGCAAGACAATTAGCTGATCTGACTTCTCAAGAATTGTCAGGCAGTAGTTTCTCCAAAACCTATAATCAGAAGGCAGTTCAACACCACGGTCAAAGCAAAAGTGCATGAGCAACGGTGAGAAGGCCACCAGTCCTTTCGAGGCAAGGTCGGCAAGTTCATAGGTGACAGCATCCATGCGGGTTTGTGTGACTGCAGGATTGCTATCACCGTATGGTGCGGCCAGATAGATTAATGGCATTTTGCTTCTCAGCTTCTAATCTTCAGGTCGGTCATAATTAACTCCCAGGAGACGACAAAGCGCACGGGCAAAGTCAATCTCACCTACCCGAGCACCATCGTTAAAGGCATCATCATAGCTACCTGCATCTATCGGGCAGTATTCACCCTCGTCGGGCGATCGGTCTAAAGCGTGTCGCTGAGATGCTGTGAATTTGATTTTAGCGACTAGGGTGTCAATTTTATCATTGGAGGCTAGAAGTTCAAGTGATGTGTTCATTGGGGAGATTGTGCTTTGAGAATGATGCCAATGCCATGTTCGGTAGCTACAGGTTCGTAACTCCGGAGATCCACAGGTTCTACGATGTCTTTCTTGAGTGTTACCTTCACGTCCTTTAGAAATCTGGTGGCAGCGATGGCGGGGAGAGCAGTTCTAGCCCTACTAATAGTCGCATTGGCTCGTCTAACTGCCTTTCTAGCCCCATAATGGTAAAGAACCCGTTCACACTCCTACAGGCTAAATAGCATGTCAATAAACAAAGAATGGATTTCCTCTGGGGTGGCAGGTTGTTTGGCCCATTCAGGCACGGAATTGGTTTCTGGCATAGCTGTAGTATAGCATGTTAGTCCCGGAAAGTCAACGGGGTTTTGGCCCGCACTAACCTTGTCATAAATGATCAAAAAAGTCCCAAAGCACCGTATAAATTAAATACAAGATGACACCAAGTGATGCAGCGGCTAAGGTTATTGGGAATACCGGAAAGCCTTTAATTGCTAGAGTCACTATGCCCGCCAAGGAAAGGAAGGTAAATAAGAGGTTTCTTACGCCCTTTCTTACGTCTTTCGGAATTTTCGGGAGTTCAATACGCTTCCACCATTTATCGTGGTTCCGACACCATTGACCTTTAAGGACTAGTTTTTCGTTTTGCCAGCCCCATAGCGAAGTGGTTGCAATTTGGCGACAATAACGGTGGTTGCAGTTCTCTGGGGGCATACCGTCGCTTGCAATTTCATAGAATGGGGTAGTCATTCCTGCAGCTTGCCCTGGTTTGAACATGGCTTGAGGTTGTGAGTTGGTTTCAGTCATGGGTGTAGTATAGCATGTCAGGCTCGGAAAGTCAACGGGGATAATGCGTGGGGTGTCATGACTATGATAGCTTGTTTGCCTTTGGGTGTGGGTGCGAATTCCCGTACAAAAAGGTTCGGTAATTACACCATCGGGAGCCGAAGTCAATCAGAAGCGAAGGGTCTCTTCACCGGGTTGCATCGTTTGCGGTGGGGCGGGTATCGTTTGGTCCGTGCGAACTAGCTGCATTGGCTGCACCCATCACCGCCTGCGCGTCGGGGGAAAGTGGTTTGCTCATGGCCTAGCTCCAAAAACAAACCGAATGCGTTCCCACAACGGCAAAAAGCGACAAGAGCCATCATCGGCAATTCTGAGGATACCGTCTTGCTTGTGGTGATAGCGAACGTCAGAATGTTTAATTGTCTTTGATGGTGCAGAGGTGGGGTTAAGGTTGGTCATCGGGTGAGGGGTTGAATGTTGGTCAGTCATTTGGTTGGTTTTCATTGCTTATAGGAACGTTTGCTATCCATCCAAACTTTATTGAGAAGAAACCAAAGATCAACGAGATGGCTTGAACATCTTCATCAATCGGACTTTGCAGCTTGCGCAATCTGAACCGTACTGGCTTATTGTCATCCATCCAACAGTCTGAAAGGTCAACGCGAAATAGAGTCCGTCTCGTCTCGTGATTTATAAGATTTATCATCGCGCCACCTCGCTGGAGCCAGGAGATGTGACGGAATTGGGGAGCCTTAATGCCCAGTGCCCGTCCTGTCGCTGCGACCATTCTCCAACTCTGACGCTGCGTCCGTCATCAGTTTCAACGTCAATGAACACGCAATCATTACCCGGACCAGGGGGACCAGTGAAAATTATGTTTAGTGGTTGCTTCTCCATGAGACGGTTCAGCTCTGCACCCGCCAGGCCCAGTAGGTGTTGATGCTGCTGGAGTAGGGCGGCGATGCGATCCGCTTGCTCGCTTGTGATGGTTCTGTACTCGGGGAACGGGTCGCCGGGTTCCTTCAATGCAGCCACCAACTCCCTTACCTCCGCAGCGAGCACATCTGGCGCTGGCGGGACAGTGGGGCGCCCCCAGCGAGCGAGAACGGCGCGGGCAAAGGCGACCAGATCAACTGCTCCATAGCCTTCGGTATCCAATTCGTCTCGGAGCGCCATAATCTCCCTGTAGGTCGGACCCCCCTCCGGCTCGGACAAAGCAGCGGGCGGCACCAGCCACTCTAGGTTGCACTGCTCACACCCGGCAATAAATGCGTCCAGCGATTCGGCCCAAACGTGACCAATCCCGCGTGATTCAACCTGCACAAGCTCGGGCGACCATTCGGGTGAATGAACGGTTCTGGCTATGTCTCGGCAAGTGTCGGGCTTGCCATGGTCCATGTCAACAATGCAGACGATTGCTGCGGTATGGGCCAGTTCCCAGAGCTGGCGATAATCGCGTGAGGTTGGGTAGTTGGCAGTTGGGACGATCATGGTGCCTCCGTGGTGGTGGTACTAGTGTCTTCAATCGTGCCGCCAATAAAAAGTTCATGGCAAGCATGCAAATAAGTGGCGCCTAGATCCAACCATACGCCTCTCCCTATCGGCCTCTGGTAGTACCCAAAGAGTTTGTCATAGTGGGTGAGGCGCCGTAAGCCGCCGTCAGTACATCTGACTTTTTGATTTAGCGCTTCGTCCAGGGATTGGATCGTGATCATGGTGCCTCCGTGGTGGTGGTTTGCTGTTGCTCTAATCCTGAGGCAATAAATGCCCCCCTCAACTTATCAACTACATCTGTTTTGAACGTCTCAACCTGCGAACGCAACTCTTCCAAAGAGTCGCATTCAAACGGTTTCTCTTGCATTTCTTCGCCCAGGATCAATACAGTCACGGTGCCATCCCATTTTGGTCCGTAGTGGGTCTTTGGGGGATAGAAGCGACTGCTAAAGCTAACTACTGGGCCATCGTAGTCCAATTTGAAGCCACAATCCCACTTCCAGGTCGGCTCATGTCGCTTGTAGCTATCGGTGTTGGCCTGTGATTCCCATTGGTAGGCCAGGTCCCAACTGGTTGGGCAATCTCCCAAAGGCTCACCGCCATCGAAAATAATTTGGTTGTTTGTGGTGGGCATGTCAATGTGGCCGGTGCTCATGTTGCCTCCTTAATTGGAATACACAGCCAGTAGCGATGCTGTTCATTGATGCGTTGATACTCTGGGCCGATTTCCCAGGTAGTACGAGCCTCCATCAATGGGAAGTCGGCACCTTTAAACCCAAAACTGGTAAACATGTCGCCTTCAAATGATGCTGTGCCAAATGGCACAAGCTCAGGGTGCCGAGCGCGAATCACGGCCCAGACTTCGGGGCTGGTTTCGACTGTTCTGTAGTCTTTCATTTGGCTTCTGTGGTGGTTTGCAGTGATCGGGTGTTCATCGGCCTGCCTCCTGGCGGAGATCATTCGCGGCACGGTTGTATCCTTCAAGATCAAGCCACGCGGCCACCTCGCGAATTGCAACCTGGCATTCGTCATCCAACAGGTATACTCCTGGTAGCTGCCGAACAGATGTGCGCAGTCGCTCCACCAACCCACAGGCAGGCAAGACCGGTGAAGCAGGCTGGGTGGCTGAGGGCTCCTGCTCCCACCGATTGATTTCGGCCCACTCTTGGTCGGTGTATTCGCTCTCGTTATTCACATGGGGCGCGGCCGTCGGGGAGGACTGGGCAGGCTGAGCGGCCGGGGGCCATTTCGCTTGAATTAGAGCATCGCTGAGCGCGGACTGGGTAAGGGCACCCCGCTCTTCCCCCGGATACGGATCGCAAACCTCCAACCGTGCGCATGTCACTGCAGTCTGCTCCAGAACATTACCCCAAGGAATACCGGCGTTTTCCGTAATGCTCATCAGGACAAGCAGCACATCGGCAGCCTCGCTGAGCGGATCGCCATGCTTGCCCCGGAGGGCTTCGATCAACTCAGAGGCTTCCAGGTGAAGGTACACGCCTCGGCTAGACCAACTAAGGTCCCACCCGCGCTTTTTGCACATGGTTAGAATACGGGCTGGCAGTGCGTTTGGGGGCTGGGCGGCGACGGTTGATCGGCCATAGTCGTAGGCGGCTCGAAGAGTAGGCGCGAAGCCATCCTCTGGGCCGTTGTCGTAGGCGTCGTCGTAGACCTTGCGAATCTCCGCATCCGTAGCCACCGGGGCACCATTCACTTCGGACTGAGACAGAGCGTCAGCAACCTCAGACAAAGTCTTCTGTACGTCGAGCAACTGAGCGTGCTTGGCTTCTGCTGTGAAGTAGCAAAGGCCTCCAGACACCTGATTCAATGCCCTTTTGACCTTCTCGGAGCATAATGCCATAAGGTTGCTATTCATGGTTTTCCCGGTTGATGATTGGTGATTGATTGTTGTTGGTTTAATAAAGCTTTTAACTCAGCTATTTCAGCGGCCTGTCGTTGTTCAAGGGTGAGAGGTTTGGGTATCGCACGGTACGCGGCTAGGGCGTCTTTTTTCGTGGACCAGCTGAATTTCTCCAGGAATTCTGGGTATGAAAGAGAGTTAGGCAACTCCCATTTGCTTTCCCTATTTAAGTAGTGGTCCCGGTCTCTTACTACCCACTTTGTGTTCTCACGGTCGCAGGCTTCAATACAAATTTCGCTGTGATGGTGTGTATAATGGAACCTAAAAGGTACTGGTTCCGGTATGGGCCCTAAAAAAGAAGGCTCTTTGATCCAGCGGACTAGGCCCAAAAGGGTATCCGTAGCATCCTTTACCTCCCAATCGTCATCTCCGTCGTACCTATTGAGTCGTTCAGTGATAACCCAACGTAGTGTACCGTCCTCATTTTCCTCTAAATCACCATCAATAAGCTCATGGTTGTCCAAAAAGAACAAGACCTCGTCGTCAGTCCTAGTATGTTTGGTACCACCAGCAAGCTCCCTTAGCAAGGCGGTTCGATACTGCCCCATTGATTGAAAACTCATAGCGAAACCATCGTCAGCGATTAGGCTTCGAATGTCGTTTGTCATGTTTGATTCCGGTAGTACACGGTTTGTCAGAAAAGGTTTAATGCCATTGCTTGGGCCCAACACAGGATCAGGGTCTGGAGAGCAATTATGACGTTGAGTTTATTACCAGTGGGGCCTGAAAGTAAATTTCAAAATCCGGGGAGTGTTTAGTTGCCATTTCCCCAAAGCTCTTCATAAGTTTGCTTGATGGTGTCCGTCTTGTTAAGTGGGTGGTCGTCGTTCCATTCGCCAATTTCTTTTGATTGAATAGACATTACCGTGGGGTAGAGGTGCTTTATGTTCTCAATGAAATACACAATATCATCTTCAGACATGTCCTCAAAACCCAATACTAAAACTTCAACTTTGTATGCTTTCATTGTCCCCCGGTTGCTTCGAAACACCCCTGATCGTAACCTTCGTCGTACATTTCTTGGGCAAATTTTAGAAGTCCATGGAGGAGCTTAGATTTTACGACGAATGACGATGGTTCAATTCTTACTAGGTCACCCATGCCATCTATAGCTGACCCCTTTCTGATAAAGTTGAAGTGTTGACTAGCAATCTCAAAAATTTGTTCGTCAGTCATTATCGAAATAGTGTAGGTTGGTTTGGGGGGTTCCTCATGTAGCTATGGTACTCTAATCGATGGGCCAGGTAAAGGGCGGTTAACCGCCCTACCCGTCAAAGTCCCGGAGTTCTTTCTTAGCGGCTTCCTTCCCAAGCAACCTTTTCTCTTTGCTATGCAAGACCTTTCCATGGGAACAAAGTTTGCATCGCGGGTTTCCGCAATCGATTGGGTCAGAATTGTAGGTGCGCCCAAAGGTTATACCATTAGGGTTGATGCCGTTATTCAAACTACCAAGCAACCTTAACCATTTATTTCTCAAACGTTCCGCATGGTGGCGTCTTCGGGCTGACTTTGCCATTTTGGTTTCGGGGTTCTGGACAATTGATTGAGCTATCGGAGTTATGGAAGAATAAGCCAATGACGGTTAAAATGGTTCCGACAGTGAGTAGAATGTAAGGGTTGGGCATTGGGATTTGTTGAGATGGGGGGTGATCCGGTGCCATTATAGGGCAAGTTTCCCCTGAGGAAACGGTCGGTTTCCGAACCCGTGGTTAAAACTCCGAAGCCAAAATACCGAATGTCGGACTCGAACCGACACGCCTTGCGGCAATCGCTTTTGAGGCGACCATGACTACCAATTCCATCAATTCGGCATTTGCCCTGAGTAGCCAGCTCAAGGACTTTTTGGATGTTTGAACCGTCGCTCATTTCACCCTCCATTTTGATATGGGAGATGGGATCCTTTAAGGAGTTAACTCCCGAGCAAGTTACTGATTGCTCACCGATAGAATTTTGCTAACCTAAGCTAACAATGCACAGGTATTAATACCTGAGGGGCTATCTCCCAAAGTCTCAAGAAATCTTGAGACGCTTTTTACCCAGATATTCCGGGCACACCGTCTCTTTTTGGCTGGCCCAGAGAAGACGGGCCATAGGAGCAGGGGGACTCGAACCCCCACAGCCGAAGCCAGAAGTTTTTAAGACTTCAGTGTCTACCATTCCACCATGCTCCCTTTGTGTGCATAGGGCTTATGACCCTAGTATAGCACCCCTTGAGTAAAAGTCAGGGCCTTTGGGATTAGTTCGGGGGGAGTTCAATTCAGGGGTCAACCCCAAAGCAACCCCCCCAAAGCAAAACCCATCGGCTATCAACCAATCGTTAAATACTCAAATAAGACCTAGCCTCTACAATTTCCAAGCCATCCCCACCGAAAGTAAAAGCAGTCTGGATGCCCCTGTGATTTGAAAACGGGCTAGAGATCGTCACCGTTAGGGAATTAGGGTTATCTAACTCCCCATAGGAAACTCTGCCCAGGGTCAACCAGTTAGATTGGAATCTATTGATGATAGACTCTTTTGAAAGTCGTGGGTATTGGGATTGCATTTGTTTGCTAAGGCTGCCCCTAAATCAGGCAGTGAGTACACATGGAGTAGATTTACCCAACTTGCTGAAATTGGTCGTCGTCACTAGTTTCACGGGTTGACTGGCGGACATCTTGGCATCCGATTGGGCACCAGCCAGCAATTTCATTTGCTTTAGGGTAGCCAGCATTTCGGTAGCTTCCTTGGCGCCATCACGGTTGGCGATAGCAAGTTTGGAATGGTTTTTGCGGGCAATGCCATAATCATTACCGTACTGCGCCCACCAAGCATCTTGTTGCTCGATGTCCCAATCATAGGAAAACACAGGCACATCAGAGATGGCGTGTTGATTGGTGCGGATTTGATCTTTGCGATTGCGTTGGCCTTGACTGAGTTGGCTGTAGGCTTGCTTCCAGTCGGCAATGGCTTGAAGGTAGGTTTCCTTAGTAGTGAAAGCGGTGAAGGTGGTGAATGCGGCTAGAGTTGTCATTGTTTTTGTTGTGTGTGTTTTGGTGTGGGCTATCGACTAGGCTAGTGTCAATTTGGGTTGAGATGCGGGCACGGGGACACCATGCTTATTGATGTACTCAAGGACGGCTTCGGAAAATTTCTTACTGGAATAAGTGATGAAAGGATTGAAATCATCATCATCATCTTCCCATACCCAGACCCCATTTTCATAGTAAATATCCATCACCTGGTGGGTGTCTTCCTGGCCATTGAACCTTGTTTCACTCACAGTGGCACGGTCGGTCTCGATATTGTAAATTTTTACGGTTTCCCCTAATACCTCAAAGAGATATGAGATGTGGGGAGTGTAGGGTTGAGGCAGGGTCATTGTTTGTGGTTGCTGTTGGCGGTTGCTGTTGAAGCGATTGAAGCGATTAAAGCTGTGGTTGTTACGTTCCCATTGTAGCTTAAAGGGGGAGCTGAGTCAAGGGGGAGGCCAAACCCCGACCCTCATTCAATCCAATGGGGGACTACTCGGCTTGTGTGTGTTTCATTGTTGGGGGGTTTGGGGGGGGGGGGGTAAGCGGCCTTTAGGCTCTAACCCTATCAGAGTTCTGCAAACTCAGTTTCATACTGGGAAAGCTGTTCTGCAAGTTCGGCTTCAATAACGGAAAGCAACTCCTTGTTCCCCCTTTTCCTATTAAGTCTAGCTTTTATACCAGACCCATCACTATACTCGGAGATTGACAAATTGCCGGGAATGGTCATTGAGGCGAGTTCGGATATTTGCTCAAGAGCACTACGGGTTGTGGAAATTAACTCCAAAAGCTCTTTGCCTTTGATAATTTGTTCTTCAGTCATTGTTGTTTGTTAGGGAGTGTAATGCAATGGTACCATACGTTGGTATCATACGTTGGTATAATACAAAATTGAAACAAGATCAAGGCAATACCAATTTCAACGTCATGTACCACCATGGAGAAACTCAGCTTGGATTTGCTTGTAGGTGCAGCGTTTATTGTCCGCAGGACTAACCCTTAGCAACCCTTCAGGAAGCTCCGTATACTCGGAAAGAAGTTTGACTTCAATGTCTTTGGTCTTAATGTCAGGAATCATCTTGGTTTTAATGTCAGGAATTGCTTTTTGGACAAGCTTTTTTTAAAGCCATGATGGCGGAAAGGGTGTTTCGAACTTCAGTCGGGGTTCTGCACCACCCTAAAGCATTGGAAACTTGTTTGCGGCTGGAGCATAACTCTTCGGCCCAAAATCTAAACAGTTCGGCATCTTTGTCATCGTTGGGGGCATCCATATTTAGTCTTTGTGTCCTGAATCTGCATTCCGCTCAAAACCCGAAGCAATAGATCTGATATAACTTTGAGTCTCCTCCGTCACACCGAAATTACAGATGTTTGGAGGGGTACCTGCCGCCCAGCGTGCAATCAATTCGGCTTCCAATTCCGGGGTGTGGCGTGAGCGGGTACGCAGATACCAAACATCATGAGCACAATTCACGGAAACACCAAGTTCGGTTGCTAGGTCTCTCATGTATTGCTCCAACTCCTCGTAGTATTCGTTGAGAACGTCCTCGTGAGATGCGGTGGGAGCTTCGTTGGAGTTTTGCTCAGGTGTCATTTTGCGGTTGGGTGATGATTGGTTAGCTGAAGGTATTGTATTGGTTTTAAACCAGAGAGTCAAGGTTCGGGAACCCCGCTCTCAACATTGTTTGGCGTATTTCCCTTCGGTATAAATTTTGGTTTTGATCCCCGAATAAACAGGCATATAGATTTGTCCACCGATGAAAACCAATCTGAAATAGTCCCTAACTAGGAAATTTTCAAAGTTTGTTTCTGTTAAGGACGCTACTTGACGCATTGTTTCCAAGGTGCTGCATTGGGTTTGAAGCCGTGTGTTTTGGCACCGGAGTTCCTGGTTAAGGTTCCAGAGATCGGATTTCGTGTGTTTCATGGCTGATTGTTACGAGAGCCTATGGCAAGGATTGCCTTACCGATTTGTTGCCAAATGGTTAGAGGTTTCGGTGGCAAGGGTACCCATTGGTTATGGGCTTTGCAGCTCCAGTCAAAATCTTGATAAAGGGGGTGGTTAACTCTATTGCAATAGTCCCCGCAAAGGTTGCAAAACCTCCACCTATCTTGCAATTCTTGGGAGATAAAATCACCAGGGGTGCTGTGGCCGCATGTAGAGCAGTTTTTGATTGGGAGTTCAGTCATTGTTCTTAGTGTGGGGAATCGAATGCAGGACTTTGATTGGCCCTGAAGGTTAGTGACGGGGTAAATGCTTAGTGCCTTAACTTAGCTACTGTAGGTTGTTTTCTCTGGGGTTACCAGGGCGGTTATCTGTACTAAAAGGTTCGGTAATTACGCCATCGTAAGCCGGAGTCAAAGACCCTGGTTGACCACATTCCTTAAGCCAACCCTCATACCAAATCTGAGCCGAACCACGGATCACTTCGTCAATCATGTCCGTCAGGATCCACTCTTGGCTATCTGGAAATGCCGTGCCCTTTAGTTGCACATACCGGTGACCTGCCCAGTAGTCTAGAAACGTTCGGTCTTCGTTCGGGAAGAGGTCAAAGAGTAGCTGACTTATGAGCGGGCGCTTCTCAATGCCTCGACTTATTTTGTCAAGCGTAACTTTGATGGCTTCTAGTTGGTCTTTGGTAAGGGTGTTTTTCGGGGTTGGGCTAGGGTTGACTTTTCCGGTGGAGGTTGTTGTCAGTGCGAGTTCAGGCATTGACTTGGGGGCTATGGTTGAGGTGTTAGGGCTATTGTAGGTTGTTTGCTTTCGGGTGTGGGTGCGGATTCCCGTACTAAAAGGTTCGGTTATTACACCATCGGAAGCCGGAGTCAACGAATCCCGAGTGCGTCCCTTTGCTCAAGAGTCAATGCTTCCATTGCTACCCTCCTTGCTTCCGCCTTAACTTTTTCCGCTTCCTTTCGCTTTCGGTGGTTTTCACACCGTTTTTCATATTCTCCGTCAGTCTCCTCTCTAACTTTGTAATATTTAGTTTCACACATTGCGTACTCATGGCCGTAGTCGTTATCGATCCACTTTTCGCTATCCATGTGGGTGAAACCCTCGTTTAAGATATCTTGAAGATACGCAATAACTGCTGAAATTTCCCTACTGAAGACATCAGTGGCATTATCCGTGTATTGCTCTTTTTTAGACTGCATTTTGTAGTCAGTTACAGTTAGCCTTTTGAGTTTTGCCATTTTGCCTTTGTTTTTGTTTTCAAAAGAATTCTAAAGGGATGCCCTAACAGATTATTGACTAATACCCAAAGCCTCTCTTTGCTCCTGGGATAGTCCCGCAATAGTCACCCTCCGTCTCTCCGCTTTTTCTTCCCTTTCTAATTCAACTTTCAGTCGTGCCTGATACTCTGCCTCAGTTTCCTCTCTTTCTTTGAAAAAGGAAAGATAAGCTGTACCGGACCCCTACCATCCAGAGATGTTTACGTCTAAGGTTGTAAAACCTTCGTCTATGAGAGACTCTATATAGTCCGCAAGTTCCCTAAGGTTTGTGGGGAGGTACTCCATGTCATCTTCAAGTTTTTCTTGTCTGTTGATGTTGTGGGTGAATAACCCTAACTTGTATTCTTTAATTAGTTTCTTTGTTTTTTCCATTTTGGTTTAGTGATTTGTTGTGTAGGGAGCCTATCCCTTTGTGTCCCAACCAGTGTAAAGCACCCTGTACATTACTCGATGGGAACCTAGTGACATGCAACTTTAAGCAACCAAATGGAATGCACAATGCCACACCAATTAGTCCACTGACCCACCCGACCCTGCGCTCATGGTCGCGAATTTTGGTGTCCACAATCTCGTTGGCAATACGGGTGATTGCCTCCAGGGTTTCAGGGTCTAGGTGTGTCATTGGTTGCTGGTTTAGCGGTCGGGTTGGCAATTAGCATCTCATGATGAGGTCATTTCCTGGGGGTCTTTGGGCCGGGTTTGTTGGTGGGACGGGCACTGAAGACCCTGAGTGAATCTCATTCAAGGCACCTTGAACTTCAGGACCCCCAAAGCTCGGGTCAATCTCATGGTAAAAAACCATGTTGAGGTGGTTGCGAATAGTTTGAATTTGCTCCGGAGTGAGGGATTCGGGATCCCCAAGCTCAAAGAGCCCTTGTAGCCAATAGCAAAAGTCGCGTGATGTCATTTTGGTTTCGGTGGTTGATGGTTGGGGGTGTAGCAATTAATTAGTGGCTATTACTGACAAAGGTGACTGTGATACCCCTGGGGGGCCAACATGCCCTTCCTTACCTATGGGCCCCAGCGGGTTGCCTACTCTAACGATCCGCCATGTGGTTGTACCATCGGGTTGTCGCTGCTCGATCTGAATGGCTTGATCTGGGTCAAACCCGTACTTGGCTATGAATGCCTGAAGAACCTCTTCGCGCTGAGACAGGATTGGGTTTACCATGTTTTGTGAACTGTTGTGAAACACTTGTAGTCCCTTATTGTCTGGGCTCTGCCTCGGTACCTCATACGACCCGGCCACGGCGGCGATGACTTCAGTTTGGTCCGAATTGAGTTCGGTCCCAGTAACACCTAGAATGTAGCCTTGCAGCCATGTTACAAAGTCAGTTTTGTTCATTTTGTGAGTGGGGAGTGAAATTAAGAGAGGTAGTGGGGCCAATTATCGTTACTGAGGGAATTTTCTTCGTAGTCGATGACACCTTGAACAACAGAGAGGAGAATCTTGTGCCCATCAACATCAGTATTCTGACTACCTTCGTGACCTCCGGGGGTCCACAGTTTTCGGGTCCTATCCATGAATACGCCAATAAAGATTCCCTTTAGGCAATCGGCAAGAAGCCCCTTGAGTTGTTCCTTCTGAGAGTGGACAACAAGGTTGGTTACAACTTGGTTGGTTACAACTTGGTTCAAGTTGATAAAAGATGCTGTCCTGTCCCTCAACGACCCCATCAACCTCGGAGTGAAGTTTTCTGAGGACCGACAAAGGAAAAGTAGGTCTCTAAATATATACTTTGAAAAAGCCGCATTAGCATCGTTTTTACGTTCACCCTCTAAGTGGTTGAGCGACCCCTTTATGGCAGCAACCTGCCCAATTAGTGTGGAGGCTAAAAGACTTTGCCACTCTTCAATGACTATGTCAAGTTCTTCGAGACAGTCGGCATAAGTTAAATCTCTTTTCGTCATATAGTCGTGTAAAGTAAACTTCTGAAGAACCCCATCTACGACATCCTTACGCATCATTGTAAATTTAACCGGGATCTTGCGTGGAGAACCTACAAAGAGTCTATCCTCATGACAAGCCTCAAAGAATTTGTCAATGTTAAAGTCGTCTCGCTTAACGGCAATGTCGTGGTATCTATTGTCACCGAATTCTAACTCCACTAAGTTTTCACGGAGAGCGTCCAAAATGAACGGCAAACCAACTCCGGAGGAGTTCTCTCCGCCGCCATAATCGTCGTACTCGCTACTAAAGGGGAGAAGACAAGGTTTGAAAAGGCATGTTGAGTAGCAGTAGTCGCTTTTATTGACATTTTCCTCTAGCACAAACACATAGACCGGTTGCCCAGCATAGATGTGAAGGTTGGAAATTCCACAAGTTTTGTTCCAGCAGCCCATTTTGAAGTTGTTTTGGTTTTAGTATTGGTTTTAGTTGAAGGTAATAGATGATGGTCGCAGGGCAATTAGCAATTTATTGCCGGGGGCCACAACCTACCGGGTCCCTCTGGCTGATAGTGAGGGTAGCGACCAGGAATGGGGGGACCTTCGTAGGTCCATTTTTGGTGTTCCCACAACTTTTTCAAAATCTCATCAGGGAGTTGCCGACCGATATCGGTGGTTGGGTCAACCTCAGGCCGCTCTGTCAGTATAGCATGATCGGGGCCAGGCTCAGGGTGGGTGAAAACCGTATCGAGCTTTGCCTTCAGGGTAGTTAGTTGCCCCGGGTTTAGGCTGGTACCGCAACCTTCGAGGAAGCCTTGTAGCCAAATGCAGAATGTTGCTGGTGTTTGTGTGGTCATTGTGTTGTGAGGTCTGGGAATTTAAAGACGTTTTTAGAATCCATACGGATGGATTTCAGAAATTTACAATGCTTTACATATTCAATATCGAAGCCTGTTGCATAGGTATCAATATCATTTTGATCGGCCACAAGGAGCCAACCTTCCGGGTCTATAATCCCTTTTCGTAGAGCAGCCAACCTCCACCATAGTGATGGGTATTTCGCCATGAACATCGCCCAATGGTATTTAATGAAGTATTTACCTTCTTCGAGACTAATTCTTTCAACTCTACCGAAACCGCCAACTGTTTCGCTACGGTCACCGGCCGTAACAGAAAATGTATTTTGTGGTTCTCCGTGGGGGATGTTGTTAGGGGTCAAAAAGCCAACTCCGAAGCAAGGGTTTTTAAAGTCCATAGGGCAACCTTCTGTAGTTGAAGCTAAAACATAGTCATCAATTTCTGGTATGGTTGTGCCTACGGGGTGTTCGTGATACCAACTTTCTGGGTTCAAAGGACCATTCATTTCTCAGTGGCAACTTTGATCGTAGGGTGACCATGCTCACCTTGGTAGTTCTCCCTAGTTCCCTCAAGGATGTAACGAGCTTCCTCAAGGTAGACATCCCAGGGGGCTTCCCCTTCAAGCGTATCAGGCGGGCCGTTAATGCGGTCAACGAGCATATTCTGATACGCCGCGATTGGGATCGCTTGCTCAAGGGGCAGGAAGAGTTCGGGTGTATACTCAGGTGGTTTCATAGTGTTTGAGGGGTGGAAAGGTTACAATGACCCTGTCACGACTGCTAGAATGTCTTCTTCACTTCCAAATGGGCACTTACCGTCAGCGTAAACGGAAATACGATTGTAACCTTTGTAATCATTTCTATAAGAAATTTGCCACAAGTCACCATCCCAGCTTACCTCGTGAACGGTGGCAATCCTATTGTCTCGAAGAATTAGGCGGTCTCCTTGCTTGACGACATGGCCGTTAATGGTTACGGGAGTGTCTGAGGTAGTCTTTTTATGCGTGTTTGCCGATGTCTTTGTCGGGATTTCGGTTGGAATCAATGCTACAACACGACGAAGCAAAGCAACTTGCTCAGAACTGAGTCCTGCATCTCCGTCATCTAAGACGGTTGGCAGGATTTGGTTAAGTAATGCCGCTCCTTCTCGCTTCAAGGCCAGCTGAGGATTGGGAACCCAGTCTGGTGTATGCAACCATGGGGAGCCGCGCTCAGCGACGAGTTCCCAACCCTGCAAATACCACCATACTGAGCCGTCGCCGCTTGAGTTCAAACACTGAACATAACCACCTTTGTTCGCATCTTCTGCGGTCGGCGGCCTATGACTGATGCCATTGGTCGGCATTTGGTGCCGCATCGCCTCGAAGGCTTGGGTAGCGCCCCATCGGGCAAAGAATTTGTAGTTGTTTTCGTCAGTAAAGTAGCTGCGCTCTTCTATCAAATCTTTCGGCGGTACGACGCTGTTGGGATCAAATGCCATAATAGGTTCTTAGATGGGAGAGGGTTGGTAACAAAGCAACTATACTGCGTCTGCCACGCAGAAACAAGGCTGAGAACCGAACCGGATAGGGCGGTTATCTGACTTTGCCGTGTTGGTAAAAAAGTTTTTTACCATTGCGTTCATACTTTTTGAAATTTTTCGAGTGTTAAAAATCCCCTAGACAGAATTGAACTGTCGTCTCTCGCTTACAAGGCGAGTGCATCACCACAATGCTTTAGGGGCAAGCATCCCCATTATAGCATGGCTTGGCAAAAAGTCAATGCCCCCAGAGTCAGGGTGCCGGTTTTGACACCCCGCGCCTCTAGATTACGGACTGTAAGGGCCAATAAACGGGATGCCCCCCTCTCCTACACCACAACCAAGTTATCACGAACCCAATCAGATGAGTAAGAATACACTTCATCATCAATGCCAATAGCAACATAGTCAGGGTGTGAGACCGTTGCATCACCCTCCCTCATCTTAATGGTTACGGTATACCCAGCAGGGACAGGGACAAATTTGCACAGGGCACTGCGGCGATACAGGCCAGAATTGGGCTCAGTTTCTTCCCAGGAGCCAGGAAAAATATCAACCTTACACGGGTACGGCTGTGACCCATCGACCGGCATCAGTACATAGTCAATGCCTTCGACGGCAGTTAAATCACCCCTTTCTCGGGGGAAGACTTCGGTACCGACCGTCGGGCGAATGCGGACCAGGGTTTTTCGCTTTGCAGTCAAAGGTTGCCCGAAAGCTGCGATGACTTCGGTTCCGGTTGTGAATGTGAGGGTTGTCATTTTTGATGTTGGTTTGGGTGGTGGGTTTAGGTTTGGAGCTAGACGGTTAGACCCCCGTAGTTTAGCAGACCACTAAGGCAAAGTCTTTCGCTTCGCCTTTTATGCTAACGGGGGCCCGCATCAACGCATGGCCGATTGTTTCGCCGGGTTGCACGTTGACAATCAAAGGTGGTTTTGGCGGTTGAGCCATATGCTTGTAGTTAGGCGAATTAAGCCGAGTGCAATCAACCCCGGTTGGTTGGAGCAGTCAGGATAGGCAACCCACCTTGGTTAGGGGCTACGAAATAGGTTTTGTTTCCCTTTTCTGCCCCTTCCTCAATGTGTTGAATTTGCAGGAACGTCAAATACTCGGGGTTATCCTTAAGGCTAGCACCAATGATTTTATTGGATTCTGCGATACCTTCAGCTTCTTTGATGCGAACTTCTTTCAGCTTTTCGGCACTATCTAGTTTAGCTTGGGCTTCCAGAACTGCGACTTGGCGTGTATATTCGGCCTTTTGCAACTCGGCCTTCCCTTCTAGTGACTGCTGCCAGACTCCGTATTGGGGAAGTACAAACATTGCAGTTGCAATGATGGCCGCCAAAAGGAATGCCAGGATGCCAAAAATGATGCCGCCAGAATAGCTATCGTAGCTTTTCATCTTTTAGTTGTTTGGTAGTTTGAATCCATTGGGATAATAACCCTTTGGAAAGTTCCAGGCCGGATTCGAACCGGCGTTTCAGGCTTTGCAGGCCCGCGCCTTAGACCACTTGGCGACTGGAACGGATGGGCCTGGGGTTGCCAGGGTTTTGCCATTTCTTTTCAAGAAAATCGGTGTCTTGCTGGGTTATCTTGTGAAGCCTTTCGTAAAATTGTTCTAACTTTTGATCGACCTCTTCTCTGTTTACTGTCATTGGCATGTTCAAGCGGGCGTCTTCTAATGATGACAAGGCATCACGAACTAAAGTTTTGAGGGACCCTACTTGTTTTCCAAGATGGTGCATCTCGTCTCGCTGCTGTTCTAGGGGGGGGTCAATGTTTGCCATTGTGTTGGGAATTTGAAGCCGTGGATACTATAGCACCTTACACAGAGTAAGGCAAGCCCCTCACTCGTTTGTAAACCTCCCCCCTCACTACTACTTGTTCCTCTTCACTGAGGGCAAACCAAATCTTGTCTAGTTCTTCCAGGATTTGATCTTCGACATCTTCATTCCCTTCGGCAAGGGCTTTCAAAGATTCTTCTAGCTTTGATAGGTAAATCTCTACCATGGCATTAAAATTGAGAGAAAAAAAAAAATCAGCGTTTTGATAATCCATGGGAACTTGTAAGGCAAGTTTACAACTTGGGTGCGTATCTTAGTGTGATGGGGGATATCGGGCTTGAACCGATCTCAATCCAAGACAATAAAGACGGAATTTTGTATCACATTGGGGCCAAAATATAAAGAACCTTCCTCAGTTACACAATAGTAGTACTTAAGATCTTCCAAGTTAGTAGTCAACATTTGTTCGAGTGCTTTCCTTTCGGACTCCGTTAAGGGTTGCTCCACAGAGACGAAAGTTCCAAGAGGGGTGATTGCTTTGATTTTCATGGTTGGGGGTTAGGGGGAGATGGGCGGGCTGGGGAGGGGGTGCCAGTGAGTGTCTCGGGGGCGGTAGCACACTTGAGGCAGTTCAACCCGCATTTCATACCCATCCCACACAAGAATCTCAGTCGGAACTTCAATGCTTCCCTTGCCACCCCGTGGCGCTGTTTCAATCGGCTGCCAGGGGTTGCGCTGGTTCCATGCAGCGATAGCTTTATCAATGCTGCCAGTTTCATCATAACTGAAAGCCGGTCCAGCTGCTTCACAGTTGCCGCATACAACAAAGTTGTAAATGCCATCGTCGTGAAAGCTGACATCAACGCTGCCACAAAACGGGCAGGGTAGGAGGTTAGGGGTGGTGGCGTCAGGCATGGGTTTGCCTTTCATGGGTCAATCATAGCGTTTCTGCGCGGCAGAAACAAGGGAGAGAACCGAACCGGATAGCACGGTAGACCGACCCTCACTAGAGCAGTGACCGCCTTAGATAGCAACCGGTGTAAATACCCCATAGTATGCCCTGCCATAACAGCCGGATTCAGCCAACGTAGTAACACAACCGGGTTGCCCTATCCACTCATTAAGAGCATTTTCGGTAAGTTCATGGGGGTGGCCATCATGAGCAGGAATGTTGACCCACTCGAAAATTCTAAAAATCGGTGCAGCTTTCAGGGCGTTATGAATGATTTTAGCAGGGTCTACCGTATGTTGTAAACAGTTATACATCCATACTTCATCCCACCCTGTGTCTTCAATTTCTTCACCCATCGAAACTGAAACTGAGACGTTATTACTTGCGTACCGATCAACGGTCCATTGAGGGTAGGATATCGGGTCTACGACTTTTCCTTCGGTTAAGTTGATGGCTTTAAGCAAAAGGCTGCTGGGACCGCCACCGATATCAAGGATTCTTTTGCCCCCCACATCAAAACTATAATGGGTCCGATGCAACCCCATCAATTTTCCGTAGACGAATTGCTTCTGTTCCTCGTCAAAGGTATTGCAGCAGTTACCCCAGTATGACTTTTCAAAGTCGTAGTCGTTGCTGTGATCGTTATGGTTGTCGTGGTCGTTATGGCTCATTTCAGTGGGTTAAATATGTGATATTTGCGCTAGCAAAACATGGCGGACCGGAGAATTGAACTCCTATTCCTCTGGGTTATGGGCCCAGCGTGACTACCGTGACACTCGTCCGCATTAAGGTCGGGGCATTTCACCCCCGCTAGGGTTAATACAAACCGTTTTTGTTTGCCAAAAGGGCAATGGGTGTGGCAAGGATTTGAACCTGCGTGTGCTTAACAAACCGGTTTACAGCCGGTCCCCTTCGACCACTCGGGCACACACCCTTTGAGATGGGGTTTTAACCGTGGGGTTATAGCCGTGAAGTTGTCAAGATGGTTGTTTTTCTTTAGCAAAGAAATTTGTAAATTGCTGAACCATCTTAGTTTTGCGCCAGCAAAACATGGCGGAAGCTGGATTTGCACCAGCGATCTTCAGGGTATGAGCCTGACGAGATTCTACTTCTCTACTCCGCGTTATTGTACCGTGTGTTAATTACGGTAATCGGGATGGAAGGTACTGCCCCTTCTATTCTGCTTCCCAAAAGCAGTGTGATACTTTTCTACTACACCCCGTTTTCTGAATAATCAAACCGTCAGGTTTGAATGGAATCATGGAGACTCGAACTCCAAACTCTCTGCTTGCAAAACAGATGCTCTTCCAATTGAGCTATGACCCCGTGTTCACCTAATGCTTTCTAACATGTAGGTTTTACCCTTGAGTGTGACAGTGAGCGAAGGGTTAGCTATGGCAGCAGCCAGTTGCTTCCTTGCTTCAGGGTCGTTTAGAATTTCCTTAATTAGCTTGGTTGGTTTTACTTTCACTCCAAGACCTCATAAGAGCCTGATACTTAACTTCATCTTCTTGAGCTTGCTTTTGAATTATATCGTAAGCTTGCTCCACTCCCGCCGCTAAAGACTTGTATATGTATTCATTCTCAGGTTTACCCTGGATGAAGGTCTCTGGGCACTTCCCCAGGGAAATTAAAAGATTGTACATACTCTCATGCACGTACTCTTCTTTAGTTTGTTCGATCTTTTGCATGGGTTTACCTAAAAAAAAAATTCACTAGGGCAAGATGGTTGTTTTTTCTACCAAAAAGAAAGTTTTTAGATTGCTGAACCATCTTAGTTTTGCTATCGCAAAACAACCGGAAATCGCAGAATCGAACTGCGGACCTCTCGTTTTTCAGACGAGCGCTCTCCACCAAGACTGAGCTAATTCCCGTTTTTTACCAGGGTTTGATCTCCCGGTAGTTATTACCCCTAGACTTTCACCTGAGGGCAAATTGAACGCACGGGACTCGAACCCGCATCCTCCACCAACCCGGTGGCGCTCTACCACTTGGAGCTAACGTCCAAATCTTTCTATTATAGTGTCTGCAAACACCATTTTAAGAAGGGACTTAGGCGATTGCAGTCGCTTTGGCCTCTAGGGGCTTTCACCCTTTACGTTGAATTCGCCAAGCAAACGCAGTGGCGCCAATTTCAACTATTGCTACCCCTTAAGTATCCTTAAGAAGTAACGACTTCGAGGAGATTCGGACTCCCGGTCTCTGCCGTGACAGGGCAGCGCTTTAGGCCGCTAAGCTACGAAGTCATTTGCCCCTGCCCTGACTCACTTGCTTGTTCCGAAGAACCGCACTAGCAAACCTGCTTGGAGCAAGCGCCCAATGAGGGAGTCGAACCCCCGTATTCTAGTCCGTAGCCAGACGCTCTAATCCACTGAGCTAATTGGGCAGTTTTCTGACGAAGTTTTCGTAAGTTTTTCGTAAGAAAAAGTGGCCCCCAAGGGACTTGAACCCTTACAGCTTTCGCCGGGAGTTTTTAAGACTCCTGTGTCTACCCTTCCACCAGAAGGCCATTTGGTGTCAAATTGTCAAGTTGCTGTTGGGTTGAAGGGCTTTGTGTCCCTTACCTTTGTATTATAGGTTGTCAGCCCTGGCAAGTAAAGGGCGGTTAACCGAACGTTTGCCGAGCAAACGACACCGGAGAGAGGGATCGAACCCCCATCTACTGGTTTGGAAGCAGTGGTCTTACCATTAGACGACTCCGGCATTTTATCTTAAATTTTCTCGTGAGAGAAAAAGCGGGTAGGGGTAGTCGAAACCCCGTCTACTGTTTGGAAGACAGTCATATTGGCCGTTATACGATACCCGCATTTTGTATGTTGCTTCGGCAATGTTTACGTCAGCAAAAGGGTAATGAGACTTTAAGGTGATGGTCTCCCATTTCCACCCTAAGTCATATTACCCACACTCAACCTCAAGCAATGCCCCAACCAGGGAATCGAACCTGGAGGCAACAGAATCTATTTTCAATAAGAAGGTGGGTTTTCAAGTCACACCTTATCAACGTAGGTTCAATACGTCTATCAGCATTTACTTGTAGATTTGAACCCTAATGCCTGTTCCAACTACTTTGGGACTTTTTGTGTTTTGAACATTCCTAACAAAATTAGGCTAGATGATTGTTTTTCCAATTTTGAAGGAGTTGATCGCTGAATCATCTACTTTTCTGCAGAGCAGAAAATGGCGGATCGAGGAATCGAACCTCTATTCCTCCAGCTTATGAGGCTGGCGTTACATCCCTATTATAGGGATCTCTTAAGAAAGTAAACTCTTTCCCGAAGGGAAATACCCGCGATGAGACTCGAACTCACACATAACAACCTTCTCAGGGTTGCCCCTCTTCCAATTGGGGTACGCGGGTGTAAAATTCCCCTAAAGGAAAGTTCCTAAGATAGGATTCGAACCTATATAAACTCCTTCAAAGGGAGGTGTCCTACCGTTAGACGACTCAGGATTATAGAGGGGGGCTTCTCAGAGAAAGAAGCGAAGAGGTCTCTCGAAAACTTGACGAATCAAGGGAGAGGGTCCTGTGCTAATCATCCTGGGGGAAAAGGCCGAGAGGGGCCTCCAAGACAACAGCGAGGTGTGTCCTGACAAAAAGGCTTCGTCAGAGTGAGTTAGTTGAGACATATCATCTTGAATAAGAGCAATCCAGCTGGCTTGGTTTTCGTTCTCTACTCGGGAGTTGCGACCGAGATTCCACCAGTTTTTCAGTCTCATGCGATCGGTGATGTTGCTTTCCATGTGTCTACTCAGACTACTTCGTTGGTTTCCTGGAGAGGAAGCTTGTTACTCTCTTTCAGAACGTGAAGCGCGAAAATCTCGGCTTGGGTAAATTGATCGATGCCTGCCTTCACGAGGAAGGCTTTATTCATCAACTCCTTAACAACTTTCTCGATAAAGGGAGTGTTGTAATAATGGCCGTCGATACAAACCGCTTCGTATGAGTGCCAGGCGGGAGTGCTTTCCATAAATCTAGGATAGCGTTTCTGCACTGCAGAAACAAGCCGGAGAACCGGCCTTGGCGGTTCGGGTAACCGTCCTTTGCGTAGCAAAGACCGAACCTTTTGCTGAAGCGAAAGACCGAACTTTCTCGTGAAGGGAAGCCGCTAAACGATTCCACATTGGTCCCTGATTAACAGGGGACGGAGAATGAGGGATTTGAACCCACGGGTGCCCGATGAGGACACCACCTGCTTTCCAAGCAGGCACCATAAGCCACTCGGTCAATTCTCCAATTTGAGAGTAGGTGGATTCGAACCACCATTGCCAGATGAAAGAATCGAACTTTCGATGCCGTCGCACCCGTCCTGCCCAGACGCACTCTCAACAGAAGAAGGGGGATTCGAACCCCCGGAGCCGCTTTCGCGACTCAACGGTTTAGCAAACCATCGCCTTAAGCCTCTCGGCCACTCTTCTATGTTTTCCGTAAGGAAAACGCCCTCTGCAGGATTCAAACCTGCGACTCCCGAGTTCGAAGCCCGGTACTCTGTTTACTGAGTTAAGAAGGCTCTTTTCAGAAGTGAACTTATCATAGTTGTGCCCACAATAAGTAAACTTTTGTCTCGTCAAACAACAAGGTTGGACTTGAACCAACGGCTTGCTTTACCCTCCAGCGTTACGGTCCTTTACCGGGACTTTTTTCAAAGTCCGAGGAGGTTGCTGCTCTACCAACTGAGCTACTTGTTGCTTTGGTTTGTTTCTGAAAGGGTCAGACATGGGCTACCCCGGATTCGAACCGGGAAGCATTTCATTCTAAGTGAAATAGGTATGCCAGTTCCCGTCAGCAGCCCGAAACAACCCACCTATTGTCAGTAGATTGCCTATAATATAGCAACTTTTGGTTGCCTTTAACCGACATATGTAAAATCGGCTGGAGCTTAATTAGTATGGCCCCAATTGAAGTGGAGAGGCTTGAACTCTCAATGTTAAGATTGCGTCTGGCTGCTACTTAACAGGTGGTTTCAACCATGAGCCAGGAAGTTGCTATTAGCATTTACAACCCCATCCGTATCGGCTGATTCCACACCCCCGTATACCAGTTCCGGCACACTCCGTACCGGTTATTACTGACCCTTAGCTGCAAACCGGAAACCTGTGCTAAGCGCTCCCAAGTTTAGAAAGGACTGTGCCAGGTACTTGGGGAAACCTTTTCCTTCCCCGGCCGGGAAAGAATGGGAACGGTCGGGATCGAACCGACGACCTATCGGGTAAGAACCGAGTGCTCTAGACCGCTGAGCTACGCTCCCTTGGTGTTAAATTGTCTAGTTTCTGTCAATGGCGTAACCAGTGGCGTTACTACCAGCGACACCCTAATTATAGGGTCTTGCCCCGGTAAAGTAAAGGACGGTTTGCCGCCCCCACCTTACGGACTTTTTCGCGTTTTTCGCGTTAGCGAAAATGGGTGAGGAGGGAATTGAACCCCCGAGGTTAAAAAACCACTTCAGCTTTACAGGCTGACACTACGTTGCCAACAGTAGACACTCACCCTTGGTATCACGTCTCAGATTACGGTTCTGAGTTTTCCCGGTGCATGTTTCCGGTCGAGTTAATAACCCTTGCGAGGTTCTCTTGATACTCCAATCGTGATTGTTTTTCTGCAGAGCAGAAATGGGTCACCGGGGACTCGAACCCCGAACCGTCTCCTTAAAAGGGAGCTACGCTACCAATTGCGTTAGTGACCCAAATTGCAAATTGTCAAGTTGCGTTGCTTGCGGTTGTGCCCCTTACCTTTGTAGTATAGGGTGCTGGCCCTGGCAAGTAAAGGGCGGTTAACCGAACCTTGCGCCTGGAAAAATTTCGGGAGGGGGCGTTAGCCCCCGACCAGGGACGGGCGCCGCAGGCGATTGCCCGGACCCGGCACCACCCTGCACCATGGCGCCAAGGGTAATACCCGCGGATACCGTGATCTCTCAGGTATTATACCCCCCCTATAATCAGCATTATAATACTAAGCAACAAAATCCCCTAGCTGAATCCTGCCCTCCGGCACCCATTCTTTGACAATAGCCCTAATTATGGGCTTAGTTGGCCTATACTGGAAGGGAATATCCGACATGTCCAAACTCTCGGGTCCAACTAAAACCCGTTGACGCTTAATGTAGGTCCCATGGGTGAATGCCCTAGGGAGTTCTTCCCAAGGTTTCCCTATTTGCTTCAACAAGGTCTTCATTTCCTCGCAAGTTACCCCTTGGAGCGACTTATGGGAAAATAGACTCTGAGCGTACATTGACACTGAGTTTTTTGTAGCATCGTTAAGTCTCCATAGGAAGTTCTTGTAAACATATTCTAAATTAGGAACGTTCCATACCCTGCAGTCAAATACGGGGTACTGGCCGGACTTCTCAGGGAGGTACTTGGGTAAATTTCCTGTAAAAAATGAGCTTGCCATAGATGCCAGTATTGAAGTCAGCTTTTGATATTTCCCCCTAAATAGGAAGTCTCGATTGGAGTAATTTCGCTTGTCAAGGTGCCAATACAAAGTTATCTCATCTGATTGGCAATACCCGAGCAAAGCTTCACTTTCGGTAACAAGGTGCCTGGTGGTAGCAACCATTAGGTTAACGAATCGCTCATCAAACGGCTTTTGGAGGCCATGGGTAAACGAGCTAAAGGCCCTTCCATCGATGCGGCACATTAAAGGGCGGAAAGGATTTGCGGTCCTGCCTGCCTCTTTTTGCTCTTGTTCTTTTAGGATGTCGCCTAGGGTGTCAGTGTGTGGCATCTTGATGTGGTTGTTTGGGGTTTTACCTGTAGTTAGTCCCATTTTATTTCAATGGATTGAATACAGTCGGTATCATGAATCTTAATCTTCTCGGAAGATACAGAGTAACCGTTTTGAGTCAGTTCTTCCATCAAGGGTTGAAAAATATGAACTGTCTGCCAAGCAGGGGGCAGGTTACAATCTGAAATGTATCTCAGACTAGTCCGCCCTTCCTTGCTAGCATCATTAATTGCCCTGTAAATGTCTTTTTTAGCGTATACGGCAATTACTTCTCGGCGAGACTCCGATTGTTCCCGGGCTTGCCCTGCGGTGATTTTTTCCATGGTTTTATCTTTGATTTTATGTTGGTGCCTTGTTTGCTTCCCTGATGGTAACCTTTAAGAGGTTGTAGACAGCCTGGTCGAATTTTTGCCCTAGGCCATCATTCGGGGTCCAATTGTAGTACCTCCAGTTCAAGGCACGAAGGTCGTCTTCTTGAGAGTTGTCATACCGTGGGTATGAACCAGTTGTAGTCATATGGACATCAAGGGCACATTCTAGAAGGGTGCGTTGACCGAATGTATCCAAAACCCATTGTGGTGAATCGCAGTACATGGTTTAATTTAAGTTAGATTGCTAGGGGAGGCTCGAAGTCGAAAAAATAACGTTGTCTTGACAAGGTTTGAGTTTCATGTGTACCCTGGTGAGAAACTCCTGGGGTTCAGTGGGGTTGTTCCAGTATATTGGTTTGTACTTGTTATAGCTCAAGGCGTCCCGTGAGTCGAAACTAACGTCCCTCTCAAGGCGCTCAAGATAATACCTACTAGATAGGATTTCCTCCCCATCTTGTTCTTTGACTTTCAGTTTGCGGTCTCTTCGAATGTAGTACACCAAATAATCACTCTTTCGGGTGAAAAGCCTGCGAAGAAACCCGGAATCTCTAAACTCAAATGCCACTTCATAATTGTAACGGTTGAAGTCAAAATTGCTGAGGCTTACGTTTATCATTTTATTCCCTACGGATAATATTTAAGATAGCCCACATCATCGTAAGCCTTAAACCAATCCCTCACCCAGAGTTCAGAGTTTTCCTGGTTTTCTGGCACCATTACGTTGAGTAAGCCACCCCTCAATACTGCCCTACCATACCTCCCCCCGACATAAGCCCAAGCGTGCCTTGGATCCCCCTTAAGCATAGCATGGAGCTTATTCACGGCTTTCTCTAGGTTGACGCAACCACGTCTGTAGCAAGGTTTCATTTCTTCTTGAATAACGTATTTTAGAAATAAATCTGAAGCATTGACAAAGGTTTCAGGGTCCATGTTGCCATTATAGCGTTCTTACTAGGGGGAGCCAGTGGCAAAAACCGAACATACCTGGGCGCTTAACCGTCATCGACCCCTGGCTTCAAGTCTGGTCCGTGCCCTGCCAACATGGTAGCCATCGCAGAATGCACATTTGTACGCACTGTATGTTCCTCCATATTTCCTGCCCATCGAAACAGCCGCTTTTATGGCCTTTTCCTTAGTTCTATACGGGATTTTGGGTTTTCCTGAGCTTAGGACAATGTGTGAGTTCCTAGAAAATAAACCCCAGGCCAACCCCGTAATTACAAAGTTATGAAAGGCTCGACCAAGTGGCAGCTGATCTCGGATGGCAAGGATGAGATTTCGAAGAGTCATGGTGCTAATGGGTGGATTTTGCAAGGTGTTGGGGCCCCCAACCTAAAATCCCCCCTTCTCAGTCTCCCTGAGGGTTACTCCGACCGGGAAAATCGGGACACCACTTGCACTCAGTTCTTGGTACCTGACTGTAAGATACTTTGTTGTTGACAGTATGTCCTCACGATTTTCGTAAAGAGACCTACGGTATTCCATATCACCTTCTGGCACGACAGTGAAAGTTTCAGTCTCAGTGGCTTTACATACAAAGATTGAAACACCTTTGAATCGGCCACCCCCTTCAATAATGTCAAGGACTTCAAACTCACCGTCCACGAAATCCTTCACCTTTTGCAACTGGTTGTTCCGGTGCCCGATATCATACCCGCCAAGGTTGAACCTGACCATCGAACCCTCGTACCCAGATTCAACGAATTGACTGTGGTGGAAAATAACGTCAGATGGGGACTCCACCTCGGCAGTAGGGGTTAGTATAACGTGAGATTCTCCTAAGGGGACCAGACTCTTCAAAATTTCAAACCGTTCGGAGAAAGGTCTCGAAGGATCAACAATGTCGTAGACCCAGTATACAAGCGTGGGGGACAACTCAGGACGAAACTTCTTGATTGCAGTCATTGTCTTTTGTAGCAGCGGATTACCCGGCAGAATGAGTTCTCCGTCGAGAATGGACCCTTCAGGCAACGGTCCCAGTTCGTTCCGAATATGAGCGATACACTCGGGGATAATCGACTTGCCGCCGCGAGACCACCCCCCACTATTGTCGAGTAGCATCCGTTGTCCATTCAGTTTAGGTTGAACGAAAGCAGGCCAGATAACCTTGTGTCCTTTTTCCGAGAACTTGTGAGCCAACATAGGCAGTGGGAGAACCTTTGACTTTTGTCCAGTCTCCGAGTAACCTTTATCTGTTTGTTTTTTAAAGTCACGTTCGATTTCTAGGTAAGCTTGAGTCTCGGCGGATGTCTCATTAGACCTAACTATGTTCTTGCCGCAAACGCAGTAAGGATCACTAAATTGCACAGCTGAGCTTGAGCCATCATTATTTGTTTGCCAGTACGACGACTGTGTGAACCACTGCCCTCGGTCATCACAAAGAACGTGACCTTGCCAAAATTTGACCTTGCCGATGCGAGTTGTTGACTGTAGCACGGGTGTGCTATGTACGATTTTCATGAAACTTCTATAGCTTTGTTGTAAAACTTTGAGACGGGGATTTGAGCCATCACACAACAAGTGTTCGAAATCCATGCGTGGCCTTTGTTGGCGTTGAAGACGAATATATCTCCTTTATCAACGGAAAGTCCACCATGTGAAGTGATCAATTGGGGCGGATTTTTCGCGGGGGTTGCCCAAACAATCCAAGACAGTAAGGTGCCAAGACCGGGGTCGGTATGCCACCCTGCTGACCCACTAATTGGAACGAACGCACCCTCTCCATCGATCCTGGACACCCGTGGCTTGTAACCCCACGAATGAGCTAACTCTTTCAAAGTGGCACCAATACAGTTTGGGAAAGTGTTCAGCTTATGAGTGTTCTGTATGTCGTTCTTTCTCTCCTGATGGGCCATAGTCCTTAACCATTCTAAACCTTCAGAGTCTTCATAAAGACAACTCCCCAAGATAACGGGCTTCATTCGCTGTCGTCGAATTCGAAGTAGTCGTTAAGTTTCATGTACAACTCAAACGAAAGTTTGCCGTCTAGCCGGTCAGCCAACCATACCTCTTCAAGAAGATCCTTGGCCTTTTGAAGATCTTGAATCTCTTCAACCAGCTTAAGCAACGAGTCAATGTTCGGGTGATTTTCCATACACTTACCATAGCGTTTCTTCAACTCAGAAACAAGGGTGGAAGCCGAAGGATTTCGTTCGGGTAACCGTCCCCTGGCGAGGGGCTTAGGGCTAGACAAACTCGTGAAGAAAATAATCAATGGAAATGCCCAGTTTCTCGCATTCTTGTGGAACATCGTCGGGCAAGGAACTCACGAGATCCGAATGGGCGAACTTTTCCCACAGCAGGTAGAATTGCTCCTCAGTCATTGCTTTCAAGCATTTTAATAGCATTGATGAAAGACTCCTCGCCAAAGTCACCGCTGTACAGGCGATCAATATGCCTCATTACTCGTGCAGTCTCTCGAATGATGAGCAGTTTGCTACATAGAATCGAAAGAACCTCACGCGATAGGTGCGCTTTCCCTTCGTCATCGTCCTCGTTGAAGTCGATTGCGTTTTCTAGCTCGTCGGCAAATTGCTCGACTTTGAAGTAAATGTAACCGTTTTCGTTAAAGTGTCCACCTGACATGTTGTTTTGATGGTTTTAATTAGCTTTAGAGTTTTCCGACAGATTCGGATTTCTCTGTAGGGGGTTCTACCCCCTTATCATCAAACTTCCGTAAATCCTTTTTTCTTTTGCTTTTTAACGTCCCGCTCAATTTCCAAATATGCTTGCTGCTCAGCAGAGATTTCAGTAGATTTGCCTACGTTTTTGGCCTCTACGGGGAAAGCTTCGCTCCATTGTGTGATCGACATAGTGCCGTCAACTTTCTGTCTCCAGAAAGACACTTGGGTAAACCACCCTCCGGCACCATCGGAAATGATGTGACCTTGCCAAAACTTGGGATCACCTGAACGGGCGATTATTGCTTGGAGGACTGGTGTGCTGTGTACGATTTTCATGGTTGGGGGGTAGGGGGGGGTAATGGGGTAAGGGGAGATAACGGGTAGGTCAGGGATAGTGCAAGGACTAGATGGCACAATACCATCTCCATACCCAGTGTAGCATACTTTGTGGCCCTGTCAAGACAAGGCAAGCATCTTCTCAAGAGGTTGCAAAGCCTTCAATCTCAACCCCTCCTCAAGTTGAATCTCGGGTGTCAAATCTCGAAGGCAATTGCGAACTTTTTCTAGGGTGTTTAATTTCATCCAGGGGCAGTCATTACAACTACAACCATCTCGGCCAGGGACATCTAGGAATACCTTGTTGGGTGCAACCTGAAGCATCTTATGGATAATTCCTGGTTCTGTCAGGACAATAAATGTTTCTGCCGGGCTATCCTTCACCCTTTGCAGTAAGGCACTGGTAGAGCCCACAAAATCAGCAAGGCGCAATAACGTCTCTTCGCACTCTGGGTGGGCAATAACTTCGCAGCCAGGGTTGGCCATCCAAAGATCCATCAACGCTTCTTCGCTGAAGGCTTCATGTACTTGGCAGCTGCCATCCCATAAAGTCAAATCTCGACCTGTTTTCTCAGCTACCCATCGCCCCAGGTTTCTATCCGGTGCGAACAAAATGTGCCTGTCAGCGGGAATCTGGTTTACCATGCGCACCGCATTACTGCTAGTGCAGATAAGATCGCTCTGGGCCTTAATCGCTGCTGAACAGTTTATGTAACTGACTACATAGTGGTCGGGGTGCTCTGCACGAAACTTGGAAAAGTCACCCGGCAAACAAGCATCAGCCAAGCTACAACCTGCATTGAGGTCAGGAAGCAAGACGGTCTTCGATGGGTTAACAATCTTGGCAGTTTCGGCCATGAAGTGAACACCGCAAAACACAATCGTGTCCGCATCCGTCCCAGCAGCTTGGCGGGCAAGCTCAAGGGAATCGCCTACAAAATCCGCAATTTCCTGAATGGCTGGTTCCTGGTAGTAGTGGGCCAGGATTACGGCGTTACGTTGCTCTTTGAGCTTAAGGATTTCTTCAGAGAAGTTCATTCGGTCGCTCCGGTGCTTTGACTACTTGACTCGGGTCTTGTTTAACCTTAGAGTAATAATTAGTCGAACCCATAGCAGGGTTAAGGTACTCAATGAAAAAGTAACATTTTGTAATTTTGGTTACGGTTCCTTTAATGAGAGTGTAACGGTAGTTGGGCAGCGAAAAAATGACGGTATCGCCAACTTCAACTGTGTTTCCCAGGAAATCTTTCATCTCAATTTTCAGGCTCCATAGTAACTTCAAATCCGGAAAACTCCCTCTGTGAGGGGAATTGGTCCTCGTAATACCCTACATGGCTCGCATACAGAGCTTGAACACCAGTGACTTTATGACCCGGAAATTGTGTCTCTAATGAAGAAGTTACGGCATCTTTCACAGCCTCTAGGTCAAGTTCGACTTTGGCGAAGTGCTTTAGTTTAGTCATCGGTCCCAGTAAGAAAGATTAGAAGTATTTGAGGGTTTCAGAACGATCTCAACCCCTTTGAAAGTGGTGCCGCTAACTTCGTGTCTCATGTCAGTTTGTGTGGAAACGTTGAAAGAGATTTGATCGACCGTAAAGTTAGGGAAGGAGTCCCTAACCGCTTGCGTAATCATTGCCTCTACTTGAGCTTTCGTAAGATTTACTTTTACGGGTGAGTTGTTAAAAATCGAGTTCATTGGTGAGTTCTAAGAAAGTATTCTTCACTTTAAAAGTCAATCAGCGGCGGTAGGGGGAAGTCCAATAAGCCCGCCAAACGCTGATGCAAATAGCAAGCGTCGAAATAATGCCAATAAGACCTAGGAAGGTGGTAGCATTGCCGGTAAAATCTAGAGAGTCGGGGGCCATGGTTGATTGGTTGGTTGGTTGATTGTCAACTAAAGCGAGGTCAAAATCACATTCGACCCAGGACAAACTCAACTTCTTCTAAAGTCGCTTTTTCAGGGTCTACGAATTCCGCATAGATGTAATCTACAGGGAGACCATAAAAATCAGCCATTCTCTCACAAAGTACATACTTTAGGAGTTCTGGTTCATTAGAAGAGTCAATTAGCATTGTTTTTAGGGTGACTTTGGGTGTGAGACTGATGGCAGGAACGGCGAAGAACCCGGTACCAACCAACCCCGTGAACCCATAGTACCATACAGAAAAGGGGAGTGTCAATCCCCGTGAACTATGGGTTCCTGCGGCCCGCGCCCAAATTAGATGTCATCACAACGGTTTCTCGAAGCTTCCCTGAGGTTGATTTCTGTCTCTAGGTCAATTAGTTGTTTCAGATACAGTCCGTACTCCGACGAAATGAGATCCGCCAGGCAAGAATCATCCAATTTTTCTAAATATGATCCTCCCAGCAAAGAGTTCGATTCCAAGTGTATCTCCTTCTTTCCAATTAACTGCCTGTAAAAGCTCATCAGGGAAGTCAAGAATGAGGTTGCCATTTTCATCGGATGATAGTTTAGTAGTTAGCTGAGTGTTTTCGGTGGTTTCTGGGTTCAGGTTCATTTTGCTGAGGGGTTTGCTATTTAGTGTTAAAATAACGAGGTCAATCTCATGACAAGCACCCATTTTCTATAATTTGTAGGTTTAACTTAGGGTCAGCCATTAGGAGATCATTCCTCATGTTTTGGATTCGTAACCTGTTTTTAGAAGTTGCCTGAAGTTTGGCGTGGCTTTGAACGACTGTTTTACCATCCATCTCCACTAATTCCAATGTACTTTCTGGGAAATTTCTGGGCGGGATCATTGGGTTCTCGTATTCTTTTCGGTTGGTACTATAGTGACTCCACTATCGTCTTCACCTTCTTCATGAAGGGATCTTGTAGCAGAGGCTACGGAAAGGAACTCCCTCGCCATGGTACTCCAACTTAAACCATCCCAATAGCAACCATCGGCTCTAACAACTAGAAACATCGGGTGACCTCCACTCTGCCACTAGCATAGCAGGACCGCCAGAAAAGTCAATGGGTCAAGTTAGTACGGTCAGCAATCAGTGACCTAGGGCCTGCTGAAGCAAGCTTTGGTTGTGCAAAATTTCGCTAGACATTGATTGCAAGTAGTCTGCTAAGCCTACCATTCTCGGGTCCCCTTTGAAAGAACTTGTATATTCAAAGAATAATGATACCATCCCATTGACTGCCATTGTGTAGTCTAAAGTTAGGGCCAGCAACGACAAGCAGTCATAGGTTTGCATGGAAATAGCGGGACCAGAAAATTCAGGGAAATCTGGATTGTAGCCACAACCACGCAACCTCTCGATGAGGCCGTCCATTAGGCCGTTAAGGGAATCATATACCTGGTCAAACAGCAAATGACATTCATAGAAATTACTACCACGTACATTCCAATGAGCCATGTGCAACACAATGGTTGCATCATTCAGGAGTTTGACAGTTTTTTTAGCATAGACGGCGAGTTCTTCCATTGGAGGCTATTTAAGGTTATTTAGGGTGCTTTTAGATACATTTCAATAGCAACTTGATCATCTGATGATTCACATAATGCCAAGAATTCTTTATCTGGATTATAATTAGCAAGATTGGTAATCAAGCTGTTTTCAAACTCAAAATAATCCCCACCTTTATCGAAATTTTTTAAAAATTGTAGCACATCAGCCCAGGACAAAAATTTACAGTCAGACGACGTATAAAAGTGAGCGCCCCTTTGGCCCAAGTGTGCCTCAAAACTTTCCATTAGGTAGGGATTATCCATAGCAACCATCAGTAACGAATCTGCCATTTACCGTCAGACTTTTCGCTGATTTTGAATGGGAATTTTTTAGAAGTCGCATCCGGGGGTGAATCATAGAAGATCCCAGCAAAAGACTTCCCATCTTCGGCCATCAGATAATTATTGGCTGCATTAGGGGGATTGCCGTTACGGTCGGTAACATTAGTTACCCCATCAAGATAGACAGAGGAAATTACTTTCTTAAAGAACAGTTCCATTTTGCTAGATAGACCTCCGTCATCTTCGGCAAAGTCAAAATCAAATTCATCTTCGGCAAAGTCGGCGTCTGGCTCTATTTGATACAGGAGTTTAGAGGATTGAATTTCTTCGGTGAACTCTGGATTTGGCCACTCATCTGGGCTAGTCTTAATCAGGGATTCAACTACTTTGATATAGTCTTCATAGGTAGTTCCCTCGGCAAAGTCAACTTTGCTAAGTTGGGACAAAAGGGACACAGTACCGTCTGAATATGAGTGGTCTAGGGATGACAAATAGGATTCTGGAACCGTGGAAAAATCTCCACCGGTCGCTTCCCATAACACATCGACTGCCTTTTTAGCTGCAGCAGTGAATGTATCGTCCTTGTCAAAATAAGGGTTTTTATCTATATGTAGCATGATAGTTAGATGACCGGTTGATTTTACCCGAAGGTTATCCTAGTTTTACCCTTTCGATCACTTCAGAGTATACCACCCTTCTCCCCAGAGATTATCCAAATCTGTGAATACCTTGTCGTACCTCCTGCCGCAAGCTTCAAGGCTGTAACGGCTGCGAGCAATTTCTGCTATTTTCTGGCGGTCCATGTCCCCAGCATTGTGGCAAGCATCAACCCAATCTTGTAACGTATGGCAACGGAACCCGGTAGTTCCCTCAATGACGGTTTCTGTAAAGGCCCCGTAATCTACCCCGATAAGGGGGGTTCCACAAAGCATCCCTTCGACGCCAGACCCACCAAAAGGCTCAGTAAATGTCGTGGGCATAAGGCAAGCTCGGGCATTTCGTAGGAAGTCATTTCGTTCTTTACCTTTTAAGGGACCAACATATCGAATATTAGGGTGTTGCCAGGGGGTGGGGTCACCCTGACCAGCCAGGAAAATCGGGTATGGCACATGGTCTGCAAGTGCTTTGATTGTGTCTAAGCCCTTGAGGGGAGTTATCCTGCCTAGGAACGCCAAGTATTCTCCGGTCTCAAATGATGGTTGCCAATCATCGATGTCGAAGTAATTGGGAATCACCCACTCGTAATTGTGGCCGTTCCGATTCTCTTTCCCTTGGTGATAATGCATCCATGCGTATGACTCATAGATTTTTTTTGTCCCGGGCATTGTGGTCGGATACCCAATTCCCGTCTCAACGTGTGTGTTTTTAGGAAATTCACCCAACAGCCTAGAATGGGCATGGCCGAATGGGTGGCAAATTATGTCACGGGTTTGAACCCGTTCGTGTAATGCTGGAATCAGTCGAGATTCAAAAAGCTGGTGCCCCTCGGTGCCGACTGTAGCATCGTCCCCATGGAAACTGGTACCGGGGCGGTTGCCGTATAACCGGTCAAATTCTGGTTCCGTAAGCATAGTAACATGCTCGGATGCGTTGGCTTCGGAACCTTCATTTGCGTATTCAATTACGGTGTAACCTTGAGCCATCATCATCTTTGCAAAGCGTAATGCCTTGCCAGTGAATGCACAATGGCTATATTGTTGGGTGGGTTGAGTGTGGAAAATTCCGATGAGGTGCAGGGTTGGTTTCATTTTGTGGTTATTGGAAATTTTATAGTAAGGTACTTAAAGTTAGTTGGTGCTACGGGCCAGATAGAATATCGAAGTGTGGCATGGCAGAGGCAGAAGGGGCCCAGGGTGCTACACCGTGGGAGCGTTAACCTTGTACGGGTGGTCTGCGGCTAGGATGCTTTGTAAATTCCAACCCGCCACCGGACCGGCCAAATAACCCTCTACCAGTTGAACGGTAGCAAGGCTGGTGCCAGGGGGAAGAATAACAATCTCATATATTTCGCCAGTAAGTGGAACTGCGTTGTTGCCAAGCGCCCCGAGTTGCATCTGGAATGAAGCATTCCCGGTAGCAGCGGCAAATGTATCTATGTTATTCTGGATTGAGACGCCATTGATTCTGATTATTGACCTGTTTGCAGCTATTGCGCTGCCAGGGTTACCGATATGCGAAATTATGACAGGCGTATTGCCTGGGTGTACGTTGTCTGCTGTCTGATTTAATGCCGCGTTCGTACCCGACACCCCTCTTGATATTAGGGCAATCGCTCTGTCGTTCCTGGGGAGACTAGCTCTATCATCGTAGATTAGGTAGAAACCAGTGTTGGCGGACACGCCAGCATTTGTTCCCAGTAAACCGTAAACTGCATTAGGGTTACTGCTGTTTCCGGCTTTCCATACGGCTACGATAGTTGCGCCTGCGCCAGCTGCAGTATGCAGAAAATTCCACGTTGCTGCCGAACTGGCGGAGGTAAGCCACTGTGAGCCGTTAAATGTTAGCGAAGCCTTACCATTCAACGCATTTGGCGTAATGGTAGGCTGAGTTCCGCTAGTTGCTTGGTCAAAATTGCGCCCATTCCCTTTTCTGTCCCGCAGCTGAGAAACCCCTGTTGCGATCGTAGTCGTAGCCGTATCGTACGGCGCCCCCCACCACTCGGTGGCAGTTTGGGTTGGGGTCCATGGAGTTGTCCCCACCCTCCGCCTAGGAACAATAATCACCGGTTGCACCTCACGATTCGGTAGCCCAGCGGCAGGGGTGATCCATGGCGGGGGGAAACGCAATCCATCATTCCTCGATTCCATTAACCCAACCCGCGAGTTGCTGCCCGTTGGCGTCGGTTGTGGCCATTTGGCTAACCACAAAGTCAATAGGGCCGGCATTCCCGGCGGCTTCGATCTCGCTGTACAACTGGGCTAACCTGGCGTCGTTGTGGAACGATGCTTGTAGCAGCGCTTCGTGTCTTGCGATTAGATTTGTGAACTGCGGCAAACGGTTATTTGCTGCCACCTGCTTCTCCGCGTATTGCAACTTCTCGGTGTAACCGTTCTCCTGGGGCCATAACATCGCGTTGTAGCGGTCAGCATAGCCTTTGGCTAGTATTTTCAGCTCAGCTATTGTGCGACGCTTAATGTTTTCGGAACGTACATAGGTTCCTTTGGGATGACCATCGGGAGCCCCACCAGGTTTCATAACCAGGTTCCACCCCGAAGTCGTATCGTCAACATGGAATAGTTCTGGGTCAAATGGGACAGGTGTGAATGGCACTAGCTCGTAGTAGTCAGCAGGTTGATCATGGGGGCGGCCATATTGAAATGGCCATCTACTGCCAGCGGGGTTGCGAACTTGACCGTCAGTGACGGCCACAAAAAGCTTAATACTTTGGCCTTCTTGAGGGCCATCCTCGTAATACTCAATGCCAGTGATGGGATTAGTGGTGATAGCTGAGGTCATGATTAGGAATAACGAACAATAACTGTAAAAATGTGACCAGAAGAGCCAGTGCCGACTGCGTTAAGGTTGACCCCGAGAGTGTCCCCGGTTGTAAGGGTCAAGGGGGCGATTAAAGTAGATGTGACATTAGTGAAGTAACCAGTTACGGTACTTACTGCTGCTAGAGAAGCGTCAGCACTTAAGAGGTTTGACCTTGTGCCGCTGCGACGGGCGTAGAGCATTGCCTGACTTGTACTGCTGCCAGTGGAAACTGGAGAGCATTCCCAGTAAGCTGCTATAACCGTACACGCCCGGAGAACTGTTGTTTCAACGTAGTTTGCCCCCGGTATTGCGGTTTCACCCCTATTGGAAACAACAAGCTTAATAATGTCTGAGGGGACAAAAGTGCCACTCTCGATGGATAGCCCCCCGGACAAGGTTGCTCCAGCAGCAACGCCGCCATTATTGTAAATAACTTGGCCCGTGGTACCAGCAACTGGGCCTGTTGCCCCCGTGGTACCAGCGGCGCCTGTGGCGCCTGTGGCTCCAGATATGCCTATGGGACCTGTTGCCCCGGAAACCCCGATGACGCCAGTGGCCCCAGTAGCACCGATTGGGCCTGACACCCCAGTTACACCCTGGGGCCCAGTTGCTCCGGTGGTTCCGACCCCAGTGGCACCGATAACACCAGTTGCCCCTGTCACCCCGATAGGGCCAGTTGCTCCCGTAGATCCTTGAGCACCGTTCACTAGTGCAAGGAATAATGAATGGTTATTGCTGAAATTGGTTGTCCCTGTCCCGGAAGAATTCAGCAGGGATACAGGATATTGCCAGTAACTATTGGGGGTGCCAGGATTTATGTTGGACGGTGTGCCGTTAATCAACCAAGTTTGGTAATTCGAACTATCGTTTCTATCTTGTATAGTAAATTTTTCAGTCTGTGTTAAATTCGATAAGAAAATATCGATGTCTGTGTTGTCGTCCGTTAAATGACTAATGTTTAATGCGGTTGAGCTGATTTGTGTGGCATTGTTCCAGATTAAGCTTCCCTGGCCGGGATTTCCCGTAGTGGCCGTAGTTTTGGCGCTGTACAGGAATAGACTAGAAGAATACCCTTGGGGACCAGTGGCCCCTGTGCTACCCGATAAACCAGTGGCCCCCGTGGTTCCAACCCCGGTAGCTCCAGTTGCCCCTGAAACTCCAACAACGCCAGTTGCCCCAGTGATTCCTATCGGTCCCTGTATCCCTGTGGCACCAACGGGACCGGTTCCACCAGAAGCCCCAGTCGCCCCGATGACGCCAGAAGCCCCTGTACTTCCTATTGCCCCTGCTACACCTGTAGCACCAGTTGCCCCGAAACCTGTTGCCCCGGTTGCTCCTGTAGCCCCGGTCGCACCCGTTGTGCCAACAACGCCAGTTGCCCCGGTTGCCCCGAAACCTGATGCTCCCGTTGCCCCGGTTGCCCCATCTGCACCGGTAGCCCCGGTTGCTCCTGACGCTCCAAAACCTGACGCCCCGGTTGCTCCTGACGCTCCAGTCGCACCTATCGCTCCGGTAGCTCCGGAAACTCCAATTCCGGTAGGTCCAGTTGCCCCCGTTGTGCCAACAACGCCAGTTGCTCCTGACGCTCCAGTTGCTCCTGACGCCCCGAAACCAGACGCTCCAGTCGCACCTATAGCACCTGTTGCTCCTGACGCTCCAATAGGCCCAGTGCCCCCGGTTGTGCCTGCTGGCCCAGTGGCCCCGGACACTCCAGTAACACCAGTGGCTCCGGTAGCCCCAGACGCCCCGAATCCTGACGCACCAGTTGCACCTGTAACTCCTGTTGCCCCTGACGCTCCAGTAGCTCCAGAAGTTCCAACTCCGGTGGGTCCGGTTGCCCCCGTTGTTCCAATGACACCGGTAGCGCCTATCACACCGGTAGCGCCCGTTGCTCCTGACGCCCCGAAACCTGATGCCCCGGTAGCACCGGTTGCTCCAGAAGCCCCGGTAGCACCGGTTACTCCAAAACCAGTCGCACCATCCGCACCGGTAGCCCCGGTAGCACCTGATGCCCCAGTTGCCCCGGTTGCCCCAAAACCTGATGCCCCGGTTGCTCCAGTCGCACCATCCGCACCGGTCGCACCGGTCGCTCCCGACGCTCCAAAACCAGTCGCACCAGTTATACCAATCGGCCCAGTTGCTCCTGACGCTCCGGTAGCTCCCGACGCTCCAAAACCAGTTGCCCCAGTGTCACCAATCGGCCCAGTCGCCCCAGACGCTCCGGTAGCTCCTGACGCCCCAAAACCAGTTGCCCCGGTCTCCCCGGCAGCCCCGGCTAGTCCAGTTGCCCCAGTGTCCCCAATTGGGCCCGAAGCCCCAGTCGGACCGGCTACCCCAGTAGGCCCAGTGTCCCCACGGAAGCTAGACACCCATTGGCCACCTGCCAGGCCAACATACCAAACTGAAAGATACGACGACAAGGTATCAAACCATAGGGCGCCGTTTACAGGATTCGGGGGGGGGGATGCCGATACGGAAGCACACGGGGTGCATCCACTAGGGGACGAAGTAACCTCCTTCCACTGCCCAGGGGTTCCAGGTTCTAGGACCCATATATAAAGAAATTCGCTTAATGTGTTAAACCAGAAAGACCCTTGGAGAATTGGGGGAGATGGTTGAGAAGCAGATACGTAGATCGGGACTGTAGTCGGTTCAGGCTCAGATAAGTTAATCCACTGCCTTCCGTTCCAACGGTAGTCAGATCCTTGCCATGTGAAAGTTTCCCCTGGCGTTGGATTTGGTGGAAAATTTGGTGGAAAATTATTGGTCATTTTAGACTTCAGGGGGTAGTGACCGGGGGTTCAAAGTACCACCACTCGGTTGTATTTTCTGTATTAAAACACCAAGGTCATGATACACGTCAAAGATATCAACCATTTTGTAAGCTCGGACAACATCAACAATGCCATCTTTTCGAATAACCGTGTGACAATCCGAAGTTAATTGCCCAGGGATAATGTCATAGAGCTTAACATCTTCAGCAACGACTTTCACCTTTGACATTTGATTCGGGGTTAAACCTTTGGTTAGTTTTACCCTACCCCACCATGACTCACAAAAGAAGCAGCGTCAGCAATGGTACAATCATTGTCAAAAACGCAATTAAAAAGCCCCCCACATCATTAGCAAGGGGCCACAGACTATCAGGTTCCATTTTTTGTACCTAGCAACCAAACTTTAAACCCTGTTCCAGCATTTGTACTTCCTATTTGATTTATAAATACAGTAATTTCAGCATCCACTAGGAGGATAGTGGTGGATAATACTGCGCTGTCCCCTCCAACTTCACTACCAGCCGCAATTACGGGGAGAACGGAAAAAATCGTTGTGCCCCCAGATTTAATGTCAGCAATTAAGCTACTTCCTGTAGGTGCTGTATTGGTGCTTATTTTGACCCCCGTCAGATTCATCGAATAAGGCATCCTAAGGGTGAACTTTAAGCCCTCCGTTAGACTTGTCGTCTCATCTGAGCAAGCGAAGCCAATATCCCCGCTAAAGTTGCCTTGCAAGCCAGTGGCTCCGGTCGCACCTGTTACCCCGAAACCTGACGCCCCGGTTGTCCCTATCGCCCCGGTAGCGCCCGTAGGACCCGAAACCCCCGCTACCCCCGTTGCTCCAATTATGCCGGGCCCCCCTGTCTTTTCAACGAAGTCTATATCTAAAATTCCGTTCCAAAACCAGTACTCCGTAAGTTGCCCTAAAATGTACACTCCCGCAGTTAAACCCTGGTAGCGAATAATGGGCTCAATGACCGATAACGCTTCGGCCGTGCTGTCGTAAGGCCCATAGCGTTCGTCAGTTGCCTTAGGAGCTTGAACAATTAGGTTATCATTTAGATTGATTGCCATTCTGGTATCTAATCAAGGGTTCTAGTTACTTAATCGAGTCGAGCTTTTGCTTTTACGCGACTTGGTGAGCTTTTCACCGAATATTGAAAATACATTACAATAAATTCTACCCGCTTTGCCGGTTTGAGCTAGGTAAGGGCCCGTTGGCAAGGGATCTAACACATGGGCACAAGACGTACCCTCATATTCGCTGAAACTCCATGTTTACGGTGTAAAACCCCTTTTCTAAGAGAAATGAGCTTTCCTCTGGCGCGTAGTACGGTTCGCTACCAAGGTCGATGAGCATACTGGGCACTGCACCTTGCTGTGTGGCGGCTGTTGTATTCAACTTAAAGCCGCTGGCAATAACGGATACGTTTGCAGTTGGAACTATTACTGGGGAAAGTTCATTCCAAGTGGCAGCCACAACATAGTCAACATTCGCATCAAGCTCTGGGCCGTTGGTAATGTCGAACCAACAATAATACGGCGCTACGGTTGGGGTAGCATCTGCAATGCAAGTAGTTGAGGCTAGAAAATCTTGCTGCCAAATAAGTGGGAGCCCAGGATCAGTAAAGTCCCATATTCCCACTGAATGATCCAAGGTAGACGGTTGGTTGATTCGAGGCATTGCGGTAGGGTCAGCCTGCGTCGGCTTGTATATCCCAATACGAGTAAGTTGTCGGTTAAAATCTGTAGTGAAATGATACCCTAGAATATAAGGGCCATCAGCCACTTCACGTTCGCTTACGTTTACGACAGGGGCCGTAGTGAACCCGAACGCCACATCTATAGTGGGTGATGGGGTTGTCCAATACGGATTCAGTATGAAGGGCATATTAAGAGTTGAGTAGTTGTATAGTGCCGCTTGTATTCGTGGCGTAGTCACTGATGTAAATCTTGTAGTTAATGCCGGACCAATACCCATCCGGGGAATTAACAGCTTGGGTAACTGGTGGCAGGATAAAATTTCCGAAGCCAATTAGCCCTTGGTTTAAGGGGGTATTAAACCACTTTGTCTTTGTGGTATCTGCCGCAGGATGAGCGAACCAAATATATTCTGCTGAAGCGTCAAATGTAGCACCAATCGTCCCGCTTGCCGAAGCAAGGACTTTCGTAGTCGTGCCCGCTTCGATACTGGTTGCGATTGACTCTGCGGATGGTGCTGCCGAGGATTTACCCCAGAAGTAAGGGTAGATGCCGTTAATGGACACCGAACTCGAAGTTAAAGAGCCTGCGGTCTGGGGGGCATTGGGGGAAAGTAATGCGGGAGGGCGAGCATCGGTGGACCCTTTATTAGTTATCTTTGCTAGGCCCGATGCGAAACCGCCAGTACCATCCCAAGTTGTTGCCCCTGTCGTCACGGTTAGGTTATTGGTATAACTGTGTGGGTACGAAAAGTTTGGGTTGTTCGGGTTAGTATAGCCGAATTGGTCCGGTACATTCGCGTGGGGGGAACCCGATGGACTAGATACGCTGCTTATCGTAGAGCCATCTTTCCTAAGGGTTAAAGTTCCGAAGGCTCCTGCGTCGTTTTTGATTCCAGTGACTGTTAGTACCTGAGAAAGTGTAGACCCGATCTCTTTGATTCCGGATTGAGAAAAGGAAAGGGAAATTGTGGGGATTGTATATGTTGGTTGCAAAGTGGGGAACAAAATCGCATCTAAAACCTGGACAAGGTTTCTCGTTTTCCACACAGATGCGGGCTGAGCGATTGCACCCCCGACAGGGACACTTTGTTCCGTATCGGGGACTAAGGTGTTATATCGTGTTGATAGATTTTGACCGGTTAAGGTAAGGCCAACATTGGGGTCGATGGTCACCAGAGTTTCATCACCGCCGCCTTGGGGAACAATTTCCCATGTCAAAGCTGCAGCGTTCCACTTGTATTGATTAACGCCGGGGACGGGGATTTCCGGGAATAATTGCCCATTGGTGGGGCTATCTGGGAAGACGATCACCGTCATTGCGAACTAGATGGGGGGCACTGTCTAGTTTTACCCGCGTTCCGGTAAGTTGGGTTAAAACTTGGGGGATAGATGCCGGGTGTAAAAGTTCAGTTGTTGTTGGGCTGCTATGGCGAAATCCTTGGGACTTAGCCCATTTGAGCAGGGGGTGCCCCTGTCATTGACCCTTGAAACGCCATACCCCTATTAGACTCCTTCATAATACATATTGATATACTTACGTGCGTTCTGATTGCTGACTTTTTCCCATACCCCCCTTCTAAATGATTCTGCAGAATGTTGAATGCCGAATGTTGCTATATCTTTAGCCTCACTCTTCGTTAGTCCGTCTTTTTCCATTTCTGTCATCACTTTATTGAAATTCCTTTCCAACACATCCGCTTGTTTGCCTGTCGGGTAATTTGTCATCGCGAAGTTAGTCCCTGTCCATCCACCTAAAGCTTCAGATAAGGCTGCTTTCCAGTTTTTCTGAGATAGCCCTAAATCAACAAACCTAGCCACCCCCTTATCATCAATAATTAAATTATCGCCCTTAGCATCATTGTGGGCATACCCTAGTTTATGCAATTTTCTCATACTGATATTATAGGCATCGTCTTTGTCAATGCCATTGATCTTTTGAGGGGCTTTGTAAAGGGGGACCCCTGGAACAACTTCCATAGCAATCATGCCTTTGTGGATGGTACCGTTATCCATGTTGCTGTGGGCATTCTTTACGAATCTGGAGGCTATTAATTTGGGCCCCAAACCGACTTCCCCCAGTTTTTTAATTAAGGTAGCCTCAGTTCTACCGATATCCCCAACCTTAACGCCAATTTCATTAGGCATTCCATCCGAGTATCCAAGTAACTTCTTCGTAGGTATCTTCAGGAATGCTCCATAGCCCCCTGCACCCAATACCCGGGAGCCTGATCCTTCGACTGCGCTCCACTTTACCTTATCTGCTTTCTCTGAGCCATCAATACTTATAGTGCCTTCGGGGCCTAGCCTTTTCATTTTGTCTAATAACTTACTGGCGGCTTCTCTGACTTTTCTTACCTTATCTGCAGGGATATCACCATGCTTATGGGCAGTCATTGGGGCTGAGGGCCGGGTCCGTGCCACAGTTTCTTTAGGGGTCTTAGGAACTGGTTGCTTCTTTAGTTTCTTGGCAGCATTTATTCTGCCTATAAGGGTGCGAAACCTCTGAATGGCTTGACTAAAAAATAGTCCTAAGTTGTGTTCTTTGTCTTGAGTTTGCTTATTTATTGGTGGTGAATTCTTTCCCGTAGGGGGATTCTTAATTGAGGGATTTTGGGCAGGGGTAGAGGCAGAAACTGGTTTGGTAACACCAAAAATCTTGTCCCTTACTTTTATCAGAGAACCCACAACAACATAAGGCAACTCGACAAGACAAGTCTTCACCCCTTCGATACAAGTTGCTGAGCAGCTTTTACCGATAGAGCACCTTTTACGACCACCCCCGACAGCATTTGATTTGGACTTCAGAATCTCAGAACTTGATGGCGCATTGCCTGAAGGTGCAACAAAGTTGAATTGTCCTTCAGCATTTGCCACACGGTGCCTTTAACCTAGATACTGCCAAGCAGTGACTACATCCTCAGATACCAACCCATCAATATCCATCTTTTGCGCAGCGTCTAGGGCCCTAAGGGATTCAACCCGCTTGGCAGGGTCTCTGCGCAACTTTTTGTAACGCTCCATGAGCTTTTGGTATTTGTCGTCGTTGCTTAGTTGAGATGCCATTTGTTATGGGGGAGTTTTGAGTTATCGGGCTGTTAAGCCGCATACATCTATTATACCCCGTGGTCGCTGCCTTTGTCAACCCTCTCCCGGTCTTCTTCGGATTTGATGAAATCCTTAAGGTCTTTGACATATACACGAAGATCTTGGGCCTTTTGAAGATGCCAATGTTGTTTAGTTTTCAAGTAAAGCATCATGTGGTTATCAATGGCTTTAAGCAAGCTATGAATTACTGGGTTCCACGGGCCCCTTATTGGGTTATCCCATTCTCTTTTTGACATTTGACCTACCTACTATTCTATGGGCATCACTTAATAACATTGAGACTTCTATTGAAGTACATCCTGCGGTCTTCCAACCCGTTATAACCACCATTGACCCTGCGGGTAACTTGTTCTACTGTCGGATTTCTATCACATAAGGCATTCATCCCATTATTAGACCACCAAAAACCTGCCGAGGAAAATGGATACTTATCAGCTACATAATTAACCCCTTGCATAACTTGTGGATCTTTGATAAAATTGGCAAAGTCCTGATAGTTTGCTCTACCTGTAAGCTGAATGTAACCGGCACCTTTGAAGCGGGGGCCATCCCCCGGTTGGGTATTTCCCAGATCTTTCCTACCTTCGTAATCCCAACCCGAAGCCAACTCTTTCTTCCAGCGACCACCACCAGATTCATGCGCAGTTTGACTCAGGAAATGACGAATTCTTTGCGCAGTTGTGATTGCAAATTCTTCTAGACATCTATTAAGTTCGGTAACTTCAGAATCTAAAATCAAGCTTGGGGCACATTGCCAAATATATGCCAGAGACTCTTTGGAAACATACTGCTTTGGGGTTGGTGGCCTAGTAGGAGTTGGTGGTTTGTAGGGTGTACGATATTTCTTAACCCAACTAGCCTCATCTGTGAATAGTTCGGGTTGTTTAGCAAAAACCGCCTTGGCAAAATCCAAAAAGGCACTTTCTTGAAGGGGGTTGTCTGTTCTACGGTTACTGACAAAATCTAAGAATTTCTCTGCAGTGAATTGGGGCATCTTGTTTCGGGTATCTATTACTATTTTACCCGCCTCACCGCACCCAGACCCAACTACGTCAACCCGGTCCCTGCACCCTGTTCCCCGGATGGAGTACACTTATTTTGCCTATTTTGAGCCATCTGTGTCTCTGACTGCTCGGGTTTAGGGTTCTTTGGCATTTCTTCTTGGGAGTCTACTTTTGGTTGTGCTGTGGGCACTTTAGAGTCTTCTCTTGGCTTCCTTGGTGGGCATACCTTGCCAGTAGTCAACCCCTGTGGTGGTTCCTCAAATGAACGCAAACCCTTTAATTGCAGAGATCGCGGGCCAGGTTGTGGATTTTCGCTAGGGGTAGCTAAAGGCGGCAATTTACCGGACTCATTATCTTTTAGTTTGCCTTGACTACCTTTTTGTTTCCCTGGCTTATTATCAATATCCATGGTTGATAACCCCTGGGCTCTGGTAGTTTTGTTTTCTTTGGGGGTTTCCCCACCGGTATTGCCCTTATCGAATTGTCTATCCCATGCACCGGACTCCAACATCTTAGAAACCCTATTTGCAGATTCCTGGGAGAATCCAATTGATTGTAAGGCCTCAGCATAGTCGCCCCTTTTGCAAGCAGATAATGAAATCGCAATTGCTTGCTTAGGATTTTCTACTACTGGGCCAGCCTTGCCAGAACCCGAATGAAGTTTGCCAGCTTTGAACCGGCGCATTTCACCCCTGACGCAATTTTTATCGTCTGGATTGACTGGCATTTTTAGCTACTGAATTTCCAAAATTTTACCCTCTAGTTCCTCTATGTAGTCTAATAGGGCCGTGGTCTGAGCCGATAGCTTTATTAGTAGGCAAGAACTTTCAACAAGGTATTCTTCCAGCTCTTGTCTGGATAGAAGATTAATTTTTTCCCTAATTTTGAAAGGAATTAGTTCCTTTTCTAGGGGTAATTCAATTTGTGGCCTTTGGAAGTCCATGGGCTATTTGTTTAAGGGATTGGAATTTCTCTGATGCCCAATGGTGTTGGTCTTCCCTCATGACTGCATCACTGATGTAATCAACCATGAGGTCCATTTCTTCGTCTGACAATACACTGAAAGCTTCAGCTAGGTCATCTGATAAGAGCAGCGTCCGAGCCTCATCTGGGCTATAAACAAAATCAGTATCTACCCAGTCTTCAGGTTGAGAGTCATAGGAGATGTGGTAGTTGTTTTCTGATAGTTGGCATTCCAGGACTCTAGCCTCGTCAATGTTTAACTTTTTGGCTATGTCGGTGTAGCTCATGTTTTCCTGTAAAAGCCCTAAGACTTCATTGCGATACTTGGCGATCCAACGGGGGGTTTTCACAAGCCTGGAATAATCCCGAAGGGCATGTTGGATGTATCCTCGGGCATTTTTCCATGCGTAGGTGCTGAATTTAACGTGTTTGTCGGGGTCAAACCTGGTAGCAGCTACGCAAAGAGCAAAGTTTGCTATGGACTCTAGATCCTCCCTAGTGAGAGAACCTGTATTGCCACCTGTTAAACACTTGGCTCCAAAAGCTAATCGACCAGCAATCCAGCTATGCTCTTCGACTAGTTTCTTTTGATCTCTGGATAGTTCAGGGTACGATTTGTACCTCTTTTTTGTCATGGGTCAAGCCTCACACGCTGTGCAATCTGTGTATTCGGGGGTGGTTTCTGAGGGCAGATTAAACTTTAAGACACTGTTTTCTTCTTTGTACTGCATGTACTCAGTATAGCCCCCGATGTGCTTCTTATAGAGCCACAGTTGGGGCACAGTCTTCCATTCAGGGTCCCAAAAACCTTTTTCTTCGGCTTCTGCCTTTGTGATTTCTTCGTAACGTACCCCTTCGGCAGATAGTTCTTCTTTGAGTTTTACACACCATGGGCAACCTTCGCGAGTAACAATCAAAGCAGGTACAACCTCTTTATTTGTCAATAAGCTGCTTCCCTTAAGGTAATAAAGGGACTTCAACTTCATTTTCCATGCAGCAAGGTGTAAACGAGTAATGTAGGCAGCATCTGATTCGGGGTCGGGGAATAAATTCAAGGACTGACCTTGACATACATACGGTTGACGATCTGATGCTTGCTTAATTAGCTCAAACTGGTCAACTTCCCGTGCTGTCTTAAAGACTTCTTTTTCATGATCGGTCAAACAGCCAAGACCTTGAACACTGCCTTTAGCTTCTAGAATTTGATCCCAAACTTCTGGACCAATACCCCTTTCGGAGAAGATTTTTTCAAGATACTGGTTTTTTCGGACGTAAGTTCCTTTCCCTTGTTTGGCAACGTAGTAATTTCTATCCCTGGGCTCAATACCTTCGGTTCCTGCTCCACAGATTACGCTGTTTGTCTTAGTCGGGGCGATTGCTATCAGGTGTGTGTGACGCATCCCTGTCCCTTTACACCATTCCGGTTCTCCGAATCTCTCCGCTAGTTCCCGGGAAGCTTTAACAGCTTCTTCTTTTATCCAGCGAGAGGTTTCGATATTCAGTGCCCTGGCCCCGTGGGACTTGGCCGGTAGTCCGTGTAATTGGTAAAGTGAATGGAGACCCATGACCCCTAAGCCAAGGGCACGACTCTTCTCCGCAAATCGAACAGCTCTCCCCATGCCAACTTTATCTTTCGCTTTGCGAATGAACTCGCTAACTACGGCCTCTAGGAGGTGGATGCCAATTTGAGGAACAGTGCGCCCCGAGATTGGGGATTTCCAGTTCTTGTACTCGTCATAGCGGCTAAGGTTCAAGCTGCTGAGAACGCAAACGAACGAGTGGTTTTCGTCTGTGTGGAGAAAAATCTCTGAACAATTATGAACAAGGACCCCAGAGTTAATATCCCCGGTTTTTGTAACAATGAAGAAGTTGTGATTGTCTTCGACGCGCAGGTCGTACACATCCTCTACCCCTATGCTCCGGATACTGGTGACGCGGAACCCGTTGCGTCGAATTTCAGGTACTTTGGACCATATCCGCTCATTTTGTTCTTTAGTGGTATTAACTGGTGCCCCCGGTCTGACTTCATACTCGCCCCTATATACATCTTCATTTAGGACATAGCTGTCTAGACGATTGTGACCATTTACCGTGGAGTTGGTCATTATGCGCCCTGATGTAGTCTTGAAAGAAGTAAAAGGCTCAAGAATTTCCCCTACTGAGTGCTGAGCTTCCACCCATAGGCCATCTCTTCGAGCCAAGAGGTGATCTGGGGTGCATTTAAAAGTGCTTCCGTCCTCAAGCTCTACTTCAATAACTTTTTGAGTCCCTGTCTTGAACGCAACAGCTTTTTTAATCTCGGTAACCCACTTATTCTTCAATGCTGTGGTCCGGTGCGTGCGCCAATAAGCTGAATATACCGGGAAAGAAGTGTTCACCAGGTCCCCAATTGGGACAGAGTTTCTACCGTCGGCAACAGCCACAAGGGTGTCTGCAGTGAAGCACAAGTTGCTAGTCTTTACAGAGAGCCCTCGTTCGGTATAGCACTCAGGGTTTTGGTTGTTGGCATTATCTATGAAGATCAGATAGGGGCTCCCCGAAATCATTCTCGTTTTAAGAACTTCGGCAAATAGTTCATGCTTGTGTGTATCCCCAGCAATCATTGACTCTATCCACTCGTCCGAGATAGTTAAAGCTATATTTGAGTCTAGCCAGAGTCTCGAATCCCCTTTTGTGTGGTCTTTTGCACGTAGAAGCTCAGGAACGTCAGGGTGGTCGATAGGGAGATAGAAAGCAAAAGAGCCCCTTCGGACTCCACCTTGAGAAACAACTCTTGCGCATAGGTCGTATTGTCGCATCCAAGGGACAACACCGGTTGACTTCCCACCACCCGTAATCGGAGAACCAGCGGGACGAACATCACCGAAATAGTTACCTACGCCCCCACCGCTTTTGCTCAGTTGAGCTACTTCTTTCAGGTGGGAATAAATAGAGGAGACACTATCGGTGAGATGAGTTGAAAAGCACGATATGGCTTGACCACGGTTCGTACCGAAATTGGAAGCTACGGGAGAACTAGCACCAATCCAGCCAGACCACAAGCAGTGAAACAAATCCTCATTCAAAGAAGGGTCTTCGTTTATCTTACTCGCTGTTGACGAGAGCCGAGTCATCATGTCACGGGGAGTTTCACCGGGTAGGAGATAGCCAGAGGAAAGGGTATGGAGAGCCTCCTCATTCATCCAGCTAGGGTGTGTAAGTTCTGTAGTCATGATTCTACTCTATAGTCAAGATTAAAAATGTCTTTTAAATCCTCGCTTTTTAGAACTTTGAGGATGTTCTGTATTACACCTCTGGAAGAAGGCCATTCAAAATTTTGTTTACAAAGCTTAAATAGCTTACCAGATGAGCAGGGTAACTGCTCTTTTATGAATCTGATTTTTTCATCTGTCCATCCTGAATTTATGCGGCGATTAACTGTTTGTTTCCTTACCAATGCCGCCACGAAACTGTTATCCATTCTCTCCCTAGCTTCTTTAGCAATGGCGCTATAGTCCCACTTCCTATTTTGTGAGAGTAAGGGAAGAGTTCCATTCAGGATTTGTTTCCTAGCATTTTCCCTGGCAACAGTAGATCTATCCCAGGTTTCGTTCCCCCTCAAGAAATGGTGAGTACCGCTTTCAACTAGTTTTTTCTGGTGCTCTGATACCCTTATAGAGTGCTCTCCGGATGTATTGAACTTTAGGAGGTTGAGAGTACCCCGTTCTAAAGATGTCTGGGCACTTTTCTTAGGGCTTAAAGACTGATCCCATGTTCTATTTTGCGGGAGAAGATGGTGAGTTCCTTCCCTAATGGCTCTTTTTATTTGCTCTTTGCAGGCTAGAATTCTAGCTTCCTCACGGTTAATCAAGCCTGACAAAGTTTTCCAAGCGATTCTGTCTAGTTCATTTCCAGTTCTATGCCACTCACACCAATGAAACATAGAGTGCCTTACAACCGGTATAGGGGGAGTTATATTACCAGGGTCGTTTGACCCCCCGGCGTGCTTAGGGATGATGTGGTGTTTGTGCATTACACTAAAACCAGATCCAGGGTTTTTAGGTTTACGCCCATGAAATCTTGAGTTGGCTTTGCTACATAGGAATCTCCTGATTTGGCTTGGGCAAAAACGTCCGTGCTTGTAGCACCGGCCATGATTGGATGAAACCACTCCTTAACCCTATTAGCGGCATCTAAATCCACTTCAAAAATGGGAGCAAATCCCCCGAGAATCCCCAATCTTTCATTACCCCGCATACGAAGATAGTTTTTTGCATCGTACAGGGTAATCTTGGATAAGTTACGGCCTTCAAAGATTTGGTCTAGAAAGGCTTCTTCATTCTGGATCACCATGCGGAACCCCTGAGAGATGGCCTCAGTTTCCTCATTAGTAAGTGGTTGCTCTTTGATTAACTCCCTGAAAAGTTTAATTCCAGTATCGCTATGGAGCTGTTCATCAAGCGCACTCCAACTGATAATCTGGGCAATTCCCTTGAAGCGACCGTCTAAGTTAAGAGATAGGAGAACAGCGAACGAACTAAAGAGGGAGACACCTTCCCCAGCACCACTGAACACGGCGAGAGACTCCTTAATGCTACGATTCTCAAGAAAGTATCCAATCTTCTGTCGTGCTACAGGGTCCCCCAGGAATGCCTCAAACTCATCAAGTCCAAGAGTGTCTGAAAGAAGATTGTAAGCCTCTGCATGGACTATTTCGGAGAAGGCAAATGCTCTCGCTACTGCCGCGATTTCGTGTTTAGGGAACCAGTCGGGAATCTTGGACCAATAATCACTAACGTGACACTCTAACTGAGTAAAACCACGGAGAATACCTCCAATAATCTCTCGTTCATCTTGAGTGGCATTCTGCCAGTCTCGGACATCACTTTCAAACTGAGCTTCCTCTGGTCCCCAGATGGAGAGGCGGGCTTTTTGATAAATTTTGAAGTATTCAGGGTACTCAAAAGCACCGTTAATTTTGTAGGGTTCTCTGTATTCTCTGATGCTGGGCATTGTTCTATGCTATCATTTGGTCATGGAAATTGTTTGGTATTTGTTTGTTTTAAGGATAGTCAACTGTCAGTTGCTATAACCTTCGAGTTTGGCATACTTGGCCATTCGATCATTTTCTTTTACTATCGCTTCGGTAAGCTCAATTTGAGCTTTTTGAAACTGTTCGATGATTTGTTTGTTTTTCTTGTACTCCCCATACATAGCAATTCTACCGAGGATGTAAATCAGCGATAAATTACCGAGGACACTCCCTAACGCTACTGCCAGGGTCATTGTTAAGAACGTCATTTCTTCCGATAGAGAAATTTGTTGTGATTTTTACTTGTGGATTAGGAAACGTCCAGCATTCCCCATTACCGTCTAAAAAGACTACCCAAAGGAGATCATGTTCCTGTGAGTAGTCAATAAGGAAGTGAGCCCAACCCTTACCTTTAGGTGTTTCCATAGGCAACGCAGGGTCAAGTTGTAAAATCACTTACCTTGCCCGCGATATTTCTTTTTGGGGTTTGGATTAGCAGAGGTTGCAGAGAATTTCGTTCTTTTTGAGTTTCCCTGGTATGTCTTCTTTTCAGAGGGGACGATTTCCCGTTGATTGGTTAGTGATTTGACTTTTGCCATTTTGAGTTGGTATTAGTTTGAGTTGGTTTGCGTCCAGGTGGAAATCACCAAATACCGGGAATAATTTGCCCAGTAACAGCATAAGAACCAAGAGCTGCGATAATTCCAAGCATAGCCAATCTCCCATTTAGGGCTTCACCGGCCTTATCCCACGCAACCATTGGCCTATAGCCTTCATCAACTAGGGTCATTTCGGGTTCGATGGCAAAATGGTTAAGGACACCTTGGTCGTCTTTTGTGGTTGTCATTGTTGGTTGGTTAGTTGATCGATCCGTCAGTCAGTCAGTTAGTCAGTCACTTAGTCAGTAACACTGCCATTATAGCAAGTCCTTAATGAAAGTCAACGGGTGGGTTGCTCCCGGGCGTGCTATCTTCAAGTTGGGCACGTTTCTTGAGGGCCTTCATTCTCTTATGTTCCTGCAACCATTTGGCAAAATAAGACAGCTCCCCTTCTGTATAGAGGGAAGGATCTTTTAAGGCTTTCTTTACTAGTTTTGTTCTTTTAGTCATCGTGATAGTTCCTGCAATCTAATTTCTATGGGCTTGAAGTAATCAATGAGAATTTGCATCCCTGACTTAGGATCCATACTGCCGCAAGTATAGCAATCCAGCGCCACAGAACCCATTTCAGGGAAAGTGTGACAAGATATATGGCTTTCAGCCAATGCGTACACTATGGTAACACCTTGGGGTGTGAATTGATGGGAAAATTTATTTAAGACCGTGGCACCCATCGTAGCTACGGCTTTATCAAAAGCCAACTGAATGGCTAGTATGTTGTCCAAACGGGAAAATGAAATCCCGTACAAAGAGCAAATAACATGTGTTCCCAATTCACGGTACCTCCTTTGCCGCTAAAATTTGTTTGACCTTTTCACGAAATTCAGATAAAGTAGCAGCACCAACGTGGTGCCCAAGGAATTTGCCATTACTCCTTAGAAATACATAAACTGGCAGGTCTATGGTATAATCCGCATTGATTGCGTGTCTCTCTAGGCACTGGTAGACTCTAATTTTTGTTAGGTCGTTTCCATGACTGATAATGTCATCTAAGTCCGTTTCCTGATAAGCAATCTCTGGAAAGCCCTCGATAACAGACTTATCATGTCTGCTCATATGCTTGCAAATTTCGCAGTTTTTATCAAAAACTTTAGTGGCAATAACTGTGGTCATTATCCCAAGGGGTTTGTAGGATTTAAGGTAAATTTACCCTATCATCGAAAAAGATCGATAAGCTCAGGGTGCTTCTTCCGGAAAGATGTCGTGAACCTGGCCACGCAGCTACTTACCGCTTGTTTGGTTACTCCAAACTCCTTTGCGATTTCGGATTGGGTCAACTTGGTATGATTAAATAGTCCGTACTTCGAGCAAATGATTTTGAACCCTTGCGTATCGGGTCCGCCGTAACGATCCAGTAAAATTTCCTTAATTTGTGGAACATCAACTTTAGGATTTACTTCACCCTCGTAGCCAACATCAACTTCATCAATGCTCTCTGTGTACTTAGGGTGCTTGTTTTCCTTCCTAGCAGCCCCCTGGATGGCCTCACGGACCTTCCAAAACATCCAAGTCATGGGAACTACGTTGCGGCTCAAATCAAAGGTTCTGATGCCATTGACAATGCCAATCCTTCCCTCTTGAACGAGGTCTTTCTCCATGTGTTTGGGCACCATGTATAAATACATATTCACAAGTTTGTGAACCAATGGTGTGAATTGAACGATAGTTTCCTCAATGGACTTCTCATCACCATTTACGGCTTTGCGGAAGGTTTCAATTGTGTAAGCCATTTTCTCTCTCTTTGCTTGGTGTTTGGTCTTTTAGTGTCAATTTAGGGCATAGGTTAAACCCCTAGAGTCCTCCTGCCCCGGCAATCAAATCAAGCTGATCCTTGAATAACTGCGTTTAATTTCAATCGTTATTTGACGAATAGTTAGGGGGACCCGGTAGATTCTCCCGCATTACCCAAGCTGTGGCTGCTTTCTGGGACATCCATGCCTGTAGCAATTGCTTGCACAGACCTTGAAGGGCTTTTAGATCAGTAGTGGAGTCTATAACTCTACCCATCCTCTCTAGTTCAAATTTTTGCCCCATAGTTAATTCCAAGGGGTTAACAATTCCGTCAGGATTCATAGTGATTCATAGTATAAAACAGGTATTCCGGCCTCATAGAGGATGTCACTTGCTGTAGTTAGGCTATCTTTCCAGCTTCCGTGGTAGGAATTCAAGTTAGGGCAGACGATTCTTTTGATCCCTGCACCAATGAGCACACTAGCACATCCGCTGCATGGCGGGAAAGTGATGAAAGCCGAACAGCCGTCAGTGGACACACCTTCTTTGGCCGCCCATACAATGGCATTTTTCTCAGCGTGAATGATTACATTATTTTTGAAAGTCTTGTCATTCAACCTTATCGCAGTATCTGCTATTCCATTTGGGAAGCCATTGTACCCAGTAGAAACTATGCGATTTTCCTTGACCAAGACGCAACCGACTTTTTTGTAAGGGTCTTTGCTCCAGAGTTTAATGTCTTCAGCTAGCTGAATCCAGCGGAGATCCCATTTTGTAAGATGGGGGTTCTGATGATTCAATCTCTCGGTAGTCACTTAAGGCTTCACTGAATTGTTTGCAAATGTGTTTCTTCGTTGTAAAGACTTCTTCATCACAATTTGCTATTTCTGTATAGATATTCCACAGGGATTCCGTATGTGCCAAACCATACTCCACTTGGAAGTAGGACAGAAGAATAGCAAGGTCAGGAAGGGAACATGAGATGGTTCTCATCTCTTGGAAGGAGCAATCAGATGCCTTTAGTACGGGTCTATTTTTGGGTGGAATTGCCACTTTGTTGGGAGTACGGTCAGGGGCACTCATCGGTTATCTCCACTTCCTGCGATGACCCCTCTCTCCTTTCTAGATGCAAGTTTGTCAATGTTTTGCTGTGCGATTGCATTAAGGTCGGTCCCCATTTCTGTGGCTAATTGGGCAACATACCAAAGCACATCCCCAAGCTCATCAGAAACAGATTTTCGGACCTCGTCTGAAAGAATGCCGGAATTATCCCGGATAACCTTCTTAAGTTTATTTGCGATTTCGCCAGCTTCACCAACGAGGCCAAGAGCAGGATAGGTGAATTCTGAGCCCATATTAGGGTAGATGGCGGTTCCCCGGGCTCGATTTTGATAATAGTTAAAATCCATAGACGGTGTGTGGAGCGAAATTGTAACTGTTTTGGTGTCAAACCCTTGGTTTAACGAGATGACCTTAGCACAGATGGCACGTAGCTGTCAACACGAGTTTAGTCAGACCGGTAGCAATCGATAGCAACCGATGGCAATCAATACCCAACATCAATCTCCTGCGCATCACCAGATTCTACCATCTCAGACCATGAAATGCAAGCGACCCCAATCGTGAATCTAACTTGAGTAGGGGTACTTCCTGCAAATTGTGCAACTTTTTTAAGCAAAGTCTGGTAGTATCTCACTTCTCCTTCAAAATCACTTACTTGGATGGACGGAATAATGACGCAAAGCGATAGGTCGTGGCCTTCCGTAATGAACTCTAGTAAATGACTTTCCCTGTGGATGATGGATTGAATAATGTCATTTTTATCCCTTCTTAACCTAACTAGGATTTCATTCCATTCGGGGCTAGATTGGTTAAAATCACTAATTGCGTTATCAGAGGGGTTTCCAAAAGTTACTTGAGACTCATCCGAAATCAACGTGGTAACTACAATGTGAGTCAGGTAGACACCATCTGCTGAGGATTTCCCCCTCTTCTGAACAGAATTCTGGAGGTAAATTGCCGGGTCAATGTGCTTGTTTGTCATTTTGTTTCAGGGTTTTTCGTAAGTTATGCTTCCACCATTGTTGATGATTTTAATGGGGTCATTGTGAAGGACGGCTCTGGTGTTGTTTTCAGTCCTATTGAGTCTGACGTTGCCCTCTTTGCCGAATAAGGGGTGCTTAGCCAACAAGTCCCTAACATGGCGTTTGGATTCAATGCTGAATGCCCCGAAATAACGGTCAACTGCGTTGTTTTCTGAGCCAGACGTTGTTGTTAGGGGGTTGTTGGGTCTAGGTTTTTCCGATTGGTTGCCTTTGGGGTATTCCTCTTTTAGGTCACCTTTTGGTTGGCTTAGGTCATCCCTGGATTTTACCTTTCTTTGAAGACTCCTACCAATTGGAAAAGAACCGGCAGCATTTTTATAGCCACCTGTTGAATTCAACGGTGTTGGAGTATCCGGTAAGTTAGACTCAAATAGTTCCTTCATTGTGCGATACTGCCAATTGATATCAGGTTAAGGGTAACCGCAAGCTAGGTAAGAATCCGAGGCATAGCCCCGAAACTTTATCATTCACTCTCCTGACACCAACAATGTAGTTGGAAGAAAAATACTCACCGGGTTGAGGGATAACGTAGTTATACTTAACAATCTGCCAAATTGGAACCAGAAAAAACGCATGTTCCAGGTCTTCGATGCCCTTTACACACAACTTAGCCAGGAGTCTAGGGGTATAGAGCTGGCAGTAGGTTTCGACTTCTTGTACAGTCCCGACTTTATCGTAAAGATTAGCGGGATCATCGATGCAACTAAGACCTTCCGATTCTAGTTGTTCTTTAAGTCTTAGTTGCTTTTGGCATTCGTATGTAAATGAGTCCACGAAAGTATCCTGGTCGTTTGTATGTAAGTTCATACTTTTACCCCCTTCGCTTCAAACATTTTTTCGCAAGCTTCTTTCCTAAGAATTTCAGCCCTATCTGGTGAATAGCCCTCGTTTGCCATCCATTTGTCTTGGCATTTAGCTTTAGGATCAAGGATCCTATTTTTGTAGACACCTTCGACTTCACCCAATAGCCCGATTGCCTCGCGGACCAGGTCCTCTTGGGCATAGCGGCAGTTTTCCCAGTTTTCGATGATGTAGGAAGCTTCACCACCAATTTTAAAGCCATCCCTAAGAACTAACTTTTCAATCATCTCCTTGATGATCATCAGGGAAGTTTTTTCTTTAGTTTCCTTCCTGGCGCCAGTAGTCTCATCAAAGAGCATTTCTCTGCCAAGTGAAATTGACTTCTTGACTGATTCCCACCTTAGCTCCCTGAATCCCTGATAGTAGTGGGTAGAGGGTCTACCTACATTGCACCAGTTATCTTTAAGTAAAGGCATTAAGTGTTGGCAACTGGGGTCAACCCCCACAAAATAGAGGCTCTCCAGGTAATCATAAAGGACGTTGGGTGTCAATTCCGGCATTCTTTCATCTATGTTTCCTGTGCGGATAAAATGAGCAAACGCCATAGCATTGACTAGGGCCTGGGTAACATCTGCCTTGAATCGAATTCTTTGCCGAGTCGTCCAATAACGGACTTCAACTTGGAGGCGATTAATGGTGGGATCGGAGTCGTCGTTGATGATGTCTAGGAACCTATCAGTACAAAGCCTTAAGCACCATAGATACAAAGCATCTTTGCTTACCCCTAGTTTTTCTTCGAGGAACGGTATATGAGACTTTGGCCTGAGGTCAGGGGTGCCTTCAGATACGGTGCCTTCCAGATTTTCCTTGTTTTTTGCTACCTCATATTCTCTGAATGTGCTGATTAGCTTGATGCGGTCAATACCTTGTATTAAAGAAAGGTCGTTAATCTTTCCCCAGGGGTTTACCCTGCTGAATGTTACCATTCAGAGTAGACTATATCTTCACCCTTCGTTTCCTTTAGGTTGGAAGGGGACACTCGTTTCGAGTCACTTGACCCTACTCCCTCTCGGGATAGCCGTTAGGCGTTTAGTAATTTATCCAACTGGTAACTGTACTTGAGATCCAGAGCTTTTAAGGCTTCTTTTTTAGTTAAGTACGTTATACCGTTTAGGGTCACCTGAATAGCCATGGGGTTTCCTCCCCCTGAATATTTTTCACGAATAGAGTTAAGATACTCTTCTTTGTGGTGACTGCCTCGTCTGTTTGACATGAACTCCGATTTCTGCTTCTTGAACTCATCTGACCTGACTTTTCCGGTATTAGCAATGGAAATAGCGTCCTTTGAGGATTGGTCGTGTGTTCTTCCGTAGAATGGATTGTTTTCCCCACGAATGGCATCCGGATTATTCTTATGGAATTCCCTTAAGGATTCACGCCTTCGTTCATTTGCTTCCTTTGTAACTTCACCACCTTTAGCGGTTTTGCATACATTGAACGAGTTTCCCCAGTCCATTAAATCTAAATAGACTTGCTCGATTTCCCTTATTTCTCTTTCTGTACAACCTGAGAGGTTCTCTAGCAATGTAAAATTGAAAGAGTCTTCCCCATAAATTGAGAAAGCGTTTTGGAGATGGGGATTTACGTGATTTCCTTTTCGTAGAGATCTTAAATGTTTACTCCAACGGCCCGGTACCTCTACGGATGATCCGATGTACCCTTTACCATTGGTTTTACAGACAATTGAATAAACTCCACTTAGCACGGGATTGCCCTTGTTTTAGAGATTTTACCCTCTTTAGGGGTTCCCCCGTTTAGAGTGTGTTTTTTACTGAGCGTTACCGCCCAGGGGAACTAGAGAGTTAATCCCCGGATCGAGGTCATAAGCAAATTTACTATTCCAATCATTGGAGTTCAGAAGCATGACGGTTTTTGGCCAGATTTGCTCTGAAGTTTGGAACTTGTCTTCTACTTGTAATACCATGTGTTCAAACGGTGTCGCTAGTTCCGTTCCGGGACTTAACCCAGCTAAATGTTACCATTTAGAGCAGACTATATCATATTCCCTTAGGAATCTTCCCGTTTCGGATCGCTTGATCCTACTCTCTTTCGAGATAGTCGTTAGGCTTCGTATCCCCATGGTCTCATGCCTTTACAGCAGAAAACTCTGAAAATACTTTAGCACGGTAGGTTGCCCTTAAGTATCAAAGGGTATTCCCCGTTTAGAGAAGTTTTCTCTAGGACATTACTGACCTAGGGGGCTACTAGTTAACCCATTTGTGATCATGATCTTAGTCTCCTCAGCAGAAAGGAATTTCTTAAGAGAAGATAAGGATGTGTCGTCTTTATCCTATTGTTCGGTCAAACTTCGTTACAGTTCAACCCGAGGTTCCCCTCAGCTACAGGTTTCCCAGTAGAGCAGACTATATCTTCATCCCTACTTTCATAGGGAGCTTCGCGTTTCCCCTCACTTGAGGGTACGGAGTAAACTCCTAGTCGTTGAGCCTCTTTAACATGATGGTACCATATTGAAGTTGGCTGCTGATTGCCCATTGTTTCATCCTCTAGGATTATTAGTTAGTGTTGAGCCAACTACCCGAGGCTCTTAGGGGTTTCCAGCAAATAGCGAAGTTTTACTTGCGCAAAAGTCTACGCAATGTCACTCATCGCAAAGGACTTAACACCAAATCGTTCTTCAGTGGACTTAAAAGTCCAGATTGAAAATCCGCATTTGGAAAAAGCAGCGGTCATACTGTTAAAGCATTCGGATTTCCCAAGTCCAGGATCCTTACCAACTACAACCCCTGCCATACGGGCAGTATGTTGAACTGCTTTGTCTTTACCTGGTGGGAGGTGATTAGACCTACCTACACCGATCCTCCCAATAATTAGCTTGAGAATTTCTAACTCAGCTTCTGGAAAAATCGTGAATACATCCGACAATTTAACCTGACGAAGCACAGGATCAAACCAATCCCTGTCCGGGACCCAAATCCGGGGATTAGTTACAACAGTTCCCCCCAACCTAGCCATCGGATCAAACGTATGGGCAAAATCAAACTCTGGGTAGAAATTTTTCGATTGGCTGATTTTCTGCATCTTCAACAGACGGGCCGTAAAAGAAGCTAGATCGCTATCGCCTGGTTTCGGACGGTGTAGCGGCTCCCAGAAAGTTCGAACTTCATCTTCGCACAACCCAGGATAAAACACCTTCTCAATGTCTTCAAAATCTGCCATTTCGGTGATGTCTTGAAGTGGTTTGAAGGTATGGGGATACTTAATCCCTTTGACTTCCGGGGGGGCCGCAGGTTTTAGGATCCGGTGATTAACGTGGGGTGCGCCTTCTACGAGGTCTAGGATGTAACCCTTCGCCTTTAGTAGGGCAATACCCTTATTATACAACTCACTTACCCTGACAGGCTCTTTTTTCTTCTTACCTTTCTTGTCTTCGGAGTCTTTTGGATTCTCCCCCTCGTCTTTTTCTGAGGAAAAAACCCTAGCCTTCTTCAATTCTTGGGCTTGATTGAAAATGGCGATTTCTTGTTTGGTACTCCCTGTACCACCTGAATAGGGGTCTGGCATTTGGTTTCTATAGTAGTTTAGTAGTCGGACAAAGAAAGACCCCGGTTGATGCCGGGGCTAGTTTTAATCCGGGTCAGTTCCGATAGAATTTTGCTAACCTAAGTTAACAATGCACAGGTATTAATACCTGAGGGGCTATCTCCCAAAGTCTCAAGAATTCTTGAGACGCTTTTTACCCAGATATTCTGGGCACCATTTATGTCTCTATTGACACAATGGCTATCATCAGTATTTAGTAGCGATTCTACTACTGTTTAAGAACCCTCGTGGAGATCAGAAAGCGAGAGAGAAGCTTTCGGGGTCTTCCACGAATGTTTGGCATCTCAAGACGCATTTTGCGGTTGGGAAGCCATTGTAATCCCCATGCTCAGTGACTTTGAGCACAGCGGGTGAATCAGGAGTAATAACTGGATCAGCAGCTAATGTCTTCTTGAGGGCATTGTTAGGTTCGACGATAGCCCAATCAGAAACCTCTCTTTCTTCGGTGACCCATTCACCTTCAACTTGAGTGCGAATCGGAGCAACAAAGGGCTCGGAAACTTGCACTTGCATGAAGTATTTGATCCCGTATTGACCACCTTCTTTGGCACGGTAAGTCGTTACATTGTACTCACCAAGGGGCAAATGTGCTACCTTAAGGAAGGGTCCAACCATGCGCTCGCCGGTACCGAGAGATTCACCGCGCTTGCTGAGGTCACTTGCGATTTGGACTTTTTCAGCAATTGCTTCGGGATTCTCACCGAGGAGCAGATCCAGTAGTTCTACTGAGATTTTATCTTCGTAGTCAGCGGAACGGATGGGAATTGGCAGCGTGTACAGGGTACCGTCAGCGGTTGCTGAAACTGCGAGAGCAGGCTCTTTGTATTTGCCAATTTGTTCTTCCTTGAAGGAAAGTTTGGTTCCCTTCCCGATGTTTTCGGTGGTGATTTTATCTGTGCTTACTAGCAGGGGGATGTCACGATCACCCCAACGGATGACTAGTCCTCTTTCTTCCGTAGAGAAGACAGTAGGAGAGTAAAGGCGCTTGAATACACCGTTTGCATCCGCACGAACAGTAAATGTGTTGGATTCCATGTCAAAATCTTCGCCAGTCAATGCTTTGAAGATAGTGGCAAGGCCCAGACGGTATGTCTCAGGTAGAGCTTTGTTCGGGATGTCGGTGTATGCCTTGACGTAGGTTTTAGACTCAAGGCGAGCGCGATTTTTGTCGTCGAGTTGAGGATTGATTTTAAGTGGTGTTACGGCCATTTTGTTCTTTGAGTAGAATGTGTGGTTCCATGCTCTATTGCTTGGCACATTCATCTCTATTGTAGTAAGGTGCCCCCGAAAGTCAACGGGCCTAATCAGAAGAGCCTGTTTGCCACAAAATACTCAAACCACTGGTTTGCAATTACCATGCCCCCCAAGCCGAAAGTAGCGTATGCAGAATTTGAGTCACTTTTTGGTTTCTGCCCATAGGAAGTCAGGTACCGATAAAAATCTGATTTTGTTGAAACTTTGACTAACGAGCTATTGCCTGGATATTGTATAACCACCGAGTTGAACTCCCTTTGTTCTGCTGCTGTAAGGGGCCTACCTAAAGGTTTTGCAGCAGGGTTGGGGTTGGGGATTGGGTTGGTTGAAAATGTTGAGGGTTGGTTGGGGGTTGGTTGAGTGGACGGTTGGGTGGTCGGTTGAGTGGCCGGTTGTGGTTGAGACACGGGCTTGGCAGTTGCTGCTACCTGAGAATTCAACTTAAACGCACCAGGACCCGTTGCAGCGTAGGCAAATATGTCATCCAGTGACCAAGCATACCTGACCCAATTTTCTATGGACCCGTACTTACCAACTAACCCCAAGGTATTAACAGCAACATCCAGCCAATTTTTACCAATTTGAGGGTTCATAAAAGTGCCGAGGCCATTCGTCCTTGAGGCTTGGATAGAAAGATTCACTCCGCCATCGCTTTGTTCGTACTCAACTGAGTTCACAATCCAATCTTCCATGGACCCCCCAGAGAACCCAGGAATGAATATTATGTCGCATGGCTTAATGCCAGTCAAGGCAGGGCACATAAACAAGTTTGCAGAAAGTTTGGCAGTCCGTTCTCTTTGTAGAAGGTGCTTTTTAAATTCCCCCTCTTCATTACCTTCTAACCTCATGCCTGGCCTAGACATGGAGCCAAAGGTTCCACCCGCACCGTTTGTGTTTTTAGCGTTTTGTGATACTTGGTTTTTTAAGTCTTGGGAAGATTTAAAGGTAAATCCAGTTTCGCCCAGTGTTACATCAAATCTTTGAACTTTAGGGTTGGTGCTCCGGGTGTTTCGTCTGGTTTTTTGTCCAGGGGACCATTCTGAAGTTTTTGTCATAGAGTCTATCATAGCAGGCCCTAAGAAATACCCAAATCGATTAGTCGGATAGACAAAGGAGTTAGTTGCTATAGAACGTGGTCTATAACTAACTAACCTGTAATAGTCATCTTTAGTATAACCTATTTCCACTAACTTACCGTTTTCTAATTTTTTACCGAGCCAAGAATACGGGGGAAATATAACTACTCCAGGTAAATCACTAGACACATACCCACTACCTCCCGATGGTAATCTGCTCATTAAATTGTGGAAAAAAGCTATGTTTCCATTCTGTCCTACAATATTTTCAACCGACTGGGAGAATGTGGTTCCTTCGGAGTAATTTGACAGAACTTTAACTTTTCCTAGCTCCTCACCCACTTTGTCTGCGAAAGAAATTAAGGTTTTAGGTGTTGTATTATTAGGGTAGAGACGATTGAGTGCTGCCTTTATGCCAAAAAGTTGTTCAACGCTATCTAATGCCCTAAGGAGGGTTACACCATTTTCAACAGTGACAAAGCTCTTTATGTAACCTTCACAGAGGCCATCCAACTCAGAGTAAAGGCGAACGGTGATGTCCATGTTGCGCCCATAGCTCTCTGTCTGTCCAGCCCACACAAAGGAAAACGCAATGGCAGGGCCACTCGGATAGTAGTACTTGACGATGATAGTTTTGTCATATTTATCCCTAACTAGGCGCTCATATTCCCTATAGGCTAATGCGCTAGGGTTCCAACTCATGGACCCTGACGGTGTTTGGCCCTCCTCATGGATATTGACTTTTACATTGTAAACCAATGGTTGCGGCCCATCGGACCCTGGCCATTTCTCTGCGCCTTTAAAGAAGGTGATATTCTCGTCTCCCCAATAAACTTCGCAGCGTGGGATCAGTAAATCTCCGCCCATTTTATTCTCCTTGGTTATGCGTAATGGTTTCTCATTTGTTCAACTGCCATGCTAAGCCTCGTTACGACAATAGTTGCCAGTTCTTCTGGGTCTTGGCCCGGTTGTTGATAGATGGTGATAGGGGCATTCACATTCATACCCCCAAATCCTTCTGAGGAGTTCATGGTGTAGGTAGCTACCTTAGCCCCGGCAGGCATCATTTTTTTCTCCCAGGCTTCTGCTTGTTGGCGGGTAGAGAAAAACGCAGGATTTGACGAACCTAGGGCCATGGCCACGCTACCTTTGCCGGATAAGTCCTGTTGGGTGTACTGCCGTAGATACTGGTCATACATTTTTTTCAGTGTGTCATAGGACTTCACTGGTTGATTATAATAGCTTTTACCGGATAAAGTTGGGAATGACGCCCACTCCGGTGCTAATTTATTAATGGATGAGGGAGAAAAATCAAATGAAGATAAATTTATACCTCTGCGGGCTATTAATTGCAAAGCCATTCTATCTTGATCAACTTCTGTAAAGCGACCACCACCTAAACTCTTGTATGTGTCTGGCATTATCTGGTAAGCCCCAGCCGCAGCAGATGCGTACCCCCCCGACCTTATAACTTTGTCTGGGTGCCTAGACATGTCGGAAAACGTACTTCCTCCAAATAAAGTTTGATAGCCCCTTGGGCCGGACGTTCCTTCCGCAAATCTAATTACCGATAATAGGGCTTTAAGTTTGGGGGACAATGACCCCATTGCTATGGTGCCAGATGATCCGGCCAGCAAATCCAGACCCATTAGACTACTGGATGAACTACTAGCCTGTTCATTCTTCAGGGTGGTGCTAATCTGCTCCAAAGCAAATAACATACTATTTAGAATATCCATCTTGTTGCTAATTACAAAGAGGGCCGACTTTAGATTGCCTAAGGTAGTTGCGGATGTTTGGGTATTTTTTGCGGTTCTGGCGGTTTCAGTTGCGGTTCTGGCGGCGTTGGGGTTGATTTTGGCTATGTTTGTTGCTGTCTGGACATTGGATGTTGCGGCAGCAGTTATTTGAGCTGGAGACGGCCCCCCGGTGGCAGAAGTAGTTGAGCCACTTGGTTTTCCACCTAATATGGCCTTGGCTTCTTCTATGTAAGCCTTCAGTTCAACAATTCTATAAATGTCTAAGTTCTTTTTGGTATTAATTTCTGCTTGGGCCCCCGTAATACCTGATTTCAGGGCACCAGACCCCCTTAAACTATCGTTATAGGCATTGATTCTGGCCCTACTTGACATTTCCCCACGTTTGGCTTCATCAAAATCTTTCCAAGCCCCTGGCTGATTGAATTTCATTCTAACCCAAGCCAAAAGGGTAGCTAACCCCTTGAGTCCCATCTCTAGTGCCTGGAAAGCCAAAGTAAAAGGGGCCATGGCTATACCCATAGCATTTATTCCAGGAACTGCTTTACCAAGAGCCCTACTCAAATCTCCGAATAATTTAAAAACGATCTCAACAGATTTCATCAACCCTTGGAAAGAACCCCAAATGTTCTTAAAAATCTCTGACAGTGGTTTCTCCAACAGTTGCCCAAATTTAGCACCTAATACAGCACCAAGCAAAGGTCCTACAATGGGAATCCACCCCAACAGCACTGACCCAATTGCAGCACCAATCGCCGGACCAGCGCCAGATGCCAAAGAGTCAAATATATTCTTCCCTTGAAACAAAGAAATTATAGTCTGCAACGCAGCCCCAAATAAAAGGAGTCTCCCTGAAAGCCCTCTGAAGGTTTCTCCGATTTTAGCTATGTTGGTGGCCGCTACACCCCGAGCTAATCCCCCTATATTAGCAGCTCCCCCCATAGCTAACCCTGATACCGACCGGGCCAACCCCAAACCAACCGACCGTGGTGCGCCGGAAATAACCCCCGGTAAACCCCTGACAGTAGCCGAAGCCCTGGCCATTAACCTAGGGGCTGCACCCAAACCCCTCTCAATAAAGGTTCCAAGCCTACCAAATAATGATAACAATCCGAAAGTAATAATCTGCTGAATGATGGGCATACCGACAGTTAATGCTGCCAATATGGACATTTGCATCGGGGCAGCTTGGAACAAGGTTTGTATCGTATTGCCAATTACCTTAAAGAGGGACTCAAATACTAACTTAACTCCTTCAGACCCTTTAGTCGCTTTCCAACCTTCAGCCAAACCTTCGGCGAATGGCCCTGTCGCCACAATGTTTGTAGCTCCGGACATAATGTCGCCTAGCATTTTGATGGTTGATCCAATGGCACCGCCAATGGTTTTACCGATGAAATAGGGGAAATCTGTCTGGAATAGTTTTGCGAATAGGTCTTTAGTGATTCCCGCCAAATCCGCATTTGGCCTCATTAATTTTTCCCTGACGCCGTAGAATCCCTTTAAACCAAACTTATCGTCGAGGACCCTAATAAAATTAGTTAAGGCCAGAACAAAACCTCTTGCACCAGCCGTCTTCTTAATTGCTTGCCCTGCGGGGGAATTTAAACCCATACTATTGGCAATATTTTCGAATCCTTTGGTGTAGTAAATAAAGTTCCTATAAAAATCTTGAGCCGCATTCATCATGGGCATCATCAACTCAGCAATACTCCTCAATGGGTCCCAAATTTGGGGCAGTATCGCCGTCAACTCACTAAGTGGCAAACCGAAACCCTTTATGATTTTAGAAATTATTTCAAATAAACTATAGTCTTCTTCTGCTGCTAGTGCCGCATCTTTAACCACTTGCCCTTGTTTATTTAGGTAACGACCATACTCATCAATTGACTTGCCAATTTTACCAAATTTTCTACCAAGACCAAATAGACCTACCTCCGGGTCTAAGAAGGAAGATCTAAACGCTTCGAGGAAACCACTTGTCGAGTTTTTATATGCCTGAATGACCTCATTTGGTAGGATCATGTCAAGCAATTCCATGACGACTCTAACCCGGTCAGGCCCCCCTGCTTTTGTGGCCGCTAGTTTCTTCTGCATCTCCGGGTCTTGGAATGCGCCTGTAAAGATAGGGTTGTTCCTAAAGGCTACATATTTTTGGAACATCTTCGGACCAATAGCCGGGGCATTAATCAATTGTTCGATGAGCTGGGGGGTTCCCAAAGGTGATTTAGTTGGGTTGCCCATACCAATCAATACGGACTTCTCTGTTAACTTCTGGATTAGAACTCCCAAAGAATCCATCTTATCGCCAACTTTAGCCCCAAACTCCTGGCCCAATTTTGTGAACCCCTTTGGGTCATTTCCCATTGCGGTCATTACCGTGTCAGAGAGCAACTTCCCCTGCTTAACGTAATCTTCAGTGGCCCCTGGTAAAGCAGCAGCAGATTGTGCGAGCTTGTAGTTAATTCTCTGCAGTTCTCTCATTGCTGAAGAGAAGTTTGGGAACATGTTCAGCCCCTTACGTTGACTGATGGCAAACAAACCCCCAGCAGCCTGGATATCTGACATTTCATCTTTAATTCGTTCCCCAAATGCGCTTGCAAAATACTGGAAGGGCTTTTCCATAAGGTTGACACCCATTTGGAAGCCGCTCAGTATGGCCCCGGAAATTGTGTTGGCAATCTGGTAGCCCACGATCTGTGAGGCGAACCCATCACCACCATATCCACCACGGCCATAGCCCCTTCTACCATATCCACCACCGCCCCCGGTAGAGCGACCACCACCACCATAACCACCACCACTGCTACGTTGAGTTTGATTCAATCTTTGGGCAGCAGCATTGGCAGCATTGAGGGCCCTGGTATAGCTATTCATTGCTGTAGTAGCTGCCCTTAGTTGAGGTGCCCTAGACGACAATGAGTTGTTGAAGTTCCTACTATTGGTTGTCAATTGAGCCATCTGAGTATTCAGTGGCGCCACAGCTTGGCCCAGGGTTTGGAAGTTTGTCCGTAGTTGGTTTAAGGCACTGTTAATCCGGTTTAACTCGGGAGTAATATTATCAGTAAAATTCCCGATTAAGGTAAATTGTCTTTGTGTATTACTCATCTATTTCCCCCTTGTCTTTGATCCTGAGGGTCTATACCCCCCCTAACATTTGGGTTAGATGCCGGTGTTTGTACGCCCGCAACCTGTCGGGCAGTTTCATTATTACTGGAAAGTAATTTAGAGACAGCATCAGACACAGCAGGCAAAATCGACGTTCGCCCAATTAACGCAATATTGGCAAGATCCCTGCCACTAGTAACCTGATAAGGTGGCACCTGAACAAATGAAACGTCAACCGTAGCCCTCGTTGTACTTCCCGATAAATCCCTCATCAATTCCTTTACATTAACGCTCTTAATCACAAAGTACCCGCCATCAGCACCGTTCAACCCATTTCCATACAGTTTATTATTTGCCTGGACGTAATAGACTGGGACTTTAATGTATTTGTTTTTGGTATCTAGGGTGAAATTCATTAAATTTTCTAATCTAGCAATTTTATCCTCAACTGACCTGCCCCTTGAAAAACCCTCCACAAGGGCATCTGACAGTGTAAGGTCTCTCATGCTTTTTGACCCCGAGATAACGGGCGGCTGATTAGTACCAAACATAGGGACACGCTCGACTTGGGCTTCACTGTTCCATGAGATACTTTCCGGAGCACAAATGAAATTCCAACCACCAGAGAGTGACTCCGCGAGAGACACACTAAGGTCAGAATTTGCAAAAAGATCCCCTAAAGGTAACCCCCCAGAACCTGACAAGTAATTAAAAAATTCCTCACTCCCTACTAAGGGAAACTTACCTTTAGGGTCAGGCAGAGACAAGGCAAGATCCATCTCCTTAGAGAAAGCGGCAGCCGTGTCAAAATTTGATGCCGCTATATAACCCCCGGACGTTTCAGCAAAGGCCTCCCTAGCATTTAAACTTGCTTTTGATTTTGGATTAACTAACCAAGATGCAGATTCCCTAGCAGCCCCTGAAAGAGCAGGTATAATAGAAAAAGTTACATCAGGTCCATTTAACCCCTTTGTGAAAATTGTAGACCCATAATTAGCTACGGGTTCATTGGATGCACCTGGAAACCACCTGCTGGATTTCCCGCTACCTACTGCTGCCCCACTTATGTCCCCCAATAGATTCTGAAATACGTTACTAGCTGCAGTCTGAGCTAAATTTATTCCAATATTCCCTAAAACTCCCCCTGCCCCTGATGGTGATAAAGTATCAGTCAAAAATTGATTGAAAAGTTGTCCCCCAGCAGAAAGAGCGCTCCTCTCGATTGATGGCAGAATATTATCGAATGCTGTAGGCTCCACCCCGAGAACCTGTCTCCATTCCTCCGGAGTTACTTGATTCAATGCGACGTTAATAACAGACCCGCCTAAAGTTTGAACTATATTATTCCCTAAGCTATTAATGGCCCCATTAGCCGTAATGGGGAATGTAGGGATCACCCCACCAGAAAAATTAGCCATCAGGACCACCCCCTATTGCGTACTTTTCGGTGTTGGGGCGCCTTCTTCTTATTTTTTATGTCGGTGTTCTTTTCTAGGGAATCCAACGACTTCTCGTCCATCCTATAGGTACACACCCAGCCCTGCTCAGTAGGTAAGATCTCAAATAGGAACTTGTATTTATCAAATTTAAATGAGCCAGAAAAGGTTCCGTCCTCGTCTTGCAGGAAATTATTCGTTGGAGACGGAAAATTCCCGGACCTATCCCTTATCGTATCCACCTTCTCACCAAACACACTATAAATAACTGCTGACAGAACCTTCTGGGCTCTTTCAGACGAACTCAAATTATCTTCAACAAAGTCTAATGATTCCTCTTGCCCATTAGAAAAAATACCACCCAAGTCAAGGTGCTCTATGGATTCAGGATCAGGCCAAAAATCAGGCTCTACTTTACTTAGCAATTCGATGGCTTCATCTAGCTCCCAATTTTCTAACTCACCATCTATAGAAAACTTAGAAAAAGCCGACAGCAACGATACATCCCCATCCTGGAAGCAATGGCTAAAATGCTCAGAGTAAGTCTCAGGAACGCATTCAAAATCCCCACGACTAGCTTCGTAAAGAAGACGAGCCATAGGGAGTGCTTTTGCTAGGTATGCTGAATCGGGATTCATTCATTGATGTTTATCTAAAGGAGTTTTACCCCCTTTGCCCTACCCTTGACTACCCGGGCATAGTACCAGAGGTTAGATACCAAAGGACAAATACCCAATGTCAAATACCAGACACCAATCAAGTAGAAACCGGAATTTCCAAACAAATCTTAGCAAAGGCCTTTACTGCCTGGTCGTAATGGTCGTTTCTAGTATTGTGCTCAGGATTGTTGATTTCGGAATAAAAAGCTTTGTCCCATAGCAACTCATCAATGTTCCATTTGGGGTTTGGTTCACACAAGTTAAACAACTCGATGGGGCTACCTTTTACGGCATTGTCACACATATCCCCGGCAGCAGCTTTGTGCTTTGCCAGCTCACTAGGGTGCCCAATGTCAACTTTCATCCTATGTTTAGCCCACTCAGCAACGCCAATTTCCCCGTTAAGTTGCTCTTGGATTTTTTCATTGGGGCGACATGCTCGTGTGTTTGAGAAGTAAATTTGGTTTTTATCATCGCACAACTGAGTCCAATCTCTATCAACAGTGTGAAGCAAGATTTGGCGTTTGTGAATAACGTCGCTGGGTTCCCCCTTGTGGGATGCCCTACAGATACTGCCTGCTATGTCATCAGCTTCATAACCAAGACGCCAAAACCACGGAAAATACATTTGGCAGTAATTCCTACCTTCATTGTAGACAAACCAGAATGCATCTGATTTCTCACTCCGAGTCCCCTTATAGTGAGTGGCAAGTTCTTTGACATCGACTCCCCCAGCTGCCGCATAATCGACCCATGCTTGTTGGACTACTTCGGATTCTTTCATGAAATCATCCCTCCAGTAGTTATTTGTTTCTGGATTGCGATAATCTGCAGCAAACACAATACGGTAAGGGTGTCTCTTCATGAACTGTGGACCGCGATTTACGAAAAGTGCCCAAGCTCCACGAACTAGCTTCTTTTCGACTTCTTTGCTGAAGGATCCTTCAATTTTTGATTCATACCAACCCAAAACAGCAAAGCACATGACGTTGAAGTCAATGACCAAAAGGGGGCTAGGGGAAGTCTTTAAGACGATAGTTTTTTCGAGTTTGGGCCTGTCCGTCATCTTGGCATGGGGAGATCAATGTAGTATGTTGGAAGTCCGACTTCCTGCTCTTGGAATCTAGAGTCTGGGAGGCTTAGCCATTCCCCGGACCTGAATTCCCACACATCACAATCCACCATTGAGAAAGTTCCGTCATTGGCAGGGAAAGCTACAAGGTAATCTTTGTCCGTTGTGGGATAATCTTCGGCGATTTTCCAAAATCCTTTTACGATCTGATTGTTCATTGATTTGAGAGTTGATTTTGAAGCGTAGTTACTATGGACTTGAGGTCTTCAATTTCCTTGTGCAGGATGGAGATCTCCGATAGAATTTTGCTAACCTAAGTTAACAATGCACAGGTATTAATACCTGAGGGGCTATCTCCCAAAGTCTCAAGAATTCTTGAGACGCTTTTTACCCAGATATTCCGGGCACCATTTATGTCTCTATTGACACAATGGCTATCATCTTGTATAATTTTAGAACCCCCTAAAGAATAGTTGATTCTTCCGGTCCAAGACAAAGTTTTTGATGTGTAGGCTTCATTTACAATTAACAGTAATTTATTAAACTCTTCACATTTATTCTTCAAAAAACATTTAAATCTATAATGTGACCAAGTTAATAAAGAACGTGCGGTTTTTGAATTTAGTTTTCTCTTACCTCTTTTAACCATTTGGCTAACGTCAAATGATGGTAAAAAGATAATGTCAAAATGTTCAACTAGAAATTTGGAAATTTTATGATGCATTTCATCAACGAGATTTTTAATCTTGTTTCTCATTCTTTTAATCGCTTTTCCGATCCTTTGTTTTTGCTTTGAAGTTGATTTTGATTTTTTTGAAATCAGGTTATCCAAATGATGGCAAAGTCTCGTAATTCTTCCAATGTCCCCATTTCCCAAAAGTCCAGAAAATTCTGGATTATAAAAAGTTTGGAAAGTTCGGATTCCTGGATCCAAAGCAACAACTCTAGTTTGGTTCTCGCTAAGAGTCGTTGCTTGCTCATAAGGAATAATAAGATAATAATTGCCATTGTCTAATGACAATCTTGAATCCATAATTTTTTGAGGCAATTCCTCACTTATTTTCAATTCACCTAAAATAGTATGATAAACTCCTTTTTCCTTTATCGCGGATTTTGGAATGTAAATCGTTTGCTTACCATCCTTCCTACTCCTATAACTAACTTTGTGCCATTTGTCTTTTGTTATTCCTTTATTTTTTCTCTTACACATAGAGAACGCTTTGCAGCAGTCTCTAATCGCAACAGATTTTATTTGATAGGGAACATCGGACGACCATTCTGGGAGTAATTTTAGTAATGGAGTTTTTATAGTTTTCCAATTTGTATTTTGTCCACTTTCATTTAAAAATTTAACTGTTTCATTAAAAGCAAATCTAGAAGCCCCAAACCAATTATTAAGAATTGATTTTTGGGTCTGGGTTGGGTAAATCCTTATCTTCTTTGATTTGATTTTTATACTTTCGCATCCCGTGAATTCTACAAGAGAAGACGTGGATGATTGAAAGAATGTCGGATACGAGTTCACTTTCGGGGCTACTTGCAATTTGGTTGAGAACCACGAGTTCTCCACCGTTTTTAACGATGAGATACTCAACGAGTTCAAATCCGAATCTACAAAGTCTGTCACGCTCGGCAACCACAAGTTTGATTGAATTTCCTTGCAATAATCGTTCCAGAATGGTACGCAAACCTTTTCGTTTAAAATTGAGTCCAGAGCCAACATCAGAGATGATCTCCGCTCCTGGGTACTTGGAGATGAGATAATTTTTCTGATTGTTGAGGTCGTCTTTTTGTCTAACACTAGAAACTCTACAGTAAAGAATTGTTTGCAAACTATTTTGTTTTTGTTGTATAAAGGACTCAATGTTGAATCTTCTCTGTCCAGAAGGGGTTTTAATTGTATCAATAATACCTTCGTCGGCATATTTTCTAAGAGTATTTGGGTGTAAGCCCAGTTGTTTACGAGCCTCCTTTAATGTTACATACATATTTATTTAGTGGTATTTGTTATTTGACATTAGTATTTAGTAGCGATTCTACTACTGTTTAAGAACCTTATCCTTGTAGAGAAGGGTGCCTGTTTGAGCGTCAAACAACGAATCGTAAATCGTGGGGAATTGAGTCGCAAATACCGAACGTACAGCTCTTGCAAGTTCTACGTGTTCCCACTGAGCTACCCCCTGATCGTCCCTTACGTTGATGTAATGGATGAAAGAACGAACGTTACCGGTGATGTAAAGACGGGTATATACACCTTCAGGGAGAACAAAACGTGCTAGTTCTTTGGCGATACCGCGCCCAAGGAGGTTATTATAGGAAGAAATCGCAGCTTTGTAAGCAAACTCAAACTCAGCCCACATGAAGTCAGTTAGACTATTATCTTCGGCGACAAAACTATTTTGCCGGTTCTTGGTATCCTGAACTCTCGCTTCTTCGGGCATGTAGAATAGGTCCTTGTAGGTAGGGAGACCATTGGTGTAGTTCCCCATGAAACCTTGATCTTCATACCTCCCAGAAAATTGCTGAAAGCAAAAAGACCGGTGCCTTAGTGCCTGAATTGAGATAGCCAGAGGGGTGATGACTTCGACTGACATTGTCGCATTTTCAAACACACTCCAATGTCCATGTTTAGCGCAATGCTTTAGTAGACCCGAGATTTTAGGGTTGCTTTGATCTTTGCTTGTCACCCTCGCAATGTATGCAATGTGCTCCTCAGCATTGGGGGTAACGGTAACGAGACGGGACTTGCTAGACCCCTCAATAAACCAGGGATTGTTATTTTCCATTAGTAAATTCAAAAATTCAAATCAATTTCATCTGCGCTGGCTTTAGCCGGATCGTACAAACCAGACATTAATTCCAGTACTTTTAAGGTGGAAAGACAGTCGGACATGGCATCGTGCGCCGGAAGTGCTGAGAGATTTGGCAACCTTTGCCACTTAAATCCATCCTTCTTATCGCTCCACTCACCACTCCACTCCGAGTATCTATCCATGGCACAGGATACTCCTGAAGTCTTAGGGGGTTCGAGATTGTACTTCTTGTACAGGTGCCATAAAAGCTTCAAGTCAAAATCCGCGTTATAGGCAATAAGGTGCTTGCCATCGAGGATAAACGACAGCATTTTGGCGATTTGCGGAAAAATCGGGGCATCCATAACCATTTCATTGGTGATTCCGTGGATGTCGATTAGCTCTTGTGATAGTGGCTTACTCGGCTTCACAAGCATAGAAAAGGTTGGGCGACCCTGCATGTTGACGACAGAGATTTGCACGACTTCGGTATCTGGATCCTTGCTAAGGGTGCCGGTAGTTTCAACGTCAAGGATTAGGGATTTTCTGTCCCCTAGGCGTTCTTTAGCCCAATTTTCGGAGTTCTTCTTAAACTCTGCTAGTTTTTCTTCTGATGGTTTCATTTTTGAGGTTTACTCATTGCTATTGTAGCAAGTTGCCATGAAAAGTCAATGCTCTTCCTCGTACTCCCTGCCGATTCGCTCTCTCCATTCTAAAACCTTGGTGAAAACATTGATCAAGTCCGTAGAGAAACCTCTTACGTGCTCTATTTCCTCGGGACCATCCCATAAGTCAAACTCATAGTATTCTTTGCCGTTGGAGAAGCCGTTTTTAATTTCAATTTTCATGATTAACTTTTGGTAGAATTCCGTAATCAGTTGACCCAAATAATCCCCTATCAATTGATTTACCCCCCATCCTTCTGTAAGAGTAGACCAGTCCGGTGAATCTTATTCGTTCGTTTTGGCTGGGTAACTTACCTATTTGCTGTAATTGCTTTTTAAGTATCCACATGTGGTCAATAGCTATAGATTCCCCAAATGGCACTGGGGTGACAATGAGGTTTACAAGTAAGACGGAATCAAGGTCTTTCCTCTTCTCATGAGATTTGAATTCTTTCACCCTACCGGAGCATTCTACGGTGGTCCCATTTAAGAACTCAAGGTCGGTTCTTTGTCGGATTACGGAGTTTGACATAGTACCACTCACTAAAGTAATTATAGCACATACGACTAAGGGGGTAAAAGTATTGTTAGCAAACCAAGAAACCATGACGATAGGTAAAACCACTTTTGGCCTCAATAAAGGTGAGTATTCCGATAAAATAACCAGGATCATTGATAACCATAGGACCAATAGCCGCTTGATTGGGGTTCCGAAAGATTTTGTTCTCCGTTCATGCCGACTGACGGAACAGTGGATGAAGCTATCGAATGAGAACGATGTAGAAGTTTACATCCGTAGCATCGACATTGCTGGCGGAAGAAAAATCAAAATGATTTCCCTAGAAAGAGGGACAACCAAACAGCCGGTTGGCAAACTAAAGCTGATAGACATGTTGTACCCGCCTAAAAAAATCGGAACCGCCCCATCTCCGGAGGAAAAACATTATAATGCCGTTCGAGCATCAATGAGGCTAGCGGTCAATGATCAGTTAAAGGGGTTTAGATCGTCTATTTCACTACCAATTACCTGCATGATAACTGGAAAGACCATTAGGAATGGGGTCAAGACAGACGTTGATCATGTTTTGTTGAGTTTCTCTGAAATTGCAGACTCTTTCATGGCTTTTAAAGGTTTGGTTTATGCTGATGTGCCCCTAGTGGGCCCTCCCACGGCTAAAAAGTTTAAAGACCAGCAACTATGGAAAGATTGGCAAGAGTTTCATAGAGGTGCTGCCAAATACGCATTGGTCTTAGCTAGTGCTAACCGAAGCAAAGGATGTGGGAATTACACGACTCCCGGACACTTATACGGTTCCTTCTCAAAGCAGGGGCCAGAAGATCTAGCTCTAGACTTTTGATTTCGATCACCCAATCCTGGGATTAGGAAGGGTCACATCTACGGAGGGGTCGCATGACGGTATAACCCAATCTCGCTGAGTTAAAGCGATTAATCAGCGGGAATCAAGCTAAGAAGCATATCAACAAATTCCCCTGGAAGATGCATCACCCTGGCTTCAGCAGCGAAACTGCGAAGGATAGCCGGGTCGGGCTCTACTGAGTTAAACACTGAGGATAAAGCAGCGTAGAAGGGGCGAGAATCCCCACCGCGAATAACCTCATTCAATTCAATTTGGAGTCCCAAGGCATTTACTGGGTCAGAAACAAGGGCTTGTGTAATGACACCCTTAAACTCGGGGGAACTTTGTGACAGCAACTTAAACGCCACCCAGTCAGGTTGAGGGGCCGGGTTGTTAATAATGTCCCACTCGGAGATTTCCTGTTCGGTTGCATCACGGATAGTCCAAGTCTGCTCCCATTTGCCGTCCAAATTTTGCACGGGTTCAGATTCACTGATTCGCTGAGTGCGAGGCTCGGTTAGGAGGGGGGGTTCGGTTGAGGCCACGAAGAAACAGTGGAATGGCTCCAAGTCCCCTTCCGTCGGGTTTATAGGGAAGGAAATGTTCGGGTTATCCGCCCGCAGCTGGGTGGGACTATAGGGGTATACTAAGTCCGAGTTGGGCCTTAAAAGAATTAAATTCATTTGAAAGTTAGTTGTTGTGTTTGTTTAGTTGGGTTGTTCCGAAATCTCATTGGGCCAAATGGTCTATAGTGCCGAAATGGGGTAGCGAATGATAACGATGCCGGAGCCTCCACTTAGGGTGTCGGAGAAGCCACCCCCTCCACCTCCTCCACCCGTGTTAGCCGTTCCGGAAAAGTTACCGGGCTGAGAGCGGTTGTTAAATCCACCGTTGCCACCGCCTGCCGTTCCAGTGCCGGGACCACCGCCTGTACCAAATATGTCACTTCCTCCCCCCCCTCCGCCCCTGGCGGTTGGTGTTCCATTGATTGAGCTGGTAACTCCCGCACCACCGTTACCCCCTCTAGCATTACTCCCAGTACCGGTTACGCCCCCACCAACACCACCCGCACCACCACCACCACCACCCGCACCCGACGTGTTGCCAACGCCTCCACCCGTGCCCGCGCCTCCGGCATAGCCCTGACCAGTTGTGCCTGCACCGTTTATGGCTAGCGCACTTGCACCGCCTCCACCACTGCCGCCAGATGACGCTACAACGGCTTGTCCACCGTCTCTAAAGGAACCACCACCACCACCACCAAGAGAAACTATTCCAGCAAATGATGAAGAAGATCCTTGATTCCCCCTGCGGTCAAAGGGGTCATCTTGAGAGTTTAAGCCGCCAAGACCAACGGTCACTGTGTAAAGTTGTGGCGTTAGGATTAGTGGCGGTTCAGCGGGTGCCCCACCCCCGGACAATTCACCAGCCACTGAACAGCGATAGCCCCCTCCGCCACCCGCACCAGCGGTAGCAATGCTCCTCCCCCCCGCACCTCCGCCACCTATAATAAGGTACTCGCATGTAATGGGGGACCCCCCTACTCTAAGTATACCGGTAGAAAGAAAAGTATGCACCCTATAAGTTACCCCTCCGACATTTATCACAGTTATGATACCCCCGGTTACCCCTGCCCCCCCGTTAGCAGCTAATAAAGCTCTTCTGCTATTCATATTATGTATTCCTCCCCAGTAAGAAAGCAACATCGATAACCGTTGTTCCACCAACTACCGTGATGATGATTGTTTCGGTTTCCCCTACCGTTGGTGAAATCGCCGAGCCTCCGTCCCATCTCACCGTGAAGCCAGTGTTACCGGGAAACCAATTTATGACCCCGGATGTATATGCAAAAGAGAGTACAGCTCTCCAGACTGCCCCTGTGGGAATACTCGCTAAGTTGGAAAGGTTTACTATCGAAGCACCTGCAATAGCCGCACTAGTTACAAACTCATTTCCCAGAGTTGCGTTTACAGTGTAGGTCCCGGCGGATGCCGTAACTGTTGTTCTAGTTGAGTATTGGGTGCCGTAGGTCACGCCGGAGATTGAACCCCCTGTAAAAGTGACGCTTGCAGAACCCAGAGTAACCCCCGAGATTGCCCCACCAGTGATGGCTACGTTGGTAGCAGCCTGCGCTGCCATGGTTCCTGCGTCCAAGATTGTGCTAAGTGTCTGAGTACCGGTATGGTTAGCGCGACTCAAAAGGAAGGCATCAGTCTGATTCGCAGTTGCGCCATCTGCAACACCGTTAAGCTTAAACTTATCAGCTGCACTCATGGTCCCGCGAGCGGAAGTTGTCGCTGCTGCGATAGACAAAGTCCTCACATAACTCCAAATTCCTGCCCCGTTTGCACTGGCATTGCCGGTAACACTTAAAGGCCCACCGACTTCAACGGCCACGTTGGTAACATAACGACTACCGGTGTACTCCTTGACAGCGAACTGAGTTGGTACGGTATTTCCATCAGCAACCCCCGTACTTGCGATTAAGCTTGTATTATTGCTAACCTCACGAAGCTGCTCGCCGACTGTGCTAATACCACCGTTTCTGCTGAATGGGCCTATGAAATTCAAACCAGACAGGTTAAACTGATCTGTATTAATTGTAACAGCACCAGTGGTACCGTCTACATTAAAACTGCTTCCGACTGAAAAATTCCCAAGTTCGTCGGTGTTGCTGCTGAACACTCTGCCATTGTTCGTTTCAACTATATGGTTGGCAGGGACTGGTACCCCTCCATTATATGGCAAGGCGTCATAGTTTGTGCCGGAGCCGACATATTCGAAAGTGTGGCTGGGGGCGCTAACTTGGCTCCGGTTACGGAAGTCAATAACTTGGTTAGGGTCAATCGTATTTTTCAGGCCTCCGTTGGTCCCGGAATAGAAGTTAATCCGATAACCAGCTTGAGTAGGTGCGTTAAATGGGACCGGATTTCCGTTAATGTCAATCGGAACACTTCCTGTAATCACGTAGGCCGAAGTTGGGCAAATAAAGTTTAGACCCTCAACTGTAACGGTTCCAGAAGACGCCCCAGGCAAAGGGGTTACTGTTGTGATCGTTACGAGTCCAGTATTTTTAATGTAGGTACAATCTGCAACACCGTAGTTGGTCGATCCTATGACGGCAGTACCACCTGAAACATATTCGTGTTCTGGACCCGAAGGAGATGCCGCAGCTTGATAAGTGAAGGTACTGGCGCCGACCTTTGTATAGGAAAACGCTGTAGCACCACCACTTGGGAAAGAAAGTTGAGGGAATAGTAAAATACCAGAACTAGGGCGGCTAGAGGAGTTACAAGTGAAGAATAGATTCTGCATCGTCACTTGTGCGCCCAAGGTGGGGGCATAACCTGCAGCTGTCAAGACCGTAGAGCCAGTTAGGTTGTTATAGGTACAACTTGTGACGGGATAAGTGTTGGCGCCGATGGTAACAGTTCCGCCACCGGTATACTCGTGTTTGATGGAGCTGGTGTCTAAGGTTACCGTAAAGCTAGACCCTGCGGATGTGCCCCCTCTGGCCGTAATCGTAACGGCATTTCCAGGACTCCCTGCGCTTCCTGCGGTCGGGTATTTGAGTTGTCTACCTAATCTATTAGCACCCAGGTCTATTACATCAATTTCAGTATCACCTTGGCGAATAACTGTGTAAGTTCCTGTGGCAGTTCCGGAAATGTTAACTGGAGATCCACCTTGAGTCAAGGAGACTTTGAAATCCACCGTTGTGAAGCCACTGGAAATCACAAAGTATTTCGTCCCTGTTACTATATTGTCTGGGAACGTGCCTTCCGAACAGTTGAAGACAACTTGGTCGTCTATTGAGAGCCCATGCCCCAAAGGGTCAATGCAAGTTATCAGATCGGTAGAAACATTAAATGTAACACCTTTTTCAATTCTTGACGCACCAAATGCGGACACTCGTGCTTTAGCAGTATATAGGGAGGATGGAGAGTAACCATCTGCCATTAATCCGTATGTACCAAAGTCACTAGTACCACCACCGGAAAGGTTAACTTGACCCCCGCTTTCAGTGCGGACATGGTAGTTACAGAAAGTCCCGAAGAACGAAACTAGCTGCGCGTAACCATCATTTTTGACAAGGCAACCCGGACCACCGAGGTTAACCTGCGTGAAGCTGTCCACCACCATTGAACGAATGGGGCTATTTTTAGCACAGGCTGCACCATCAACAATGATTCCACCACCTGTATCCCCAGTTGACTGGGATCCTGCGTTACCGTTGTCGTCTTCTGCAGTTAGAGAGGTGCAGTTTTGGATGTAGGGGGACTTGAAAATATAAGCCCCAGGGCCGACAGCTCCCAATGCAGTGTTATCAGCGGTTTCGTTAAAGCTGACAGACCAGGCCTGCTTCCCAGTGGAACTATCTGCCTGGTGCCCAGCAAATTCCAGACCCCAACACCAGAATCCACTATCTACTTTGAAGATGTCATTATATTCTTGACCTGCGGCAGGTTGTATTCGAGCGTTACGAAGACCCTTGCCCAGAATACCAACGTCACGCTTCCAACGAATAGGGAGGCTTGGCTCAGTATAAAGACCAGGGCCAACTTCTACTAGGTCACCAGGTTGGGCTACTACTGCTGCTGCGCCAAGCGTGAGTAAAGGTTCGCCTGGGGAAGTTCCATCGTTGCTATCGCTAGCGTAAATACTCTTGGAAACATAAACCCTGTTACTGTCCCTGAACTTCAGAAGTTGTTGTTGTAGGGTGGCAATGTTTGCGTTTGCAGTAGTTAAACCTGAACTTACAGTCCCTATGTTGGTGCTTAAGAGACTGATTGCCTTCGGTGTGGCTGCCAATGTCTCAGAAACATCTGACAAAGATGACGAAAGCTGGACTTGCCCCTTTTGGGAAATGGATGCGTTCAGGTTGAATCTTTGGGAATTTCCGGCAGAATCTGTGAAGATAAGGAAAGGGTTACTAGCCGTATTGGTAAGAGCCAGGTCCCCCAAATCCCCGGTACCGCCTCCACCACCTTGGATAGCAATCCAAGCAGACCCGCTCCAAATTTTGAGTTCTTCATTAGCAGTATCATACCACATTTCCCCGATGCAGTTTCCTGCAAATAGTGGTGGCAAGACCCCGGAATTAGGGGGTACAGGGCCAATGTGACAAGGCCCAACTTTCCGAAGGTTACCGGCTGTGTCAGAGAAATATAAACCTGGCTCAGCAGGATTAATGTTCGCAGCCAGTTGCCCCGGTAAAAGAGTTGCAGGGTTGGGGCGCTTCTTTGCCTCTAGACTCCTTAGGATTTGGATTGTTTGGGGCATGGTGACTTAGGGTTCGTTTTTAGTCCTTATTATGAGTTATACCCGACATGTCTTAATGGGAGGTCACCAGGTTTGAAAGCTTTCGCTTTGGCAGTAGGTCCGCAGACTTTCTACACTATTTTGCGAAGCGGCGGTTGTGAGCTTCTCACTAGCAGCAGCTCTCACGGCTGCTCTCCAGGTAACCCACTCTCCAGGGATTGCCTTGCCAGTTTCAGACTGACGCACTATGTACCAGTCGGACGGTTGCAACAGCGCATAGGCTTTATCGTTGACTAGGCTAGTGACATAATTTTGGGCGCCAGCCAGGTCCAAATCAATAGGGAAGGACGACCATACAAACTCAGTGCCGTCCCAATAGAGGGATGTATTCGGTGAAGGTTGATCAGGGGGGGCCACCTCTGTTGAATTAGCAGGCTGGGGCCAGCCCTTGGCCGTGACAACAATCGGGGATCCAACCGGTGTGGCGGTGCTATAGAAAGTTCTAGGGTTCTTTGCACAGTGAATGATATTTTCCGCATCTAAGATTTGAGGTTCCCAGGGGTCAACATTGGTAATTTGCTCTTGGGGCCTAGTAGCACCAGTCTCCGGGTTTGTTTTAAACTCCACCGTCCCCTTGCCCAATTCTGTGTTAAACTGAACGGCATGAATTTCAAGATCCACGGAAGCCATGTCAACCCCGAAGGCTGCATCTCCGCCAAGAACTACCACTTGGTCGATGGGGACTATTGTAATCTGTGACATTTTGTTATGTGTGTGAAAGAATTTTACCCGGGTAAGATTTCCCTCAGTTCAACTGGTTGAATGGCATCTCTATTTGCAAGTCCTTGGGAAGCTTGCAACAGGATCGTGTTCATTAGGTCTGACCTCTCTATAGCCTCATTCCTAAAGATTTGAATTGACGCCGAAGTTTGCCTTTGCTGGTTGGAGTTTTCAATAAGTAAAAGGGGAAGCAGGTTTACAGCACATTGCCATTCTGCTACTTCTTGACCTGTGTTTGGATTTACCCCTCTTACTTGACAAAACCAGGAGCATTTATGCTCAATACAATCTTTTTTGATGAGTGGACAATAGTTTTTGTTTTTCATGGTTGAAGTAGTAGTGTGTTAAATAGTGTCAGGACCTTGTTGCGACGATAAAATTGACGTATTTTACATTGAAGTTCAGTCCAGCCATTGCGTATGTGGGGTTGGTGAAACCGTGCGCATGGGCTCCGCTTGAACCAGCATCACCGGTACTAGTAATAGTTGATTCTACTGCCCTGCCAGCTCCCACGACACAAGTTTGGCCAGAAGTGGCAGAATTATACGTGTGACTGTGAGTTGCTAGTTCGTTAACGGACAATGTGTGCTGACTCACAGTGCCGCTGGTTTGTACTCCAATACTAGAACTCCTTGAGTTGGTAAACACGGTTGTGAACGGTTGATCACCGTTGGAACCCCCCGCTGCGGGGAATATTGCTCCTGAAGAGTTTAATATCCGGATTGCGGCATTATCGAAAGCAATATCTGTTACAATGACCCACCCCGGCGGTGGCGAAGCGTTGTTGAAACTCATGCGAGTACCAGTAGGGAATCCGATCACGCCTAATGCAGAAGCGTAAGCTAAGGTTGCGGGAGAAATAGCTACATCCGTAGCAGCACCAGCGGCAGTTTCGACATTGGTTGCATAACGAGTGATTCCAGTTTGTGTCTGGCTTGCGGCGCGGTAGTTTGTATACCATTCCGGGGAGAAAATCGGGGCTCCCGAAATGTTACACCCTGAAGTAAATTCGACACTTGTGGTAACGTTTAGGTTATCCACGGTTAATGCAGGGTAGTATGTTGGAATATCTACTCCCGCGAAAGGGTTTCCAATATCAGTAATACTGATTGTCGCCCCGGTACTCAAGTCGGTTAAACCTGCTGCAGTTACAAAGTAACCCTCCTGGTTGAAGCCAGTCGCATAAACTCGACCACCGAGTTCGTTAGTGAAGTAATAGGTGAACTGATTTTGTGGGGACAAGTCCCCTTGGTAACGGGGGAGAGCTTTCGTATAGTTGAGGAAGCCCGCCCATTCCCAAGCATGGCCGAACATGCGTAAAACCGATGGTCGCCTGAACTCAATGGACCAATTTGATAGTAAGTTCGCCGCTCCATTGGGTATGTAACCCTTCATGTCCACGTTAGAAGCCGGATTTAACTCCCTGTCAGCAGTTGCTACAGGCAGCAAAATGCTAGTTACTTGGGGCGCAGTGAAACCGATACCAATCAGGAATTGATAAACACCCCTATAGTCGGTTGCTGTGGTGTACTGGCCAATGATTTCTGGGTCAGTAGACCAGCAAGTGGTTAGATTATAGCCACAGTTTGTGGTAGGTTGATTGCCATCGGTATCATTATCGAAATAAATTACAGGTGCTACGTTGACGAAAAAGTCATAAGCATTGAAATCTGAGCCCATGTGAACGTAGGACTGGCTCCACTTTTCAGTATCAAAAGTAGTATCTGAGTTCTTAACTACGCAGGTGAAGTGCTTATTCTCGCGCCTAACTGTTTCACCTGGCCTGTAGTAATTGCCAGCGGCCCAAACATTGGAAGGATTGGCTCTTTCTAATATGACCTGAGCTTTCCTGGTAACAGGGTCTGTTCCAATCGGTATAGGTCCAGACTTGTTCACAATTACCATGTCTGACTCAGGGAGCGAGTCTACGATACCACCACCAGAACCCAAGGTTGTTTGAATTACATAGTCTCTTAAAGGGGTGCGAGTGTTGTTATCAGTGTTGGTTACATTAATGCTGTACCGCCTTTGAGTCAAAGAGCGGTTGTCTACAAGGCGGCGAATGTATACCTTACTGCCCACTAAACTAGGCGCACCACCGACTCCTGGCGAATTTCCACTCTGGTTCCCCATTGGAACGGTAATTTGAATGTTCGCGGGGTTTGAGGAACTCCAAGCTGCTGATGATAGGGGGGCCCTCCAATCTGGTCCGCTAGGGTTTTCAATCCACAGATAGCTGCCGTCTGCGAAAGTGTAATTTTTAGACGCAAGAATTTGAGGAGCACCGGGATACACATCGGAGTCTATTAAGGGTTGGGTTAGAGTTATAGTGATAGCATTATCAGCTACACCCGAATTTACCACGCCCAGGGAGATATTATTTACGACGGTAGTTTGATCCGTCATGTTTGTTGCTAGGTTTATTGTAGCAACGCTCCAGTTTGTATCCTGAGGAAATGCCTCAGACTTGTATCCTTCAGCTAAAGCAGCACACCCACCAAATGAAGAGTTAGAATTCGTGATAGAAATTTCACCGCCAGACTTCACCCAGTGGTGAATACCCTGTCCAATAGCAAATACAGAAACTTCCTGAATGAATGCCTCATTGACGGCCCTAATGTGGAAACTTCTTTTCGCGGGGTCCATCCTAACATTATTTGGATCTAACGCGATATAAGAGTCATAGTTGGCGATGGTATTGGTCCATGTTTTTGGACCTGAATTATATTTTTGCCAGCATGTCAAGTCCCTCTGTAAACTAACGCCAGTAAACTGGGCTACAACCATGGACTTAAATCCGGTTACATCGTTGCCGTCTGCGTTAATTCCGCAAAGGCCATAATTTGAACGCACAGAACAGTTGAAGATGTACGGGGAAGATCCGATAATGCCGTCTGTATCCTGCTCGGGGATACCAGGTGGCTGGGGGGCTACAATCTCAGTCTCACCGGGGTTAACAGGGACGTTGGAATTGGTTTGGGCAAAAATAATTTTTACTTTTTCATAGTAATCATCCAGGTCTGCCTCAGAAACAAACGAAAAACAGTCTAGGAGGTGATGACTATCGGAAAGACCTTCTTTGTCCTTGAAAGTGAAGTTAAAGAAGAACCCCCCACCCGTGATCCTTAGAATAGAGCCACGGTCAGTGTCGATATTACCTGTTTTTAGGGGAACATATAGGGGCCTAATGATGGTCTTCCTTAGATCTTCACCAATGACGGATACACCCCTGGGCAAAATTATACCTGGATAATCCACGCTATTCATGGCCCTTAATTGGGCGGCGGACGGCACGGTACCGTTTACCCAGGCCGAAACGGACTCGCTACCAGTGGCATTATCAATCAATGCAACCCCGGCAGTACACTTAATTACAAAGCGATCGAATGACTGGTCATCTTGGCCTAAACCATTCTGAATTCTGGCCACTTCTAGTGCGGCTCTTTGCAGGGTTTTAAAGGGTTTTTGAGCAGTGTAGCCAGCCTGCGTCATTTGGTTGGTGATGACTGGTACTACTGTATTATCGTAGATCCCGGTTACATAAATGTCGCTACCAATTTGGGAGTTAACATATAGAGTATAAGTTCCCGTGAGAAGGGCCCCGTTAAGGTCAGCAGGGCCGTATGAGGTTTGGACCCATGAGCCACCAAAATTTATAAAAAGATTGCCGCTGTCACTGTTCCAATATAAACCACCTTCTGGAGCTTCTTCTAATTCTGTTCCAATATCTGGGTTAGTAGTGGAAATGGGTAATGCTGCCTTGAGGTTAGAGGCGTTGGTACCATCCTCCACTAGACCAAAACCGGGAATTCTGCCCCATGTTAGGCTATTACCTGCTCTGAGGATAAGCTGGCCATTTGTTAATACGGATTCTGGCCAGGCATAAGAGTTGAATGCTGCAGCGTTGTTTGTCCTTACTACCCCTGAAGATGTATTAGCTTTAAAATTTATTGTGCCATCAGTTAAAATCTCAACGCCCGTACCGGCTTTAACACCCCGGACCTGGTCCGCAAGGACATCGCCCTGGTTTGCATCTCCAGCTATGTATTGGGCTCTAGTTAACATCGGATTCCTTCACCTAGTATGGGTATTTTACCCGCACCTTGTGCTTATTGTATAATATCGGCACTATCAGCAAGTTCCAAGACAATGCTAGGCCCCCACTTCAAGAATGATGATGCACCGTACTTTCCAGATGGGCAAGTTATAAATTCGGCATTGGTTATAACCCGGATATTCACCGTAGCACCCTCTGCAGGCCCCTCAGTGAAAATTATCCTCGACCCTTCCACCCTGTACGAATAGTCGCCCGCAGACGCACCCTGGAAGTAAGGAATCTGCATAGAACCCCCCAGATTAACTAAAATATTCTGAGAACTAACTGAAGCAGCGTTAACTGGTCTTGGGAGAGTTTCTGCTACATCGAAGTACCCATAAGTCAAATCAAATTCGGTTTTCACACCATTAAACTGGCTGGAGATGGAATTTAAAGAATATACTTGAACAGGAAAAACCGACTGAATGGCCCAGAAAGAAGAGGTACAAACAGTTCTAACATCAAACACGGTGCCAACTGCAAGGGCTTCGGAAAAAGTGATTTCCAACTCAGAGCCAGAGAGCCTAGTTAGGGTGTAAGAGTAAGGATCTAATGGACCGGGGGTTGTTATGGGCAACTGTCCAGTACCACCTAAGAATACAAAAGTATTATTGGCGTTAATGTCGAACGGTGCCAAGTTAATTGCAGGATCTTTTGATACCAAAGTAAACGAGAACCGGATGCCATTAATACTCTGGCCTTCCTTGATCTTTAGGGGCACCATTTGCAAAGTCCTATTATCATCATCAGATGTGACGATTCTAATATCACTCACTGCCCCTTGCAAAGGAGCTTCATTGAAGATTATTTGATTGCCATTGACTGTGTAGTCCTTACCGGGCACCTGAGTGACGGCCCCTAGAATTGCAAAAATGGAGTTAGCTGAAATCTGAGTTGGAGGTATGGGGACCCCACCTTTAGTCAAGGTGAAGATAGTCGTGATACCGTTGAATAGGGGCGAAATAGAATCCGTTGAATATGCAGTAACCTGCCCAGGAAACTCTACAAATGGTTGCTGTTCGTAAATTTGTTGATTGGTCAGGTTTGCGAATGGGTTGATTTGCTCGAAGAAGTTGGCTGTAAGGGCTTGTCTTTGGGGGCCAAAAATGATGATTTCACCCTTATCGTTGACACCAGTAATTGTTAGCCTACCGCTCCACAAAGTAGTTGCTTGGAAGTCCGCCGCTAATTTTCTAGAGATATCATTTGTTTGGAATTTAGGTAAGCCACGGGAATAGTTATAGTATCCTGCAAATGCCCATGTATGAGTATTAGCGATGACTATGGACGGTTGATTGAATTCTACAGGCCATCTACTAGTAGTTAGAGCATAGCCACCGGTTTCAGGGGTCAATGGTAAAGCACCGATGGGCAAGAGTCTCTCTCCCCAATATTTAGGTTGAAGGTAAGTAAGTAGAGACTCCGGAGAATATCCCATAATCTGGAAGAACCTCAGTATTGCTCTCTTAGTGTTGGACCAATTAGGGTCATATAACCCCGGTTCAGGAATGGGATTAGTTCCACAAACCTTAACGGAAGTTTGAATAGGCCAAGAATTCGGTATAGTACCGGAATTGAAATAGAAACCATTACCGGAGTTAAGTCTGATAGCCCTAACTATGGAGCCTGAGATACCAATTATTCGGACAAATTCATGGTTGGTGTCATTTCCGATTCTGACGATAGAAACAGTTTGCCTAGGGTTCTGTAGAACACTGGCAGATAGAACAGAGAACTCAACTACTTCTGGCCTATATCGTTGTGTGGGGGCCGGTAATAGTTGAGTTTGTACAACTTCTGGGGAACTAACCAGAAAAGTCTCCGGTCCGGTAACTAAATCCTTGAGACAAATACCAAGGGATTCGGAACCATCATCATCGTCGTACTGATTATTAACCGGGTAGGTGGTGTAAGGGTTGGTAGAACCCCGGAAGTAGGTAGAATTTGGATAAACCGATAAATATTCATCTGCAGCATAGGACCCCTGGAAAGTCTGGCTGACTAAGTCCTGTCTTTCTAAGGTACTAGTATCGACGAATGGGGAATTGGTAGAAGTTGGGGATAGTTTTTCTGGTCCTGATGAGGGCTGGAAGTTACTAGCCTCCCCATAATAAACTGAGGTCCAGTAATTATTTTCCGCAGCATACCAGTTTCTATTGGCGTATGTAGTGTAGGTTCCCGAAGGGTTATCGAAAGTCAGGTAACTATTACTGCCGGAGTCATAATTCTGCACCCACGGCCTATCGTAATCGGATGCCGTTATGGTAACATAGTACTCTATGTCTTGATTCCCATCCCCAATCAAATAGTTAAACTGAGGTGAAGATCCCAAAATTCCCGTCTCCACTGCATCCACGGTGAACACACGGCCCCATCCCCCTAGTATCCCTGGGTCAAATTGAACATTGGGCCTTAAACTCGATGACCCGAGAATCTGACTACTTTGGTTGAGACGTAAAACATCGCCTATTTGAGGAGAAATAGCATTCGATGACGTATTACTTAATACTACGCTATAAGACTTTTCAATATCACTACGGGGGTCATGGAAACGCCTGATGTATGGCACCCCTAGGACAGGGATCAAATTGGTGTCAGTCGGTATAGTGCTGTCAGAAGACCTAATTCTCAACTGAGCAAATCTAGCCGGGTCATCCTGACCAGTGTTGATTGTGGGGCCACCATCTGTGGCTAGGAAGCCCCGGTATGTGCATTCTTCCGTCTCTACCCAAATTGCACTCCCTGGCTTTAGGGAATAAGGTAGTAGATACCTGGGATCAAAATCTGCACTTAATTCAACTAATTGGATTTCAGTATTAGTCGGATCAATGTAAGAGCTTACTATTCTGGACCCCAGGGAAAGAATCTTTTTGTTTTCCGACTTTTCAACTTGACCGATAGTTAAAGTCAAAGGTCTCTGGATGCCTTCAAAGACAAATCCTTGAGTATTATTCTGTGCTCCACTTATTGTATTTATTCCTAGAAAACCTTCGGCTTTGAAAGCTATGGACCCGAAGTTACTTGTGCTGTTAGTTAGGCTGGTGATTCCCCCATTTAGTGACCATACCCCAATTGCTGGACCGATGGTGTACACAGATTGTAGTTGAGCATAGGCTCCGTTCCTCACTCTGAACCCAAAATGTCTAAAATCATTATCTATATCTACTATGCCTAAACTAAGATTATCAACGGTTTTCAGGTTCTGATAGTAATAACGTATGTTATTGATGGGTACTGAATTTAATTCTTGGAGCTGGTCTTCAACGGTTATATCAACTATAGATGCGGGCCTTTGGGATAAAGGCTTGGATAGATATGTATACTCGGTCAATGACCACCATTTTTGTTCAGACCCTAGAGTGGTATAAACCTCATATGCCGTTGGGTCATTTTGTAGGCTGACAGATGTACAAGAGTTGGCAATGATGGACTTAAACCCAAGGACATTGGACCCGTCAAAATCAGTAAAACACATCCCATAATCAGACTTTAGATTTACCTGATTGACATAGGATGATGAATTTTTTGTAGTATTTGAATTAATATTGTTCGGGAATGCCGTATCGGTGGGGCCCACGATGACAAAATCACCTGAATTAACCAGTAAATCACCGTCAGTTACTCTGCCCCCAAAGAATTCTGGGAATGCTCTTTGAACCTTAGTATAATACTCGGCTAAGTCATTTTTAGATGCCTCTTCAACTACTCTTAGTCTGTGGGCTGATTTCAAAGTAAGGGAACAGCTGAAACTCACAGTCCTGGAATTGACATTAAGTGGAATTGATGTAAACGCAACGCTAGGTGCTCCACTAAATGGTAATTGCTTTTCTTCAGATAACTGGAAAGTGTATGTTGTTATGGGAATGGCATAGTATTCACCAGCAGAAAAGGATCCGGTGCTTTGGTCTATGCCAGTCGAGTACTGGGTGTCAACTAAATCATTCAACTCTAATCCATGGGGCCTCCTAGTTCTGAATAGTGCGTAGGTATTCTGATTGGTAACTTCGACTACTTCGTTGTAGTTTACTTTATCGTTAATGGAAAAGTTGGAAAGGGACGAGTTGCCTGACAGTTTAAAAATAGAAGTTATAGGTTGATTAACTCCTGCTAATGCGGTAGGGAAAGTGTGGTTACGGTATGATGGCACATATGAAGGACATACTACGCATTTTTTCAAATCCAAACCAACGATAGAAATACCAGATGGCACTATAATGGACCCACTCTCAGTGTTAAATTTGCTTAAATCAGAGCTGGAAATATTTTCTGTTCCATAATTTGATAAGTCAAGAGAGAAGTCCGACAAGCTCTGCCCAGGGCCATTATTAGCGGTGAATCTTGACGACGCCAAAAAGATTGTGTACCTATTAGATTCACTCTTCTGGGATAAACCAGCCAGTACGTTGCTGATATAAATTTTCGATAGCTCCAGGATAGCCCTTGACAATGTCTGGTAGGGCAATGCTTGTCCATCATTGGCAATGGCATCCGAGGAGAACTGAAATTCCGGGGCTACAAATACTACGTTACCATTGCCCCCAAGAAAAGGCGCTGCGATTGACCTCCATGACCTTACAGCATCGCCTACATTCAAAGTACCGTCAACGGTATTCAACCAGGTTTCACCCCTCTCCGGGGTGCTTGTAGGGGCATCTGGTAGAACTGCCGTAGGGCCAACTTTAATTACTCTTCCATCTGTTGTTCCAAAGAATAATCCCGGTTCTTGGCTATTGGTGTTTAAACCGATTTCGCCGGGTTGCAGTTGGTTGGTAGGACGCTTACCCAGGAGACTGGATTTTGCGAAAATGATTTTGTTTGCTGATTGTTCTCTGGTCATTGCTAAAGAGCTTTCTATTTGAGCGCAAAGGCGCCCCTATTCTTACCCTTTAATCCTTAGAATAGTCTTTGACTCCGTCATACAAAATGTCGATAACTTTGGCAGCGTCATTGTTTGATAGCTTGGCCCATGGGCCTTTCTCGTAGGACGGCAACGGTTGTCTGACTTGGGTTATAATCATCCGGGTAATTTCGTTGTCGGAGATGCCATGGCTTCTGAGCGCATCGTAAACCCTGGGTAGATTGTCCCTCATTTTTAGTAAATTCTGGGGAGCATCTCCTTTGATTGACCCTTTATGTACCCCCAATTGGGGGTCAAATTTTGAATTGTAGTCTCCAGAAGTCATAGAATTAATTTTACTAGGGTCGAAAGTTGAACCCTTTGGTAAAAAACCTCTGTTGGTAAAAACCCCTAATGCCTCGGATAACGCTGCTTTGACATTTCGTTGTGATAATCCCATGTCAACAAACCTGGACTTACCGTTTTTATCAATCAGAACATTACCACTATGTGCATCGTTGTGAGCTATCCCGAGCCTATGGACCTGTGATCTCAAGAACCAGTAAGCATCTCCAATAGAGGTCTTTCCAACTCTGTCCGAAGACTTACTGAAATTACCATAATCTTTACCCGGGACCCGGCTCATAACTATGCGTCCATTTGTAATATAAACACCGTGCTCTACTATAGGTTTGCCTTTGGCTATTTCACCATACACCAGTTTGGGGCCCAAACCGGCTTTACCCAAGATTTGAGTTATTTCAGCTTCCGTTGTACTCACTTGGCCACGCTTAACAGCATAGCCCGGGTTACCTTTTACCAGGAGCACAGTACCAAATGCACCTTCCCCTAATTTGGTCCCCTTATCTATGGACCCCGACCAGTCAAATTGATCCTTAGTACCATTAATGACCCTGCCTACCTTGAAACTAGAGTCAAAATCAGAAGCATCTCTAACCCACTGTGTATTACTGGTGACTGCTTTATCCTGATTTTTAAGTGGCTTTTGATTTACATTAAATACAGATTTTATGTTAGGCTCAGCATCTGGTCCCACCTTCTTTAAAAAAGTAGACAGACTTTCGGACATCTCGTCACCTAGCTCTAACTCGCAAATATCAGTTTTTGTTATGCAAGAGTACCTACATGACTTCCCAATTGAGCATCTCTTTTTCCTAAGCACGGAGTCAACCCCCGTTTAGTAAAGTCTCTAGTCTAGCGATTCGGTTTGATACTGTGTCTATCTTTTCGGAATATGACAATTCTTCACCCGTGGCGATTCGGTGATCATCGGTTTTCTTTCTGGCTAGGTCCAAGGTAGCCATCTTGGCATCAATGTCTTCGCGCTTCTTGACTAGTTCCTTAACTTGCTTCATTTGTTCTTGCAAGGATTGAAACGCACCCCGCTGACGGGAGATTTTCATTTTCTCATTTAGGGACTCTATTTGGCTGGTTAAATCCGTATGCTTTTTCCCAAGGTCTCCATACTCGCTATAACTAGGTCGAAGGCCCAGGACTACTGTAGGCTCCATTACAGTACCTTTGGCATAATCTGTGGGCTTATGGGAATAAGCTTGGATCGCCTTATCGTATGCTTCTTTTGAGATTTTATCTTTTCTCATTTTAAGAGTCCATTATGTTTTCTTTTACCCTAACCAATTCAACGTATAGTCGAGTCTAAAGTCTCAGTACTGGTTTTGAGGGGGTTCTCTAAATTAATATCTTTTTTATATTTTAAAGATGTGGGGAGATTGTGAATTCCGATTAAGTGCTTATTGACTATTTTGGCACTCCCCGTGAAGTCGCACTCAGGGCACACCCATTTTTGGCGATTTGTTTCGGACATTCTTTTAGAATGCTCTTCAGGGGGTATGCCACAAACACCCACTTTTCTTTCCTTAGTTGTTTGTCCCCCTCTTTTACCCCCCTTTTTACCAGCCTCCCTCTTTTGGTCTTTTGTCATTGAAGCCAACCCCTTACCTTCTCTCCAAGTACGGCGAGCTATTTCTGCTCTTTCTTCGGGGGTAATTAAACCTAGACCCAAGGGGTAAGATGCCTTACCAGCTTTCCTAGCATACTCAACCCGGTTTTCGTATAACCATCCCCCCGGGGACATAGCTATAGTGCCATAAATATACCCTAAATTTACTATGTGCCCAGTCTCTTTATTAATATTTCCACTTCTAATTCCATTCAACACACAAATTGCTTTTACAATTTCTTCTTTGTTATAATAACCAGCTAAACCTTTCCAGGCTATCTTGTCTTCCATTTTTCCATGTAATCTCCAATTTGCATAATGCCACATAGCGTGATTAGCGGTATCCATGTCACATTCTGTGACATTGACTAGGATAACATTCCCCTCAATATACTCCCCGCCCATGTGTCCAGGCAATATTCTATGCTTATGTTTCATTTAGTTTGGGCACAACCTTAATTATACCCTTACCACTTAACATCTTCAACCCATTTCCAAACATTGGACCAATACGCAGCAGAAGATTTCCCCTTTGCAATATTTTTGGCATGTCTATCCTTAAAGGATTCCCTACGCTTTCGATACGCATCTGATTCTTCTTCTTTTTTAGGGGACCCCTTTACCCCCTGTTGACCAAAACGAATTAACTTTTCTTTATCATCGTAGCAGGCTTTGACAATGTGGGATTTTGAAGGATGATCGGGGGTTGCTCGGGGTTTATTACAAGCCATTTTAGACTTGTCATAAGTCTCCCCAAACTGCTCAGCAAACATGTTATAGAATGCCTCTAGGGCTTCATCGCTGAAATTTGCACTACCGTAAAGCATTACTCTTTCTCTCCATGTTTCAAATAGTCTGCAATTGCTGTTAAACTGTGGGAAGCTTCTGAAATTTTTGATGCAATCCAGGGGTCTGAGTTGCTATTGGGGGTGATCATTCCTAAGGAAGTGACGATATTATCCTGCATTGATTTTAACTGAGTGATTAACATACCACCATTAGGTTCGAAATCAGCGTTTCCTTCCCCCATGATAAAAGTCGATGGTTTTGTAGCGGGTTCTTTTTTCATGCCAGGGGCAATAGCCATCTTATCCATTGGGGTAAGATCGGGCTTTTGACCCCCTGATGCTTCACCAGATCTAGTCGCCCTGGAACCTTTAGCACCCTTGGCAGCATTCTCCACAAAATTCAAATCAAAGCCCAAACCTTGGAGACGTTTCCAATCGTACTCAGAAATAGTCATTTTATCTCAGGAAGTAATTAATGTTACCCTGTGAGCGACAAGGATGTAATGCCAGGGGGGCTCAATTAACATAAAAAATACCGTGGGTCACCTAGCGAGGCCACCATTTAAATAATTTCCGGAGCGGTGATGGCTGAATGAACCGTGTCCTCATGATTTCGGAAATTTCCAGGTACAGGTTTTCTAAGGTATCCTTATTGCTTTTTATTGTTAAATCAAATTTATTCCTTTCTTCAGTACCATACTGAACTGACAAGATTCCAATTGGCAAATTACCTACCTTAACCATCCTATTATAGAAACAGTCAATCCCATTCCTAGACAGATAGTCCTTACAAGCTTGAGGCAACTCCTCACTAAATTTCACAGTCAACCAATCATTTTCTTTAAGCATGGCTTCAATTTCCCTTATGAAACTGCCTATTTGAATATCCTTTACCGGGGATGCCATAGCAGAACTATCTTTAGCTGTATAGGTATTGGTGGTGGACATTTTTTGGAGGTGGTACCCCGTAAAATCAACCTGCCCATTATGGAAGGAGCACAAAATAACCCTAGAAGCATTAGTTATGATGCCAATTTGAGCCAAACAAGTGTTGATTTCCTTTTCTTTCTCGATGTGATTTAGAAAGACATCTAGTTTATTTATAGTTCGGGGGGCAATCACCTTGGTAACAAGGGCCCAAAGGGCAAACCCAAGGACCAACACGGAATCGCCGGTAAAAGTGAAATTGACTGGGGCTTGGGGAGCAGGTTGCGGAGCAGGTTGCGGAGCAGGGGCTCCTTGTTTGATATTGGTTAGAGTGGTCATAGAATTTGGTAAATTATTTGGTTTTAGAGTGCTTTTTCCAAAGGTCGTTATCAGCCTGGCGAGCCTTACCAACTCCTGTAATAAATGAATTCACTCTGGCTAATGCCCATTGCTGCGGGGAAACTCCGGGCCGGTGACCGGAACGCCATGCTGCGATCCCTCTACTGTATACTTCTCCTAGGATACTAGCAGAAATTCCGGACTTCTCAGATTTTGCTTTTAGTGCCTTGCTAGACCCCTCTGAATACTTATCATCGAAGGCTTTAGTTGCGGGGGATTGAGGGATTTTTTCGTTTCTTTTCCTGAACTTATCGTCAGATTCCCAATCTTTGTATAGGTCTTTGGGTGATACTCCAGGGTCTTTAGCCTTTTGCATCGTTTCTTTAGCTTCTTCCTTGGCGATGGTTTGTTCCTTGGGGGTCAATCCTTTTTTATACCTAGCAGGTAGGGCCCTCTCTACAAACTGCAAATCAAAGCCAAGACCCTGTAGGCGGTTCCAGTCGTATTCCATCAATTGCCATCCGGTAAACCACTACCACCATTTTCAAGCCTTTGCCTGACAGTTTCCGGTAAACCAGATTCCCATTTGTTTTTGATTGCGATGCGGATGATGGCAGCCATAACCTTACGTGGATCAGCGGTGCGACCTACGGATGACCATGCAGCAGCGACATCTTGGGGGCTAGCGATTGGGAAAGACATTCCGGGGCCTGCGAATTCCCCCTTTGTTTTTCCTGCCTTTAGTTTTTCCCTGGACTCAGCATCCCATTCTTTGAATTTTGCTGAATTGCTTGGCTTCGCGTTACATGAGTTACATTTACAATTACCCGACTGGCAAGACTTACATCCCCCTTCTTTGAACGGTTGGGGAATTGACATCAGTTCGGTATCGTCTGCAAAGTTATATTCTTTTCTTTTAAGTTCTTTGAAAGAATCCATTCTAGCTTTGCGGCGACCCATGATTTCTTTCATGGCATCTGCCCCATCCGCGTGGCTATCATAGTCCCTATTGACTAGGCTGGCCCTCCGTTCTCTGATGGCCTTATTGCCCTTTAGAATAGCCTCCTTGTGCATCGACAAGCCACCTTCAGGAGTGGGGGACCATTTACGGCCGATTTTATTCCTTTTCATCAACTGATCAGTAGAAATGGCATTACTGGCATTTAACTGTCCCCCGACACCCGGCAAGAGTACAGAGGAGAAATCCATGTGTTCTCCGTAAGGCATAAGAGTAGTTAGAAACTTATTTCTTTTACCCTTTGTCTTCGGTGTTTGTATCTGAGTTGTTATCTAAACTATTGTCCTTATTGTTTGACTTACCGGAACTCCCCTTGGCAGCCATCCCCAAAGCAGCAGCGGGTACTAGCAACGCTAAGAAGACATTGGCTGCGGATTTGGCAGTTTCGGAGAAACTATCGGATATTTTTAAGCAAAAAGCTGAGTAGGAATCATTTGGTGATTTCCTTAGGTTATTGCGACACGATATGTTTTCATACCCTATCATGGCAATTTGTGCTACAAAAATAGCCACCAAAGCTTTAACTAAAAATGCCCTCTCGTTGAATTCTTTCATTGCCCTACAGCGAATCTACTTAGATTTACCCTTTGCTGACTGGTTAATTCTTAAAGGTAACGCATCCCCTCAATTACTTCGGGCGATACTTTACCTGAATTCTTTAATTCTTGGGCTGCCTTAAGGAGAGTTTGGGCCTTTTCTAAATCAGCAGGGTCTCTGCGGGCGACTTTATAAGCCCCCATTAATTTTTGGTATTTTTTATCGGATTCAGACATTTTGCTTGCCATCAGACCCCATCATATAGAAGGTCAATGTATTTCTTAGCCTGTTTGTCAGTGATTTTTGACCAGGATGAGTTGGTATTGAAATACTCATCTTTTTGCCTAATGTTGGTATTTTGAAATTCTCTAACGTCAGAATCTGACAAACCATCAGCTTTCATGGCTTCTACTACTGTTCTGATATTTGAACTAATTAAATTGAATATTTTTCCTTTTCCCTGGGAATACAACTGTCTCTCAGCTTGAAAGTCTGCCCCCGTCCTACCAGCACCACCTAAAGCCTCTGCAAGAGCTGCTTTACGGGAAACCTGGGCTAGCCCTAAGTCAACGAATCTTGCCACACCCTTATTGTCAATCATGATATTACCGGCGTGAGTATCATTATGGGCTACACCCAACCTGTGAATTTTAGCCCTAGCTGTCCAGTAAGCGTCCCTTGTTGTTATACCGTTGACAACATCGGGTGACTTATAAAGTGGAGTTCCTTGCACTACCCCCATCGCGATTCTGCCTGTGGCCACCCTATATCTCCCACCCCCGAATTCCCCGTGCTGGGCCGCAATAAATTTAGGCCCTATGCCTGCTTTGCCGACAATCTTGAGGGCTTCTGCTTCATGGAGACCTATTTCCCCAGCCTTAATACCTACATTCCTACCTAACGCACCGTTCGGAACTTTGAAGAACGCCCCAAACATGCCAGCACCCATTTGAACTGCATTAGGGTTACCTACGGCGTTCCAATCAATGGATTTAGCTGCTTTACTACCGTCAACGTCCCTAAGTTTGAAACCAGGGGCGTCTATTACGTCGTAGACTTCTTTGGCTTTTGCGGGGAGGTTAACTGCGGGGGCCTTAGCCGTGGGTTTTGCTACTTGGACTTCGGCTGCGGGCTTTGCCATGGGGGCCTTAGCCGCCGGAACCTTCGCTACCGGTTTTGCTACTTGGACTTCTGCTGCGAGGGCCTTCACTACCGGTAACTTACGTTGGGCCAATATCTGATTAGCAACCTTAGTAATCACGGGGTTTAAAGCCCAAGGAATATCAACCATGCAAACATGGTAACCCGGGATGCAAGAAGCTCCGCAAGATTTACCCATCTTGCACTTTTTTTTCTTTAATTTGGGCAAATCAGGGCCACCTAGCCTAGCTATTTGGCCCCTCTTAGCGGCATTAATTTGAGCTTCTGTTCTTCCTAGGACTGCCATTGAAATTGGGGTATTTATGCTTTAAATTTACCCAATTTATTCCTTGTCGTTGTATTCCCCATCTTCATCATCATCATCGTCCTCATCTTCATCGCCACCTTCGCTAAGGATCTCATCGATTAGGGTATCAATTTCATCCTCATTTAGTTCTTCTTCCTCGACTTCGGACTCCTCATAAGGGTCTTCTTCGTATTGAGTTTCGTTGTCGTTGCTGTTGTCGTTGTCGTCAGAGTCACTTTCTGCGTCATCGTCAGAATCGCTCTCATCCGAACCCCAAATCTCTTCAGAAAGGCGTTTAAATTCTTCATCGGTTAGGAATGTTGAGTTTTCATCTGAATCTTTAATATCTTCGGCATCTTCGGCATCTTCGGCATCGTCATCAACTTCACCGACACCATCGTCTGGGTCAGCGGGGAAATAATCGTCTGGATTAAATGGCTGGTTGGGTTTAAAGTCACGGGACATACCATCATTGGCTTTCCAGAGCCCGGTATGCTGAATCCAGGGGGATGTATTATGGACTACGTTAGTTGGCAACCCATTAATGGGGTCAATTTCGTGATCTTCAGGGTTTGACAATTGAGCTGCATAAGCTGCGCGGAAAGCTTCAATAGCATCCTGTTCAAAATCGCCGTTGATTCTATTCGTCATTTGTTTAAGGGGTCGGTATTGGAAAGTTTAAGTGTTGGGGGGGGTGTTTGGGGTGTTGGGCCCTGGTCCATTCAGCTTTCAGTTTTTAGGCCTGTTTCAGCAAATGTTGAAAGTGTGCCCCGGGACCTACTTAGACCAATGATTATTACCCATTGTGCTGGCGGTAGGGGTCACCACTTTTCAATTTTACCAGAAATATCTTGCAATAGTTTGCTATTGCCTTGAAGTTCCTCTTCATATTGTCTTATGGTGGCCTTGACTTCGGCCTTCAATTTACCCTCTTTAATGAGACGTTCCTTTCTCTCATCGTCAGTTTCTTCCTTTTCAGCGTGATTTCCGTCGGCACCGTCAGCATCATCAATAACCACGGGGTGAATCTCATGAGTTAACCTATCAAGGAGTTTATCCATAGAGTCTTTCAAGCCTTTCCTACATACGGAATCGGCAGAAATTTCCATGGGGCCGCAAGGAATCCTGTATAAGTCTCTAATTTTAGCCTCAGTTTTGTCCATGTCAAGCCCCTTCTCTAGGTTTTAAAATCCATTCATTTTCGTAATCCGTGTAATGGATACCTTTTCTTTTTTCTAATCTTCTGGCAGGGTCTTTCTTGTTGGCTTCCCTCATACCGTTTACCATGGTGTCCCGCATGGCCCTAAGTTTTTCCTTTGGCACTTCACAATGCGGGCTGTCCCTATAGCTTCTGTACCATTTACAAACTTCTGAGGGATCATCAGATTGTAACATCATGTTCCAGATTCCCATTTCTTGGCTACCGGTTAGCGTACCCACTGGTAATTTACCTTCTAGGTCTTCACGGGAGGGCCTATTAAATCTTGTGTCTCTTCTCATTGGGTAGCTACCAATAGGGCTTCCATTAGTTCATTTTTGATAAACTCAGATGACTCCATATCCCCTCTTTTTCTCTCTAAATCAGACAAGGCAGACAAGGCTTTTGCATATTTATCGAAGTTTTCTTTATCGGAAGGTGCCTTACGAATTAAGACCTGGGCTTTTTCGATGCTATCCATAGTTTATCTCAGTAAGTTCCCTTCCCTTAGAACAGACTCCACCAGTTCATATTCTGCTGGAAAAAGTTTTTTCATTTTGGGTCCAGCGAATATGTAACTTGAAAATAGCTCAGCATAGTGCTCTAGTTGATTTGTTTTACTGTATGTGCTAACTCTTTTGAAGCTATCGGGAATTCCAACTTCTTTCGCTTTGAAGTGAGCGTGGTGCCCTAGTTCGTGAACTAATGTCACCAGTGTATTATTGCTGGCTGACCCTGGAGCTTTACCCATAGTGTGTGGCAGTTCTTTACCTTGGGCGGCACTGGATAAATGCTTTTCGGCAGTGGCCTTGATTTTCTTTACTTGTGGGGTAAACCCCTGAGCTGACCGAATAACTGTGACCCCCTCTTTATACGCTAACCCGCCCCAAGTCTTATTGTAGATTTTCTGCGAGATGGTGAAATCTGGGTTTTTGAAGTACCCTGAAAATGCGCTTCTGAAGGCTTCTTTGTTGCCTGCAATGTCCTTCCAGTCCATGAATAGGGTCTTAGTCTTATTGAAAATCCTCTGGAGAACTTCTACTCTGCGAGGGGCGTCTGGGTCCAGGTTTTTTAAATCCCGGATGGCGCCCATGATGGAGTTCCTGTTAAAGTCTAT